CTGGCAACATCACAGGTGGCAACATTGCCACAGCAGGTCGAGTCTCGGCCACTGGCAATGTGGCAACTGGTGCAAACTTAGTTGCTTCAGGCTATGCCACAGTAACCGGCAACATCACAGGTGGCAACATTGCCACGGTTGGCAATGTGGCCGCTGGTGGCATTTTGACCAACAACTATTACTATGCCAACGGCAGTCCAGTGGACTTCCAACAAGCTGCTGGTGCCAACGGTCAAATTCAATTCAACCTTGGCAATGATTTTGCAGCCAGTGCTAATTTGGCATTTAACAGCGCCAACAGTATACTTACTGTGACTGGTGCCAGCAGCGTAACTGGCAACATCACTGGCGGTAACATAGCCACAGCTGGTTTGATTACTGTGACAGGCAACATCACTGGTGGTAATATAGCCACAGCAGGCCTTGTAACCACCCCCAATATTCGTGGTACCACTGGCATCACAGTGAGCACTGGCTCAGGTGACATTAACCTGTGGCCCACTTCTGGCAACGTCACTTTAAACAACACCTACATCAATTCAGTAGCATCACCGGTACAGTCTACTGATGCAGCCACCAAACAGTACGTTGACGATGCAGTTTCTACTGGTATCACTATACACACTCCAGTTTATGTGGAAAGTCACAATGTCAATCAGGCTGGTACCTATGCACAAGGTGGTACTACTCACACTGTGAACACCATCACAGCCAACACTACACTGACATTCTCATCAACACATACTCTAAATGTCAATGACCAGATTTACTGGGCCAGTAGCTTCAACGGCATCACTGCCAACACCAGTTACTTTGTGTATTCAGTACCAGCCAACACACAGATCACACTGAGTGACACCTATGGCGGCGTACAGAAAACCAACCTGACCAACGGCACTGGTTTGAGCCAAGTGGGCAGAGCCAATCCAGGTGTAGGGGCCACACTCACTGCCAATGTCAATGGTGCTCTTGTGATTGGTGGGCAAACACTCACAGTGTCCCAACGTGTGCTGTTGGCTGATCAAACCACTGCATATGAAAACGGTGTGTATGTGGTCACCAACACTGGTAACGTGTCTGCACCTTGGGTCATGACACGTTCGTCAGACATGAACGCCTATATTCCTGCCAGCATCAACGGCGTAGATGCTGGTGATTACTTTTATGTACAGGCAGGAAATATATCAGCTGGTGAAAGCTATGTGCTCACAGCGCCTGTGGGCGAGATCATACTGGGTTATGATCCGTTAACATTCACACAGTTCAGTGCCAGCCAAGTCTACAGTGCTGGTAACGGCCTGACTCTATCAGGCACAGTATTCTCAGTCAACGTTGACAACGACACCACGGCCATTGTGGGCGGCAATGTTGTGGTCAAAGCCTCAGCCAATTTGACCACACCCAACATTGGTGCTGCCACTGGTACCAGCCTGAGTGTAACTGGCAACATCACTGGTGCCAATGTGATCAGCACTGGCTTGCTCACTGTCACAGGCAACATTGCTTCAGGCAACATCAGTGTGTCTGGCAACGTAACAGCAGCAGCCAATGTCAATGCCAACAATGCCACAATCACAGCCAATGTTGTGGGCGGCAACATCATCACAGCAGGCATAGTAAGCGCCACGTCCAACATCACAGGTGGAAATCTTGTAACACCCAACACAGCCAATGTGGGCACTTTGGTGGTAAACACCTTTGCCAACGTCTTGGCCGCCACAATCAGTGTGAGCAACGTTACTGGTGCTCTGCGTGTGGCTGGTGGTGTGGGCGTGACTGGCAACGTCTACGCTGACGGTGTGTACGTGCTAGGCGATGCAGTGCTTACTGTAAACAGCACCATTGACGGTGGTACATATTGACAGTGAGCCATGAGTAATACTCTACTCCTCAAAAGATCTGGCAATGCTAACTCTGTTCCCAGTGCAGGTAATCTAGCCTTGGGCGAATTGGCCATCAACTATGCTGATGGCAATTTGTTTTTCAAGAACGGCAACAGTCAAGTTGAGCTACTGACCAGTAGTAGATTTGTGTCCGTCACAGGCAATGTCACTGGTGGCAATGTTGTGAGTTTGGGCAATGTGTCAGCTGTGGGCAACGTCACTGGCAACTATATCCTGGGCAACGGCAGTCAGCTAACTGGTCTTAACGTCGGCAATAGCTTTGGCGCAATTGCAGTGGCTGGCGCAAACACTGTGGTAGCAAATTCTTCAGGCGCCACAGTGAATTTTGTGGCTGGAACTGGCATCAGTATCACAACAAACTCTGCCACAGATACTATCACTTTTGTTGGCGCCAGTATTATTGTTTGGGAAGTAGGCGGCAGTCTCGGCTATGTGTGGGAAGCAGCAGCCACTTTTTATGATTTTGGATCAGTCACCGAAGTTCCGGCCACAACCGTATATGATTTGGGCACCATTGTTACTACTGGTGTTTTTTATCCCGGTCAGTTGGTTCTTCCCAGTTATACCGTGGCTGGCTTGCCCAGCGCAGCCACAGCAGCTCAGTTTGTGTATGTCACCAACGAAGCAGGAGGCCCAGTGCCAGCATTCAGTGATGGCGTCAATTGGCGCAGGGTTACAGACAGAGCAATTGTCAGCACATAAATATGGCATAGGATAAACCATGGCATCAACACAAGTACAATACCGACGCGGTACAACATCAGAAAACAACGCTTTTACCGGTGCGTTGGCCGAAATCACGGTTGATACCACCAACAACACCTTGCGTGTGCATGACGGAGTCACAGCTGGTGGCTTTACCACAGTTGGACTAACACAAGTTCAAACGCTAACCAACAAAACACTAAACGGAGTCACAGTTGCTGGTAATATCATAGGCAACCTAGTACCATCTGCCAATCTCACTTACAATTTGGGATCAGCCACTCAGGCCTGGAGCAGTTTGTATGTAGCTGGCAATACCATTTATCTGGGTAATTTGCAGCTGAAAGAAATCAGCGGCAACACCTTTGCAGTTTATACCAGTGATGGCACCACACAGGCCAATATTGATGTTGGCAATATTGATGTAAGTTCGATCACTCAAGGCACAACCACGATTGGTATCTCGGGTGTTAACGGCAATGCTTATGTCACAGTGGCTGGAAACTCCAATGTGGCTGTGTTTACATCAGTTGGAACTAATTTTAGCGGCAATGTCAATGCTGTGGCCAACGTCAACAGCGCCGGACTCTTGGTGTCAGGCGTGGGCACTGTTGGTACACTAGCAGTGGTGGGCAATGCCACAGTTAACGGTGATCTTTTTGTCAATGGCAACATCAGCTACATCAACGTTTCTACTCTAGCTGTGGAAGATCCTGTGATCAGCATGGGTCACGGACCCAATGGCACACCGTTGACATCAAATGATGGCAAAGATCGTGGCACACAGTTGTGGTATTTTGATACCCCGGGCAACGTAGAAAAAAGCGCATTTTTTGGTTACGACAACAGTGCTGGCAAAATGTTTGCGGCTGTTGATGTTGTGGTGGCCAACGAAGTGGTCACAGTATCCAATTACGGAACTTTTGTAGCAGGCACAGTTGAAGCCACAACAACTTCAGTCACAGGCAATGTAAACAGTGGCAATGTCAACACGGGCATTGTCAGTGCAACAGGCACTGTCTCAGGTGGCAACATTGGTACACCTGGTTTTGTCAGTGCTGTTGGCAATGTTAATGCTGGAAATGTTACAACTAGCGGATTGGTATCAGCTACTGGCAATATCACTGGTGGTAACATCGTCACAAGTGGTGCAGTACAAACTGGATCTTTGAGTGCCAGCACTACTATTAGTGCTACTGGCAACATCACTGGTGGATCACTATTGACTGGTTCTATTGTTAGCGCAGTGGGTAACATTACTGGTGGCAATGTGGCCACTGCCGGCCAAGTTACAGCTTCAGGCAACATCACTGGTGGCAACATTGTCACTACTGGGCAAGTAACAACCACAGGCAATATCACTGGTGGCAACATTCTTTTTGGCAGCGGCCAAGTCAGCGGTACTGGCAACATCACTGCTGCTAACTTTATTGGCACGTTTGTTGGCAATGTTGATGCAGCTGGATCTAACACACAGGTTCAATTCAACGATGCTGATGTTCTAAACGGTAGCGCTGCATTTACTTTTGATAAAACCAGCAACGCATTGGCCGTGACAGGCAATGTGGCAGGTGGCAACATCAACACAGCTGGCCAAGTTTTGGCCACTGGCAATATTACAGGTGGTAACATTGCCACAGCTGGGCAAGTGTCAGCTACTGGCAATATCACTGGCGGTAATGTATCTACCACATTGTTGTCAGCTACCACAGTTAGTGCATCGGGCAACGTCACAGGTGGTAATGTCACCACAGCTGGTCAAGTGTCAGCCACAGGTAACATCACTGGCGGCAATCTACTCACAAGTGGCCTAATAAGTGCCACAGGTAACATCACTGCCACAGGTAACATCACTGCTGCTGGAAATGTCAACGCCACTGGCAACATTGCAGCAACTGGCAATGTCAACGCCAACAATGCTACCATCACAGCCAACGCTGTGGTTGGCAACTTGACCACAAATGGGCAAGTGTCAGTAACTGCCAACGTCAGTGCTGGCAATTTGTTGTCATCGGGTAATGTGGTTGCCACAGGCAACATCACTGGCAGCAACATATTTTCAAACGGATTGGTATCAGCAGCCGGCAACGTCACAGGTGGCAATTTGGTCACAAGTGGCAATATCACTGGTGGTACTGCTAGCGCAATTGGTAACGTCACCGGCGGTAATCTACTCACAGGTGGCATTGTATCAGCCACAGGTAACATTACAGGTGGTAACGTATCTACCACATTGTTGTCAGCTACCACTGTCAGTGCTTCGGGTAACGTCACAGGTGGCAACATTGCTACAGCAGGTTTGGTCTCAGCAACAGGAAACGTCACTGGTGGCAATTTGATATCTGCTGCCTTGGTACAGGGTGTTACTGTGAGTGCAAGTGGCAACGTCACCGGTGGCAACATACTAACTGGTGGATTGATATCAGCAGCTGGCAATGTCACTGCGGCAAACTTCATTGGTAATGTAATTGGCAACGTCACTGGCAATATTGATGCTGCTGGCTCAAATACACAAGTTCAATTCAATGACAATGATGTCATTGCTGCCACAGCTGGATTTACTTTTGACAAAGTGAGCAACGCTGTGACAATTGCTGGAAACGTCACAGGCGGCAATGTTTTAACTGGGGGATTGATATCTGCAGCAGGTGCCATAACAGGTGCTGCTATAACCGGTACCAGTTTAACTGTTTCTACAGGCAACATCACCGCTGGTAATTTATTGTTAAGTGGTGCTATACTTGACTCAGCACAACTGGATATTCAAACCACAGCAGGTAATGCCAACATTGTGCTCACACCCAATGGTACAGGTAATGTCAACATTGGACGCATGAGTGCATCAGGCAATATTACTGCCGCAGCATTCTATGGTCCCTTGGTTGGTGCAGTGTCATCGAGTACCACTGTCAGTGCAGCAGGTAACATCACTGGTGGTAACATCCTAACTGGTGGCCTGATTTCAGCTACTGGCAATGTCACTGGTGGTAACTTGATATCTGCTGCTTTGGTACAAGGTGTTACTGTAAGTGCCAGTGGCAATGTAATTGGTGGTAATGTTACCACAGCAGGATTAATCTCTGCCACTGGCAACATCACTGGTGGCAACATCATGGGTGGTGCTAATGTTAACGCCACAACGCATACTGGTACAACAGCATCGCTGAGTGGCAACGTTAATGGTGGTAACTTGATATCTGCTGCGTTAGTCCAAGGCGTTACTGTAAGTGCCAGTGGCAATGTAATTGGTGGTAATGTTACCACAGCAGGATTAATCTCTGCCACTGGCAACATCACTGGTGCAAACATTCTAACTGCTGGCCTAATCAGCGCAGGCGGTAATGTAACTGGTGGTAACATTGTCACAGGTGGATTGATTTCTTCAACAGGCAATGTCACTGGTGGTAACTTGATATCTGCTGCGTTAGTTCAAGGCGTTACTGTAAGTGCCAGTGGCAACGTCACTGGTGGAAATATCCTAACTACTGGTCTGGTATCTGCAACAGGTAACATCACAGGTGGCAATGTCAACATTGGTCCAGCCACTGCACCTGACAGCTTGCTCATGGTGTCTGCACAAACTGCCACACAAGGCATTGCTGATGCCCTGGGCACCATAATTCACGCCACAGGCCAAAGTGCTAATATTACTCGAATCACCACAGACAGCTATGGCACAGGAGTATACACTGCTTATACTGGACGACATGCTCGTGGTACAGCAGCATCACCAACACAAACTGTTGCTGGCGATCTATTAGCCCAGTACACCGCCCGTGGTTACAGCAATGGATCACAAGGATTTGGTGCAAACTCAACTGGCAGACTGGACTTTTTCTCCGCACAAAATCAAACTGACACAGCTCGGGGTACCTATGCAGTGATTCAAACCACTGCCAACGGAGCCATCACTCCTACCATAGCAGTTACCATCACTGAATCACAGGCCATGAGCGTGGCAGGCAACATCACAGGCGCCAACTTGCTCACTGCTGGTGGGGTGTTTGCCAACACAGTGACCGGTACTGGTACCACGATCAAGTCCACTGGCAACATCAATTTGTCGGCCACTGGCAACATTGTGTTGAGTACTCAGACATATATCAACAATGTCAGTGACCCTGTACAAGCACAAGATGCTGCCACCAAGAAATATGTTGATGATTTTGCCCAAGGCTTGAACGTGCATGATGCTGCAATAGCAGCAACTCCAAACACTCTGGCCACAATTTCTGGCGGCACAGTTACCTACAACAATGGCACCAGCGGTGTGGGTGCCACATTGACCACAACCGGTGCGTTCAACCTAATTGACACTGTGAACGTGCAAACTGCTGGTAGTAGAATTCTTGTGCTGAATGAAGCCAATGCAGTGACCAACGGTGTTTATGTGTGGAGCAATGCCACTGTAATAACTCGTGCCACAGATTACGACAGCGTACCCGAAGTTGAAGCCGGTGATTTTATATTTGTTACCGGTGGCACTGTGTATGGCAATACCGGCTGGGTACAAACCACATCACCAACTGCGATTGGAACTGCCGGCAACAACATCGCATTTACCCAGTTTTCTGGATCAGGCGCTTACACAGCTGGCACTGGACTCGCACTGTCGGGCACTCAGTTCAGCATCAGCAACACAGTGGTCACAGCTGGTAGCTATGGTAACTCAACTGCTATACCTACATTCACTGTGAATCAGCAAGGTCAACTCACAGCAGCATCTACTGCTGCTGTGGTAGCACCAGCTGGCACACTGACTGGTTCAAGTTTGGCCAACAACGTGGTCAACTCTAATCTGCAAACTGTGGGCAACCTCAACAGTCTCAGTGTAGTTGGCAACATCATAACTGGCAACTTGAGCACTGCTGGCACAGTATCAGCAACTGGCAATATTGCAGCTGGCAACGTTAACACTGCTAGAGTAGTAGCCAGTTCATTTGTATCAGCCACTGGCAACGTGGTTGGGGGCAACGTCAACACAACAGGTTTAATTTCAGCCACAGGCAATATCACTGGCGGCAACATTACCACAGCAGGTTTGATATCAGCAACTGGTCAAATAACTGGCAGTCAGTTCAACGGATCAGGTGCAGGACTAACATCAATACCAGGTGGCAACGTCACAGGTGCTGTGGCGTCAGCAACTTCGGCTACCACAGCTGGTACTGTCACAACAGCCGCACAGCCCAATATTACGTCTGTAGGAACCTTGACAAGTTTGGCAGTGACTGGCAACATCACAGCAGGTAACTTGACTGGTGCTGCATTGGTTAGTGCTACTAATCTAACTGGAACATTGACCACAGCGGCACAACCCAATATTACATCTGTGGGCACGTTGACATCACTCACAGTGACTGGCAATACTACATCAGGTAACTTGCTCACTGGCGGCTTGATTTCAGCAACTGGTCAAGTAACTGGCAGCCAGTTCAACGGATCAGGTGCTGGATTGACATCAATCCCAGGTGGTAATGTCACAGGTACAGTAGCAAGCGCCACTTCAGCTACCACTGCTGGCACCGTAACAACTGCTGCACAGCCTAATATTACATCAGTTGGTACACTGAGCAGCTTGGCAGTGACTGGCAACATCACAGCAGGTAATTTTGTTGGCACGCTCAACGGATCAGGTGCTAATGTTACCTCAATCTCAGCTACCAATATCAGTTCAGGCACCCTGGACCAGGCCAGATTGGCCAATGCCGCAGTAACACTGGGATCAACAGCACTTACTCTAGGTGCAACTGTGACCACAGTGGCCGGACTGACTAGTGTAACATCAACTACATTTGTAGGTGCCCTGACTGGTGCAGCAACCACAGCTGGTACTGTGACTACAAATGCACAGCCCAACATTACTTCAGTGGGCACACTGTCGAGTTTGACAGTGACAGCCAATACTACGTCAGGTAACTTGCTCACTGGCGGATTGATCTCAGCAACTGGCCAAGTCACTGGTAGCCAGTTTAACGGATCTGGTGCTGGACTAACATCAATTCCAGGTGGTAATGTCACTGGTACTGTGGCATCAGCTACATCTGCCACCACAGCTGGCACTGTAACCACAGCAGCACAACCCAACATTACCAGTGTTGGTACATTATCTAGCCTGGCAGTAACTGGAAACACTACATCAGGCAACTTCATTGGTACTCTCAACGGATCAGCAGCCAACGTTACTGCAATCAATGCGTCAAACATCTCAAGTGGCACTTTGGCACAAGCACGCTTGGCCAATGCCAGTTTGACTGTGAACGGAGTCAGCATCGCCCTTGGTAGTTCAGGCACAGTTACAGCCAACACGCCTAACTCGTTGACTTTCAACAATGGCGGTGCCGGTGGAGCGTCTGGTTCTACATTCAACGGCAGCGGTGCTCTAACTGTAAGCTACAACACTGTGGGCGCCCCCAGCACCACTGGTACCAACGCATCAGGTACTTGGTCAATCAACGTAACTGGGTCGGCTGGCTCGGCTACATCAGCTACCACGGCTGGTACTGTGACCACTGCGGCACAACCTAACATCACATCAGTGGGCACACTGTCAAGTCTGACAGTGAGTGGAGGCATCACAGTTAACTCAGCCGCCGGAGCAACAGCAATTACCAATGGTGCCACAAACGGTGTGGGCAATATTGGTAGCTCGACTGTAGGGTTTAACACTGTGTTTGCTAAGGCAACATCGGCACAGTACGCTGACTTGGCCGAAGCCTACACTGCTGACGCTGAATATGCGCCAGGCACTGTGTTGGTGTTTGGTGGCACAGCCGAAGTCACAGTGGCTGCTCAGGCCAGTGACACACGCATTGCTGGTGTGGTTTCTACCAATCCTGCACATGTCATGAATGCTGGGCTTGATGCACCCAATGTTGTGATAATTGCGCTGACTGGTCGAGTACCCACCAAGGTCACAGGCACAGTGCGCAAAGGCGACATGATGGTTGCTGCTGGCAACGGTGTGGCACAGGCATGCGCCACACCCACAATTGGCTCGGTGATTGGTAAAGCTCTTGAAAACTTTGATGGCGAATCTGGCGTTATTGAAGTTGTAGTGGGCAGACTGTAAAATACAGAATCAGGAACAGAGTGTCAAACACTCTGTTCCACTGCTGACAGCTTGTGTTGCACAGCTTCAATGTTCACAGTTGACCACAGTCCTGGATGCATGGGCCGGGGGAACGCACCCGAATCTACCCAGGCATAGCCCAGGTGCTCGTGATTGAGCACAGGCACAAACTCTTGATCAATCACACACACCCAGGTGTGATATTCAAAGTCGCCTGCTGTGAATTTTTCCAAGGGAATCAAACGTTGATACTTAGGAAAGCTGCCCAGCTCTTCGGTGCACTCGCGTTCCATGCCACCCAGCAAGGTTTCCCCAGATTCCAACTTGCCACCAGGCAACCCCCATGTTCCAGGGTTTTTAGCATCATTTCTCAAGAGATAGAGATATCGGCGTGTGGCCACACTCAAAAACCAAACACCCACGGCTTTCATAGAACTAGAGTCCAGCTTCCGCCAGGATACACGCCCTGATAGCTCTTGATCCACATGTCTCCGGTCCAGCCGTACTGTGTACCAGTGGTGATGTTGGTAACAAACTGCCCGTCAGGCTGGTCACTGCTGTCAAACAACACACGCCAGTGATTGTTGTAGTACTCAATGATGTCGTTGGCCTGCGCCACCAAAGGAATACCGTCTGACCCAATCCAACCTTGTGCTGGAAATTGATTGTTGCTGTCGCCGGTGCCTTCGGTCAAAAGATACTTTTGACCAGTTTGGGCAGCTGGTAATCCTGAGCCTGGGCAGCTGGTCAAAGGATTTACAATGGCGTCAATGGGTGGCAGTGTGTTTTGCGGCACAGTGTCTGGATCTGGAGTAAAAATCACCAGTCGATCGTCATTGGGGTCAACCACAATAGTGCCCACAATGAACGTGTCAGGATTGTTGGCTTCGGGTGGATAGTTCAGTCTAATCTGACTGATGCCAGGACGCAAGGTACCGTAAGCACCAATCACAGCAGGCCACAGCAAGGGAGAGTCAGCCACAATGGCTGTGGGGTTCAAATTTTCGTAACCGCCATTGGGCACAATAGTGGGGTCATACAGCACCTGAATCTTGTTGTCAATCACTACCAGTTTGTAGTTCCAAGGTGTGAATGCCATTCGTGTGCCCAACAACAAGTCATTGTTGGTGATGGCCTCAGCAGCATCGCCTTGTGCGTCAAAGATGCCAGCCACAATGCGTTCCACAACACCCAGTTTCTTGACCTTGGCCGGCGAGCTAATCCAGATGGGAAGGTTGAATCTCAAGGTACAGATGTCAATGGGATTGTCTGTGCCTTGAGGAATAGTTCTTGAGCTCCACTGCACAGTTTCCAACTCTACCACGCTCAAGCTGGTCCAGTCAATGTAGTTGTCTGTGGCCTGCACTTCCAAGCTGGGATTAAACAAGGTAAGGATCTGTTCCAGCAACTGTAATTTTTGGTTGGTGTTTGATGTCCAGATATCCAGGTTAAGTGTGAGTTTGTAGGGAACCGGCATCAGTCGCTCAATAGTAAACGCATTGCCCTGGGTGGTTTCGTAGGTTTGAGTAGCAGTGTCATAGGTTCTTTGACGCACAGACATCTTGCTGACGTGATAGGGCTCTTGCATTCTTGGGCGGTCATAGTCCAAGCCTGCAATGTAAAAAGTCATGAGCGGAGTAGCTGGCAGTGAGTTGGCTGAATTTTCTTGTATGATGGTCTGTGCATTGCGAGTGGCATCTCCATAGCGCACCGGCACCCGCAACAGCGCGGCTGCATTGGGGTCAGTTGCGTCGCGACCATATTCTATTTGAAACCCCGTGAAGATTCTAGTGAATTGCAGTAGGAATCTGCGTATCTGTTCGTCGTAAAAGAAACTTTGCATTAGCTTGATCTCTGGCCAGGTTGTGTAGTAGGATAAGGTCGGCTGGGTTTATCACCACCTTGATCACCGTTGTCAGCACGCGGCTTGAGTATTTCGCTGAGACTTTGGCGACTGGGTATGTTGCCCATGTCTGTGGTGGGCACAGTGTATGTATTGTTCACAAAGCCGCTGCGCAACGAATTGTTGTTGGCACCGTTGTCAAGATTGTTGCGCACACTCTGCTCAATCTTGGCCCACTTGCGACCGTCATAGCGGAACAGTCGATTGGGAAAATAATCCAGACGCAGACAGAAGTCGCCAGTGCTGGGATTCTGTGGAAATGCCACGCCAGGCGTGACTGGTAAACCATTGGGTGGTACGCCGTCACCAGTGAGATAGCCCACAGTGTAGCCGTCAGCACGTGGACTCACACTCATACCGCCTTGTGTGCCATCCACGGTGTCGCCATCTTGTGTGGTGAGACTGACTGGATTGGCCGGTTGTCCGTCCAAAGTTGTGGGCTCCACATAGAACTGTTTGACATCGTAACCCGACGCTGGCACTTCCACGTTGGCCTGTGTGACAATGGCATCGTTGATGGCTTGATCCTTGGGCCTTGTGCTGAATTCGTCACTTTGAGTAGGCGGTGTGAACAATGTCCAGTATGTGGTGTCAGTGATGTCAGTGCCTGGCGGCACATTGCGAATGGCACGATAGTACACATCACCGTAGTTTACTACCCCACCTGAGGGATAGAAATTGTCGTTGTCCCAGATCTGTTCAGTGACCACAGGTTTGTCTAGAATGTTTTTGTATTCTTGTGCATTGGTCAGTGGCGTGGCCTTCACACGCCAAAGGTGAGGCAACCAAGTTTGACTGAACCCTTCTGACGCAAAAGCAGCATCTTGCACCACATAGTATTTGGGTATGGGTTGCGGAATTGACGCATCAAGCGGATAGTAGTCCTTGAGATTGGGCACTTCTAGCACATCACCACTCATGAGCTTGCGCCCAAAAGTGTCAATCATGTTGTTGTAGTGAAACGTCATGAACAAGGTGTCGTTGTTGAGAAATAGGCCAAACTGCGTGAGATCAAAGTCCACATCTTGAGTGTTGTACACGCCGCGCATGATGTAGATGTCAGGATCGTAAATTCGATCACGATTTTCCAACAACAGCAAATCTTGAATGTTGAGCGGACTCAGTGAATCATATACTGGTTGTGTAGCATCAGCATTGCCACTAAACGCTGAATCTTCGCCACCAGTCTGGGGACCAAGATACTTGTGACAGTAGATGTCCACGCCGCCCACTGTGTACATTTCACGAATGGTGCGGTCCAAAAACTGGTAATCTCGTGTGCGATTGGGGCGGTATAGACTGAGTCTGGGCATAGTGCAGTATTTATGGGCAGGTTGACCAATATTTCGTCAGATGCTATAATTGAGCAATGAAAGTAGTCAAGTTAAACCGTAGATTCCGAATGTTCAAAGAGCACGGGCACACTGTGGCCTTGCGGTTCAGTACCTATGGAATCAAATCACAGACTTGTGAAAACGTGTGCAAGAAAAAACTGGGCGGCAGCGGCTGGAATCCTGACCGTGGCTGGTACAGTTATTTTGGCAGTAGAAACAGTCGTCATGACTCCCGCCCTTACTGGATCACGTTTCGTAGCGAAGCAGATGCAACTTTAGTGTTACTTTCTGCCAACTTGACTCAATAATTTGGTTATGTTATAATTACAGTCAAAGGAGCCTGTATGAAATCTCTTGCACCAAAAACACTGAATCCCCGAAGCCCTGACACCAAATACATGGGTTCAGAACCACAGTGGGCCACTCAGCCCACAGACCGTCGCATCAGCGAACTCAGTCGCGCACTGAATTGGTACAGTTATTTCTACGGCAAAAAAGAAGCCAAGGACATGATTGCTGGTTATTTGGATCGGCGTGATCGTGCTCGTGACGCCAAACGAGTGCGAGCTCTGCCCGACAGCAAAGTACGTCTCACAGCAGGCTGGACCTGTCGCATGGTGGACATGGGCCTGGTGCTGACCGAACGCGAACAAGGCACCCTAGACAGCATGTTGACCGAACTGTTGAATCAGCGCGACGAGCCAGCGCCCGAACCTGTGGCACAGCCCGACACTGCAAATCGCGTGACCATTCAAGATCGATTGCGTGAAAAAGTCACAGAATGCGCAGGAGAACTGGAAGGCATGTACGATGACTTTGTTGCCGCTGGCGCCAAGCTCGGTGCTGACTTTAAGCCTGTGACAGTGATTCGCGGCATGAACATTGCACCGCAGATGATTTCTTTGATTCGAGACATCTGGGTCAAGCGCCAAACCGAGCTGGAACTGGCAGCGGCCGGCAAAGACGCCCAACTGGTACAAGGTTACAGTCATCTCACCAAGACTCAGCTCAAAAACTGCATCAAGTTTTGCGAACTAGTGGTCACAGACTGTGGTAGCTATGTGCAGATCAAGAAAGTGGAACGCAAGCCACGCAAAGTCAAGCCTGTGGCGCCAGAAAAACGAGCCGCTCGTTTCAAGATCATGGCAGAATTTCCTGAGCTCAAACTCCGGAGTTTGCCAGCAGCCAGTCTAGTGGACAAAAGCGAAGCCTGGCTTTACGACACCAAAAAGCGCAAGTTGATTCATGTAGTGGCCGACGAGTACGCCAAGGTGTTTACAGTCAAGAGCAACAGCATAATTGGTTTCAGCACAGCAGAAACACAGCAAAAAACTGTGCGCAAGCCTGCAGAAACTATACGACAGATCACAGCGGCCGGCAAGCCTGCGGCTCGCAAGATCTTCAAAGAGCTCACTACCACAGAGACAACCTGGAATGCTCGTGGCACTGAGAACTTGATCATACTCAAGGCCTGGTAAATATGGGACACGGAGTCCCATATGACCGAAAACCCCTTGCCCGAACTCAAGCAAAATCTCATACAGTATTGTCAGCTCACACTGGGTGACCAAATTGTTGATCTTGAGTTAGATCCCGCACACTACGAAGCGGCCTATCAGCGCACCATAGGCACCTACAGACAGCGAGCCAATGCCGCATATGAAGAAGCCTATATCTTCATGGAACTGATACGGGATCAAAACATATACACACTGCCACAAGAAGTAGCCAGTGTGCGCCAAGTTTTTCGTAGAACATTTGGTGACAGCACTGGACCGTTTGCCAGCAACTTTGACCCGTTTGCACAGGCATCTCTCAATGTGTATCTCATGAACTTCAACGTATCTGGTGGCCTAGCCACATATGATTTTTACAGTCAGTATGTGGAATTGGCCGGTCGCATGTTTGGTGCGTACATGAACTACACCTGGAACCCAGTGACTAAAAAAATACAGCTTATTCGCGATCCAAAAGGCACAGGCGAAAATGTACTGCTTTGGGTATACCAGTTGAAACCTGAAATACAGTTGCTGAGTGACTATCAAATTGGACAATGGATTCGAGACTACATGGTAGCTTCTTGCAAAATGATCATTGGTGAAGCCCGTGAAAAGTTTGGTACCATTGCTGGACCGCAAGGCGGAGGCACTCTCAACGGTGCTGCCATGAAAGCCGAAGCTCAGACTCAAATGGATGCGTTACTCGAACAACTCAAAATGTATGTGGACGGTTCACAGCCCTTGACTTGGGTAATTGGCTAACATTGATCTTGCTTTCTAACATATTGCATGTTAGAATACAGCATGGATGTTATGATCGATATTGAGGGCTTGGCCACTGGACCGGACGCCACTATTCTAACTATAGCAGCACAGACCTTTGATCCACTCACACGCGGTTATTTTGAGCACAAATACTATGCTCGAGTTACCTTGGAAAGCCAGGAAGATCGCAAAATTGAACAAGGTACCATTGAGTGGTGGGCCACACAAAAAGCCGCTCAAGAAGAAGCATTTCACCCTGACAATCGCGTCCCACTCAAGCAAGCTCTAGAAGAATTACATCGATTGGTGTGGAAGTGTAATCGAGTGTGGATGAACGGGCCCACATACGATGCCAACATTCTAGAGCATGCCTACAAGAGCTACAATCTAGGTCTGCCCTGGCAGTACTACAAAATTCGTGATGCTCGCACAGTATATGGGCTAGTGCCCAGTCTCAACAAATATCCTGCCAGCCATCATGCGCTAGAAGACTGTCGTAGACAGATTGATCTCTTGCATGATGCTCTGGAATTTCTCAAAATCAAGGAGTTGACATGATCATTGGCGTTTGTGGATTTATTGGATCTGGTAAAGATACCATTGCTGACTACCTGGTCAACATACACGGTTTCCGTCGTGAAAGTTTTGCCAACAGCCTCAAAGATTCAGTGGCAGCAGTGTTTGGTTGGGATCGAGTGATGCTGGAAGGTCGCACACGACAGGCTCGTGAATGGCGTGAACAACGTGACGAATGGTGGAGTCAGCGTCTTGACATGCCCAATCTTACACCGCGTTGGGTGCTACAGCATTGGGGCACCGAAGTGTGCCGCATGGGGTTTCACGACGACATCTGGATAGCCAGTTTGGAAAACAAACTGCGCACAGTTCAGGACGAGGTAGTGATTTCTGATTGCAGATTCCCCAACGAAATTGCAGCCATACGCAGACTGGGCGGCAAAGTGATCCGAGTGCGTCGAGGCAGTGAACCCGAATGGTATCAAGATGCAGTGAATCTCAATACTGGCCCCACCAACATGAGCTGGGCTCTTAGCAAAAAACGCATTGTTGATTTGGGCATCCATGCCAGCGAAACTGCTTGGGTAGGTACAGATTTTGATCATGTGCTAGACAACAACAGCACCTTGGACGAACTATACAATCAAGTCAAACATCAGGTTCTAGATCGCCACGACGCCATGGTAGATCTGATCTAGCCACAGCAGTTTCGCAGTTGAGACAGACGGTGCGTAAATTTTTGAGGTCAGTGTTGGTGAGCTTGCCATCAATGTGATACACCATCATTTGTGCTGCATACTGCGATCTAAATCCACAACGATCGCACACCGATTTTTTTTCATAGCCCTGACTGCGCCAACGTGGTACTCGAGGCTTTAACCCACGGTTACGTCTAAGACAACTCTCGCATCGTGATCGATAGTGTGGAGTTTCGTCACGATAGTAGTTGATGGCACAAGGGCGCTGGTTGCAGGCCTGACAAGTGGGTCTTTTCATGTCAGTATTTAACATGGACCTTTGCCAAAGGGACGCCTAAACCAGGTTTTTCTGTCTGGTTCCATAAATATTGGAACTAGTAAAGGAACCCAAAAAATGGCTCTAGTATCTCCCGGCGTAGAAGTAACAGTAATTGACGAAAGTCAGTATATCCCTTCTGCGGTTAACACAGTCCCATACTTTTTGATTGCCACTGCGCAAAACAAAGTTTCAGCTGACGGCATCACAGTAGCAGCTGGCACAACCGCTGCCAATGCCAACAAGACTTATTTAGTGACCAGCCAACGCGACCTCACTGCCACATTCGGTGTACCATTCTTCTATCAGACCACAACTGGTACTCCCATCAATGGTTACGAACTCAACGAGTATGGTTTGCTGGCTGCTTATTCAGCCCTGGGCGTTACCAACCGCGCTTATGTACAGCGTGTGGACGTTGATCTCACTGAACTCACTGCTAGCTTGACTCGCCCCACTGGTGCGCCTGCTGACGGTACTTTCTGGCTCAACACTGGTACTTCAGTTTGGGGTATTCAAGAGTGGAATGCAACCACCAATACCTTCACAGTGAAAACTCCCATCGTGATCACCAATCCTGATGAAGTGGTTGATGTTGACAACGAAGACTATACTCCATTGCAAAGCATTGGCAACATTGGTGACTATGCTGTGAGCGCTGTGAGTGTGTACAACCAAGGCTTCTACAAAAATGCCAACAACACCTGGGTGGTGCTGGGCGATGATGCTTGGAAAAATTCATGGCCTACTGTGCAAGGCACAGCCAGCCCCAGCAGCCTCACTGTGGGCGCCAACATGTACATCAACAGCAACTTGGTCACTGTGAGTGGCACCAACACTGTGAGTGGGTTGGTTAGTGTGATCAACGCATTGTTAATTCCTGGTATCACAGCAGCCAACGTTGCTGGCAAGCTCACAATCTATGCTGACAGCAATGCCACAAGCGACGGCTCAACTGGTGATGGTGGCATTGCCAACATTGAAGTTGGACCAAACCAAGGTGCTGCATTGTTGACAGCCCTGGGCATCACTGCCAATCTGTATCTGGCTCCCATATATAACTATGGTTACAGCTACCAAGTTCCACGTTGGGGCAGCACACAAACCAATCCACGCCCCACTGGATCAGTCTGGAACAACATCAGTGCAGCCAACAACGGTGTTGACCTGCAACTGTCACGTTACAGTTCAGCCTTGGCTGAATTTGTAAACCAAAATTGTGCAGTGTACGTGAGCGACCGTGTTGCACTGTACGATATTGATCCTGTGGGCGGTGGTGCGCTGATTCCTGTGGGCACAACCTATGCAATAGCTAATTCTCTTGAACGAGACACTACACCAAACGACAGCTTTAGCTTTGAGATATTTGAAAAGATTGCTATAGGTGATACTATAATCACTGGCCTTACAACACCCACTAGCTTTACAGTGGGATCAACATTTACCATGCAAGCAACGCAGCCGGGCTCGGCATTACTAAGTCCAAACCCGCCAGCTACTATCACTATTGGTGGCACTGGTACTGTAGCTGACTTCTTGACTGCTGTGAGCGCAGCCAATGTGACTTACGTAACTTGTACTGTAAACGCAGCAGGAAACATTGTGTTTACTCACACTGAAGGTGGCAACATTTACTGGGTTGACGGAGCCAACACTCCCTTGGCCACAGCTGGTATCACAAGCAACACTCCCAAGGTTCGTCCTAGCCGCGTCGGTCTGACCACTTTGATCGGCAGTAACTTTGTGACTGCGCCGTTGTTTGAATACACTTCAAGCGACACTGCGCCAGATCAGAATCCTGCTACTGGTCGTTTGTGGTACTACAGCACTGTGAGTGATGCTGACATCATGATTCAGAACAACGGTGCTTGGATTGGCTATCAAAATGTCACCAACGATGTGCGTGGTTTTGATCTCAGCCTCACCAACGCATCAGGACCAATCATTGCTGCCACTGAGCCCACTGTGCAAACCGACGGTACTGCACTGGAATACGGCGATCTCTGGATTGACACCGGCGACCTAGAAAACTATCCCAAGTTGTATCGCTGGCAAGTGGCCGACACTGTGGATCAGTGGGTAGAGATTGACACCACTGATCAAGTCACCGAAAACGGTATCTTGTTCGCTGACGCACGTTGGGCGCCCAACGGCACCACAGACCCTGTGGCTGATCCGTTCCCCACAATCGTGAGCTTGCTGACCAGCAACTACTTGGATCTTGATGCTCCTGATCCCAACCTGTATCCACAAGGCATGTTGTTGTTCAACACACGTCGTTCAGGCTACAACGTCAAGAGCTTCCAGGCCAACTACTTCAACGCCAACAGCTTTCCTGATGATACATTGCCCACGGTAAAGAGTACCTGGCTCACTGCCAGTGGCAACAAGCAAAATGGTAGCATGTGGTCAGGTCGTTTGGCTCAGCGCCAAATGATTGTGGAAGCACTCAAAGCCGGTATTGACACTAGCACTGCTGCACGTGAAGAACAAAATCAGTTCAACTTGATTGCCACACCTAGCTATCCTGAACTTACAGGCAACATGATTGCACTCAGCAACGAGCGCAACAACACCTTGTTTGTGGTGGCTGATACTCCGTTGCGTTTGGCCATAGACGGCAACAGCCTAGTGAGCTGGGCTACCAACAACAACGGTCTAGGATTGATCACACAAGACGGTAATTCAGCTACTAGCAACTATGCTGGTGTGTTCTACCCCAGCTGCTTGACATCAGATCTTGGTGGACAGCCTGTGGTACAACCGCCCAGCCACATGATGATGCGCACCATACTGCGCTCAGACGCTGTGAGCTATCCATGGTTGGCACCAGCTGGTACACGTCGTGGTGTGGTTGACAACGCTGCGGCTATTGGTTATGTGGATGCACAGACCGGAGAGTTTGTACAAGTGGGTGTGAGCCAAGCGGTACGTGACATCCTGTACGAGCGCAACATCAACCCCATCACGTTCATCCCAGGTATTGGTATTGTGAACTTTGGTAACAAGACTTCGACCACAGTGACTTCGGCCTTGGATCGCATCAACGTAGCACGTTTGGTTGCATTCTTGCGTGGACGCCTGGAAGAGATTGGCAAACTGTACTTGTTTGAACCCAATGATCAGATCACACGTGACGAGATTGCTGGTCAGTGCAACAGCTTGATGATTGACTTGATTGCTAAACGAGCAATTTACGATTACCTAGTTGTTTGTGACTTGAGCAACAACACACCTGCACGTATTGACCGTAACGAGCTTTGGGTGGATATTGCTATTGAACCAGTCAAGGCTGTGGAATTCATCTACATTCCGCTGCGTATCAAGAACACTGGTGAGATATCAGGAGCTGCGGCCTAAGAAATTGGGCCTTGAAAGCAGATAAATAAACACATAGGAGATATCTAAAATGGCAGTTGCATCACTAAACAGAATGACAGTGCCTTTGGCCAGTGACCAGAGCGCTAGTGCCCAAGGCCTGTTGATGCCCAAACTCAAATATCGCTTTCGAGTGACATTTATAAATTTTGGCGTTAGCAAAGAAACCACAGAACTTACCAAGCAGGTTATCAGCTTCAACCGTCCCAACTTGACGTTTGAAGAAATTGCACTGCCAGTCTATAACTCAACACTGAAGCTGGCTGGCAAGCACACCTGGGCTGACACCACATGCGAAATTCGCGATGATGCCAGCAACAGTGTGAGCAAGTTGGTGGGCGAACAGTTCCAGAAACAATTGGACTTCTTGGAAATGGCGTCGGCTGCTTCGGGCATTGATTACAAGTTCCAGACCAAGTTTGAAATTCTTGACGGCGGCAACGGCAACGTTGAGCCCGTTGTGCTTGAAACTTGGGAACTGTATGGTTGTTACCTCAAAGGTGCTGACTATGGTTCCATGAACTATGGCGAAAGTGCCCCGGTCACAATCAGCATGACCATTGCTTACGACAACGCTGCGCTGTTCCAAGGTGACAACGCTGCTGCTGCCAGCATTGGTGGTGTGATTGGTGCAGTAACAAGAGATGCATTTGGTTCAGTAACAGGCGCCGGCGCCGCTGGTTAAGAGGGGCCTTGATGGGCTTCGGACAAGACTTCCTTAAAGGCTTTACCCAGGTAGAGAGCTTGCGTGATTACACTCACGCAAGCCGTACCTTTCGTACCAACCAGTACGAACTCAAGCCACGCTTCAAGTTTCTTTATCATGTTAGCTTCACTATAAACAGTCAAGCCATACCCAGCCTCAGCGTACAAGACAATCAAAATATCAGTCTAGTGGTCAAAACCATTGACTTGCCCAAGTACACTGTGAACACTGACGTCATGAATCAGTACAATCGCAAGCGTGTGATTCAAACTGGCATCAAGTATGACCCCATCAACGTGACTTTTCACGATGACTCAGGTGATGTGGTGCGCAACATGTGGTACAACTACTACAGTTATTACTACAAAGATCCCACACAACAGTATCTCAGCCCCAACAATCAAAACGGCAGTTTAGGTGCCAGTGCACAACGTCAGGCCGGCTTTGGCTATAATGCACGTGACATCTACGAGCAAAATCGCACTGCCAATGTCAACGACTGGGGGTTCATTGGCGAAAGTTTCAAAGACGGCACCAGTGCAGCGTCAGGCAAACCTCCGTTCTTTTTGGATATTAGAATCTACGGCATGGATCAGCACAAGTTTGCTGAGTATGTGCTGATCAATCCCATTATCACAAACTGGCAACACGACACATATGACTACAGCCAAGGCAATGGTGTAATGCAAAACACCATGACCATAGCCTATGAAACTGTAAAATACTACAATGGTGCTGTGAGTCGCAGCAGACCCGACGTCAATGTCAAAGGCTTTGCTGATCCTGCACACTACGACACCACACTCAGTCCTATTAGCCGACCAGGATCAAATGCCACAGTGTTTGGTCAAGGTGGATTGTTGGACACCAGTGCTGGCATTCTTGAAGATTTGCAATCAGGCTCAGTACTGGGACTCATTGGTGCAGCACAAAAAGCTGGCACAGCCTACAATACCTTCAAAGGCAAAAATCTTCGAAACATTGTGACGAGTGAAGCTCGCAGCTTGGGCACTGAAGTTATACGTGGCACTACGTCTCCGGGCGCAGTGCGTCAAGTGGCCAACAAAGTTGATGGCTGGGTGTTCCCCAAACCTGGTACCGGCAACCCTAATACTCCAGGCACAGGCGGTTAACCATGGCAATCAATCTCAATACCTCAGTCAACTACGAAAACCCCAACATTGATCTCACTGCCAGAGTGTTTGACGCTTTCTACGAGTATGATGTCAACGTGCCAGCAGCCGAATACGACGTGGTACGCAGTTATTTCCTCAGCACCATGACTAGTCGTCAAGCTGCCAACAACTTCACTGTGAGCTTGTTTAGAGTGGCTGAACAAACTGGCATTCCGCCCTTGACACTGCTGCAAGAATTTCAAGGTCAAGGCGGTGTAAATCTCAATGCTACATTGGCCTACTATCTCAACAGCATTCGTAACGGTGCTGTGTTGTTGGGTGTGAATGCTCGTTCAACTCCCAACTTTTACGCTGCCAGAAACGTAGTGCAATGAGTCGCTGGGCCCAAGGGGTTTATGAAGTACAAAATCCTGCCAAATATGTGGGCACGGGCAAACCACGATTTAGATCAGGCTGGGAACACAGCTTCATGAGATTTTGTGATCAAAACGATCACATTTTGCAGTGGGCATCAGAATCCATACAGATACCCTATCGGCATCCCTTGACCGGCAAACAAACTATCTACATACCAGATTTTTTTATTACCTATCGCACTCGCAACAACACAGTTCGAGCCGAACTAGTAGAAATCAAGCCCAAAAAGCAGAGCGTGATTGAAAGCAAAATGAGCAGTCGAGATCGTGCTGTGGTTGCCATCAACTATGCCAAGTGGGCTGCTGCACAAAAATGGTGCCAACGTCAAGGCATTACTTTTAGAGTCATAACTGAAGATCAAATGTTCCATAACGGTCGTGCCTGACCCCATAAATATGGCATGACCAAGAAATTAGAAGAACTGTTTGATCTCCCCTCCAGCGATGCAGAAAACGAACAGTCACCTCTGCCCATTAGCCGTGAAACCATCACAGCCATAGACACAGCCATAGACAAGATAGACGAAGCCTTGCCTGGTGTGCGAGGACTAGAAAGTTCAGACCAAGAAATGGATGGTCTTGCTGACATGGCCACCAACAGCTATCGTGAACTCATGGATCTTGGCATGCAAGTGGACAGTCGTTTTGCCAGCGATATATTCTCAGTAGCATCAAACATGTTGGGACATGCCATCACAGCCAAAACAGCCAAACTGGACAAAAAACTCAAAATGATTGATCTGCAACTGAAAAAAGCTCGACTGGATCAACAACAGCAGGCTGCTGGTGACGTTACCCCCACGCAAACTGGAACTGGGGTGGTGTTGAGTCGCAATGACTTGTTGGCTCGCATACGAGCCCCTGAGCAAAACACCAAAACAGACTAAATACTCAATAGGATACCAACATGAAACCATTTGCACATTACCTAGCCGAAAGTGAACGTGTGTACACATATCGCATCAAAATTGCCGGCGATGTGCCTGCTGATTTTGAGCGAGGCCTTCGAGATCGAATGAGTCAATTTGATGTGATCAAAATGAGCACACCCAGAGTGACACCAGTGCGTCAGGTCAATCCTGACTTTCCAGCATTCAAGAACGAACGTGTGACCATTGTCGATGTAGACACTCGCTATCCAGCCATTGAGCCACAGATCAAACAGTTGGCGCAGCTCATGAACTTTGATCCCAATCGCATTGTGATGAACACTCGCAACTACGAGGAAAGCATGACTCGTGAAAACGATGCCATTGAAGATGACAACAAAGATCTGTTGAAAGACACTGACTACCCCACAGACACTGCTGAGCAACGTGCTTTGAAAAAAGACTATGCCACTGGGCCTTATGATCATGCAGTGTTGAAAAATGCCTATCGCAGTGATTTCACTGTGGCCGGGGGCAAGACACCGCCAGCCCGGACCACAAACGATTTGCCCCAGGGTGTGAAAAGCCCTATGACAAACATCAAGCGTCCCGCAAAGCCAGCCACTGGCGCAAACCCAAGAGGATAACAACATGACATTTTTTTACGACCTGAACGCACGACTGAACTCTATTGCTGCCAAGCCAGTTCAGCGACAACTCAATGAAGGCGCCAAGCCTGACTTCTTGGACCTTGATCGCGACGGCAACAAAACCGAACCCATGAAAAAAGCTGCTGGTTCAGCACGCAAGTCTGACATGGACGAAAGTGCTCTACAAGCATACCTTGGCAAAAAGAAGTACGGTGAGCAAGGCATGAAGGCCTTGCAAAAGGCCGGGCGCGATGGTGTCAGCAAACAAAAGATGGACGCCATTCGCAACAAGCATGACAAAATGGATGAAGGCGAAGTCGCACCTGAACACAATCGCGCCAAGAAAGTAGATGTTCCAGCGTTTCAACGCAAGGCCAAGGGCGGTGACTGGAAAACCACACAGAAAGACCTTGACAAGGACCGTGAACGCAACATCAGCGACCGCAAGGGCCTGGCTCGATTGCGCGGTGCTGATCCTGACACTGTGGACGAAGGATGGGACGACATGATCAAGGACGTGGACCGTCGTCGTGGACAAATGAAGCCAGGTGAAAAGATCCAAGGCCACAAAGGCGAAATTGAACGTACCACCACTGGCATTCGCCACACTCGTAGATACGATGACAAGACTGGTGAAACTGATGTAGGCGATGGAGAAGGCCAACCACAAAAGAAAGGTCGTGGCCGTCCCAAGGGCACTGGCAAAAGTATTGGTGCCAAAGGACCAAGTGGCAAGAGCAAACTAATGACCAAAGAAGGTGCTGATTATGGTCAAGCACAACAAATTTATGACGACCTTGCTGAAATTCGTGCCACAGCCAAACAAGCACAGCGCGGCGGTGAATTCCCACAAGGTTTTGCTAGCCGTTTAGAGTCTGTGTTGTACGCAGCAATGACCCTGATTAAAAATCAACAAGCAGGCGGTGCACAAGTCAGAGAAGAAGAAATTGATGAAAAAGCTGTAAGCAAGTCTCAGCAAAAGTTCATGGGCATGGTACACGCTACTCAAAAAGGCGAGAAAGCACCCAGCAAAGAAGTGGCCAAAGTAGCCAAGTCAATGCCCAAAAAAGAAGCTGAAAAATTTGCTTCAACCAAGCACAAAGGCCTGCCTGAAAAAGTTGGCAAGAAGAAAACTGAGGAAAGCACAGACGAAGCCCCCAAGGCCACAGGCAGCAAAGGCGGCATGCAATTTGGCAAAGGCATCTATGACAGCTTCAACCGTGAACTGGAACAAATGATTGCTGAAAGCATGAATGTCAGCATGAACATGAGCACTGACCCACAAGGAGGCCCTACCAAGAGCCTTACAGTCACAGCCACCGACGAGGATGCTGTGTATCTGGGCAAGCTGTTGAAGATGGCTGGCATGGGCGGCGAGGGCGGCTGTGGTTGCGGAACCAGTCCCTGCAGTTGTGACCAAATGGAAGAAGCCTATGGCGATACTGAGGCCACAGAAAACGCCCCAGACTATCCTACTAACACCGAAATCAATGACGATGTCATGCAGTACGCAGGCGGCATCAACAAGCCCAAGAGCACTGGTCAAACCACTGTGCCAGTGATTGCCAGTCAGACTGATCGTCAAGTCACTGATGAAGACGATGCTATGGGACGCACTGGTGATGACATCACCTTGGGCGAAGAAGATGCATTGGCTCGCTTGAGAGAAATGGCTGGCATTGCTCAGGAAGAGCGCACAGAAGAAGGCAATTTGTTCACTGGTAATCTAGCCAAAGCACGTGCCGACGGCAAGAAAGAAGCTGACCTAGACGGTGACGGCGACATGGAAAAAGTCAAAGAAAGTATTTTTGATCTTACCAATCAGTGGCGAGCCTACAAAGGATAATCATGAAGTCATTACGCGAATATCTTAATGAATCTGAAGACCATTACAGTCGCCCAGTTCGTGGCGACAACTTTGCCATCAATATTCGCGAAGAATGCTTGCTGGAAACATACATCTGTGATGAAACCTCAGACGGTATTGTGCTCCACGCTGATGAAAAAATGATGGGCCTGCTGGAAAGCTATGGATTTTTGAGTGAAGGTGATTTTGGTCAACTAGCACAGTCTGTGGCCACAGCACCGGTCAAACCCGTGGCCAGCATGGAAGCACACAATCACGATGATCAAGATGCCGAAGCTGGCGAGTATGACTACGAAGGCGACATGGCCAAAGACGATCTTGAAACCATTGTGCGTGCTGCTCGACGACTCACAGGCATGTTGGACGACAACGAAAACATGCCTGAATGGGTACAGAGCAAGATCAACAAAGCGGCTGACTATGTAGACACCGCAGCCGACTATATTGAATCAAATCAAGACGAACGTATTGAAGAAAGCTATGACGAGCCCAACCCAGTGGCTCGGGCGGTGTTACATCGTATCATGATGCAACACCCAGGTGTACTAGCTGCTCACGGTCCAGCCAAGGTCATGGACGCTGTGGATGAATTAGCTGATTATGTAGGCGACGTTGACGAAATTGGTACCAGCGATGTATCAGCTTGGACTCAGAACGTGATTCGCATGCTGGCGGCGCAGCCCAACAAATCACTGGATGAGCAAGACATGGACGAAGCCAAATATCAAGGTCGAGAAGTTCCCTTGGGCAAGCCCATGGCAGGAGATGTTAAAAAATCAAAAGTTTATGTACGCGGCCCCAAAGGCAATGTGGTCAAAGTGAACTTTGGCCAAAAAGGCATGAAGATCAAGAAAAGTATTCCAGGACGTAGAAAGAACTTTCGTGCACGTCACAACTGCGACAATCCCGGACCGCGTTGGAAAGCTCGGTACTGGAGCTGCCGCGCCTGGTAAGGAGACACAACATGGTATACAGACCCTATGACAACTGGCCTGCAAATTCAGTGCCACGTAACCCACACAGTCCAGCACCAGCATCGGTAAAACAGCAACCAGTTGATATTCCTGGTGTGCTGTATCAATCACGTGAGCTGTATCAGCCTGTGAATACCCAGCCCAACAAGGACAACAAATAATGGCCAACGTTTATACTTCCTTAGCCAATGCCACTTGGTATACTGACAAGGTCAGTATCAGCACTGGCAACACTGCTGTTACATTCAATGTGTATGGCGTAGCTGTGACTGGTACTGATCCTGGCACCGGCAATCCTGTGACCATAGCCAATGCTGTGGGAAATCTCTACAGCAATGCAGTAGCTGTTCCAGCCAACGCTGTGTTCGAAACTTACGTGGGAGCCGGCAACAAACTAACAGTGACTGGTGCAAACTTTACTGCTACTGAAATTGGCACAGCTAGCTCGGCCACTGAAGGCAACTGATCATGCGAGCACGCGAGTTTGTGATTGAACAAGATGGCCAGCTTGGCAAACGACGTCAAGCCGCTACTCGTGGGCTCAATACATTTAGAGATGGCGAACGCTGGAGTACTGATTATACCTTGAATCGTGTGATGATGGCTGTTGCCTGCACTGACGGCACGTTTGTGCCTGACGTGGACGAAAAATCATGGGTTGGTAAAAACAAAACTGCGCACCCTTATACCAAACAAGAACAAGACATGTTGAAGATGGCGTACAAAGCCGCTGGTGCGGTGTACACAGACCTTAACAAGGGCGACATGGACAGTGAAGAACATCCAGCAGTACACTTACAAAGTCCTATCAAAGCGTTTGGGGGCTACTGATGCGAGCACGTGAATTTATTTGCGAACAAAAAGATTTGCCTCCGGAAACTCGCGACCCTATGAAAAACACCTTTGTGCTTCCAGGGCTGAGTGCTGCCGACCCTTATAAAAATTATCGTTTTGGTGTTGCTATAGCCCGTGCCAGGAGTAATTCAGTAGCCAACGATGTAAACCGCTCTATGCCTGACTGGTCAGCCGAAACGGCGTTTGGCGAGCATGCTGTGATTGTGGGATTCAACAACAACGTTGATCCTGTGATTGATGCAGCATTAAAAATGACAAAAACACCTGGTGGGAAAAAACTAGTCAGCACTGCTGCCAGCGAAGAACCTGCATTTGTAGATGTTCAAAGTCCAGTCAAGCCGTTTAAAGGATATTAATATCATGGCCAATCCACCACCACCATATGACAACATCACGGGCATAAGCCGTGCTGTAATGAAAGACAACGCACAAGAAACCATTGGCGATTACAATGGTGTTGCTCGCCCAAGTGAATTAGTAGTCAACCAACTCACACAAGATATCTATGTGGGCAACGTCAACGGAAATTTAAATTTAGTAGCATACGGATCTGGCGTTACCAGCACCACAACATTCAACCCACAGTTCACTGACGGATCGGGCACATTTGCCGGCGGCACTGCTACAGCATCTTATGTGCGTATGGGTCCGCTGATGTATATACATGTGTATGTGGATTTTACAGGAGTTACCAACTTTGGCAGCACAGGATATCAGATTACACTGCCCACCCCCGCAATAAACACATTTAGACTGGCCGGAGGCAGCCTGCATCAAACAGCCGGTGCTGGTTCTCCTGCCTTATACCATATTGCCGGAATCACAGATGTCATTGACAGCACCACAGTTATGAAACTGTATTATTCTGGTAGCACTACCGATCTAGTTTGGAAATTCAACACTCCGGCCACAGGCGCCTGGCAATCGGGCGCACATTTTGATCTTTCGGGCACATATCAAATAGCATAATATGAAAAAACTACTACTCTCTCTGCTCCTGATTCCATGTTTGGTCATGGCACAAAAAACACCACAAGGTGCAACCTATGACGCACAAATTGTTCGCATCAACGACGGAGACACTGTGGTGATCTCAGCACCATTCTTACCTGCACCACTCAAGCCTGAACTGGCTGTGAGAATCTACGGTGTTGACACTCCAGAAAAAGGACACCGTGCCCAGTGCCCACAGGAAAATGCTCGCGGGCTAGCAGCCACTGAATTTACCAAAAATGCAATTGCAGCCAGCCAAAAACGACAGGTCACATTATACAATTGGGACAAATTTGGTGGTCGTGTGCTGGGTGACATCATTCTAGATGGTCGTAGTCTACGTCAAGGCCTGATTGCCAATGGTTTTGCCCGTGAATACTTTGGCGAAGCCAAAACATCTTGGTGTCAATGATGAACACACACAGTCAAGAAATTGAATCCTTGGCCAGACAGTGTGTTCAAGACATAAGACAAAATTTCTATCAACACAGTCATGCCAACTATGGCATATTGATGGTGCAGGCGCTGTGGCAGGCCAAACTGTGCGGCTATGAAAAAATTTCTGTGATTGAATTTGGTGTAGCATCAGGCCGTGGTATCACAGCACTAGATCAGTATGCAAATGAATTTGCTCCGCGATTTCAAGTCACAGTAGAAATCACAGGCTTTGACACTGGATCTGGACTACCCCTGGCCCAGGATCATCGTGATCATCCTGAAATTTGGCAAGCGGGTGAATATGCCAGTCGCTGCAACGACACTAGAGTGATATTTGGAGATGTCAAACAAACGGTGCCAGAGTTTGTCAGTCAGTGGAGCAATGCCAAATTGGCTTTTGTGAGTTTGGATCTTGATCTCTACTCCAGCACTGTGTCGGCTTTGCAAATTTTCAAAATGCCAGCTGACCGCTATCTGCCCACAGTGCTGGTGCATGTTGATGATGCCAACACTCACATTACCATGAATCCCTGGTGCGGTGCTGAATTGGCCATCAACGAATTCAATCAGCAACATGATTTGAGAAAGTTTGAATCAAAACACCGCTGCTGGAATCTTAACAATTTCTACGGGTTGCATGTTTTGGACCATCCGTTTAGAAACGGAGCAGTCCCACCATTGCCAATTAACTGCTCACCAATCTAACGCAGTTAAATATTGGCATGAGTGAATTTTATTGTGCCGCACCCTGGCGCGGCTTGCATATCAATCCCCGGGGCGATGTAAAAACCTGCTGTGCTGGCGATCCCAACATGTTGGGCAATCTCAACACTCACAGCATTGAGGAAATCTTGCATGGCCCTGTTATGCAGGAAATACGTCAGAGCATACGCCAGGGGCAACCACACAAATACTGCTACAACTGTGTGCAGGCCGAGCGCTATGGTCGCAGCGAACGAGACTGGCACAACAATGTCAGTCCTGAATTTGATTGTACACAGGCATCAGACACCGAACATAGACCCACCTTGATTGATGTGCGCTGGAACACCACCTGCAATCTCTCGTGCAACTACTGTGCTGAAGCCTGCAGTTCCAAATGGGCAGCACTCAAAGGTATACCCGTAAAGTCAGGTGCCAGGCCCTACTACGAAGCGGTGTGTGACTACCTTGACCAGCATCGTGAAAACATTCGCGAAGTTGCACTGGTGGGCGGCGAGCCACTTCTACTGCCAGAAAATGATCGGCTGCTGGATGTCATACCTGAAGACTGTGTGGTTACCTTGATCACCAACGTGGCTGTGGACTTTGCTTCAAATCGCATTGTGCAAAAACTGCTCAAACGCAATCGTGTGGGCTGGAGTCTCAGCTTTGACAACGTGGGCAAAAGATTTGAATATGTGCGTCACGGTGCTGACTGGCAGCAACTGTTGGCCAATCTCGATGTGTTGCGTCCCTTGATGCAGAGCGGTCAACACTGGGGCGGCATTCATGCTGTGTACAACTTGTACAATGCCACACGCTTGGTAGAACTCACTGAGTTTGCTCGTGAACGTGGTTTGACTATACACTGGCAGAGCTTGTATCAACCCGAGTGCTTGGATCCACAGCGTCTGGGAGATTCAGTCAAACAACTTGCACAACAAGAAATTGATCGTTTGTTGGCACTGGACATCTGCATGGACAGCGAGCGGCAGTTCTTTCAAACTGTGCAGTCAAACATTGCAGCACCACGCGACGATTTGCGAACACAACTGCGTGAGCACACTGACAAGATTGAAAAAACCTATCACACTGTCAGTGCTGGGCAATTTGCTCAACTATGGCCTGAATTAAATACTGCATGCGAATTTCAGCAGTAGATCAAACGCCCAATCTCTTTGACATTGGCGATGTGTACAGTCCGGACCTAGTGGAACAGATTGTTGCCACACCTTGGCTGGACATACCGTGGCAATTGCAGTTGAATCAAGAAACTTGGGCTCGGCGCAGAATTGATCTAACACAAATGCCTTGGGAAAAGCTGTGGACCGAACAGACTCAAAAATTTTGGTTTCGGCTCAGCATGGCGCTGCGTAGACCCTTGTTGAAATACAATCCAGCCTATACGTATTTTTGGGTAGACATGCCAGGGTTTACATGCGGATTGCACACTGATGGTACATTGCCCGGAGCCATACAGCTGGCTTGGCACGGTCGAAAAAATCTCAGCACACAATTCTATCAAGATCAACACCGCACACAAACAAGATTTGTCAGTAGGTTTGAACCCAACAACGGCTATGTCATGGTCAACACCACAGGCAGTATGAATGAACCAGGCCTGTGGCACGATATGCCTGTGGCCGTGGCTGACAATGAATTTAGGGTCACCAGTTACACACTGTTGAATTTTTTATGATCAAACCAGGTACACTAGACACAGTGCTGGTCAAAGCACCGCACCGTAGAGAAACATACACTGACCAAGAGCTCTTGGAGTTTTCGTTGTGTGCTGATCCTGTCACGGGGCCCATGTACTTCATGGACAACTACTTTTGGATCCAGCATCCCACTCGTGGCAAAATGGTGTATCATCCGTTTGAGTACCAACGCCGACTGATCGAGACCTATCACAACTATCGTTACTCCATCAGTCTCATGCCTCGACAAACCGGCAAGTCAACATCGGCAGGGGGCTACCTGCTGTGGTATGCTATGTTTGTTCCAGACAGTACAATTCTAATTGCTGCGCACAAGTACACCGGTGCTCAGGAAATCATGCAGCGTATTCGCTTTGCCTACGAACTGTGCCCTAATCACATTCGTGCTGGTGCCGTGAGCTACAACAAAGGCAGTTTGGAGTTTGACAACGGCTCAAGAATTGTGTCGGCCACCACAACTGAAAACACTGGCCGAGGTATGTCTATCTCGCTGCTGTACGCAGACGAGTTTGCGTTTGTGCGGCCTACCATTGCCAAGGAATTTTGGACTTCAATTTCGCCCACCTTGGCCACAGGCGGTAAGGCCATTATCACTTCAACTCCCAACTCAGACGAAGACCAATTTGCCTACATCTGGAAAGGCGCCAACAAAGTAGAAGACGAGTATGGCAATCCCAGACCCAATGGCCTGGGCATCAACGGATTCCGTGCGTATCGAGCCTACTGGCGAGAGCACCCTGATCGTGACGAAACCTGGGCCGAGGAGCAGCGTGCTCAGCTGGGCGAAGAACGTTTTCGTCGCGAGATGGACTGTGAGTTTGTGATCAACGACGAGACCCTGATCAGTCCGGTCAAGCTCTTGGAACTGGAAGGACGTGACCCCATACGCAAGAGCGGACAAGTGCGCTGGTACAAAGAGCCCGAACCTGGCAAAATTTACATTGTGGCTCTTGATCCCAGCTTGGGCACTGGCGGTGATCCTGCTGCCATACAGGTATTTGAAGCTGACACCACAATTCAAGTGGCCGAGTGGCGTCACAATCGAACTGACATTCCCAATCAAATCAAAATCATGGCTGAAATTGTGAATGAGCTCTATGCTGTGGTGCGAGACGAAAAAAGCATTTACTACAGTGTGGAAAACAATACCATTGGTGAAGCAGCCCTAATTTCAATCACTGAATACGGAGAAGACCGTATACAAGGCTATTTTCTCAGCGACAACTCGGTGACGGGTACTACAGGCCGCAGATTCCGCAAAGGTTTCAACACCACCAACAAAGCCAAGATCACGGCCTGCAACAAGTTCAAAGTCTTGGTAGAATCTGGTCGCATGCGCATCAACAGTCGTTTATTTCTCAGCGAGCTCAAGACCTTTGTGGCCAACGGCTCCAGTTATGCTGCCAAACCTGGCGAAACTGACGATCTAGTGATGTCAGGACTGCTGGCCACACGCATGTTGATGCTGTTGCAGACTTATCACGCCGATCTTGACCGACACCTCAAGGATCACTCAGACAACGTGATTGAACCCATGCCGTTCATCAGCATCATGCGCTAAATACTACACTATGGCAAAAGACAACAACATCGCCAGTCAACTGCAAGATCTCCTGGTCACACAGAATTTTGAGTCTTCAATGCTGGGTGCCAATGGGCAACCGGTTAATGAGCCCGATGAAGCCAAGATCTTTAGTTTTGACTACCGCAGCCCGTCGGGCAAAAACTACGGCACCATGGTCATTGTACTGGGCGCCGAAAACGACATGCAAATCATGTACGGCGACAACCTTGGTCGTGCCATGGACAATGCCGAAGATCGTGAAGCGTTTTTTGATTTTCAACATCACCTAAGAGACTTTGCACATCGACGTCGCTGGACTGTGACTCCCACAGACATTAGCCGACTCAAACATGTGCAGAGTGGGTTGGCCGCCATCAAAGAAGGCCTGTTTGAAGGCTACTATGGCACACGCCAAGTCAGCTATCATGGACAGGCCACCGAAGCCAGACTCATGATCAAGCACAGTCGTAGACTCAGTGAAACTGATGCCAGACATCGACATGTGGACAGCTTGTTTATTGAGACCGCAGAAGGTGAACGTTTCAAGTTACCGTTTGTGAATCTCATGGCCGGTCGTGCCATGCTGGAACATGTGCGTCAAGGCGGCAGGCCCTATGACATCCGCGGCAATCACATCACTGAAATGGTCACTGAACTCAAGGTACTGAGTCGATTCCGTCGTGCTGCACACAATCGTGTAACCGAAGGTGTCACACAAGATCTAGTAGAACAAGTTGATGCCTATTACGCTGATGTGAGACACAACTTACAACACATGGCTAACCCACGTGGCTATGCTGCTTATTTTGAAACCTGGCACCCAGCACAGGTACAACCACAAGAAGCATTGGTAGAAAATATCAAGGCTTTGTTTGTAGAACAACGCATTGACGATAGAATTGAAGCTGCCTTGCCGCTGCTGGCACGTATACAACAAGGATCCAACATGAAAGAAGTAGAAATTTTTGAAAACTGGATAGCCAATCTAGGTGAAGGCACTTGGGCTTTGCCCGAAACCGACGAAGACCAACAGAGGTTGAAAGAACTCATGAGTCAACCCTTGATGGCTGGCCCCGACGGGACCAATGCCACAGAACAACTGTACGATTTGATTGGTGATGATCAGTTGTTTGATATCATTGGTGCCATTGCTCAGGAAGATCCTGACGCCAATATCTGGGACAACGACCAGGTTTGGAAACGTGTATCTGAACTGGGACTGGAAAATCTTAGACCCAACCAAGATCAGAATTCACCAGACAAATCACTTTCTGAAGGCACCTGCAACATGACTGCCGAAGGCATGAGCTGCCCAGTTCATGGATTGAAAGAGTGTGGCAACTACATGGAAAGCATGGGCGGCACTGTGGCTGGTGCTGTGGCTCCCATGGAAGAAGGCATGCAAGCTGATTACAAGCGACAGGTTTTTGATCAAATCCTTGACGGCGAAGTGGATGCCTATGATGTCATGAATCATCCTCGAGGCGGAGCTCAAGAATATGTGGCCATGGTGTTGCAGGATATGTATGACGACGTGGCCAGAGACCACAGGTTACACCCTGATGATGATTTTGAACAGATTCTTGACATTGTGGTAGATCGCATAGAACAAGATTACGGCCATAGCACGGATCAAGGTGTGGCCGAAGACTCAACCAATCCCATGGACCATCGTGGTGCTGTGACCGACAGCTTTTACGAAAGCGAATTGAATCACTTGAAAAAATTGGCTTTGGCAAAGTAATTCATAAATACTCTTGACACAGAGTACAAAGGCGCATATACTACTGTGGTGTATGCGCTTTTTCCTTAGTGTCACAGGCAACTTTGATCTAAGCAATTAGATAGGCAACATAAACATAGGCAACTTACAGGAGAAATTACTATGGCATCTTTAGCAGAAATTCGAGCACGACTACAGGCAGCTGAAAACAAACAAGGCGGTCAATCAACAGGCGGTGATAATTCAATCTACCCGCACTGGAACATGGAAGAAGGCCAATCGGCCACTGTGCGCTTCCTCCCCGATGGCAACAACAAGAACACCTTTTTCTGGGTGGAGCGAGCCATGATTCGCTTGCCGTTCAACGGCATCAAGGGCGAAATGGAAAGCAAACAAGTCATGGTACAAGTGCCATGTGTGGAAATGTGGGGCGAAGCTTGCCCTATCTTGGCCGAAGTGCGTACCTGGTTCAAGGACAAGAGCCTTGAAGAAATGGGTCGCAAGTATTGGAAAAAACGCAGCTACATCATGCAGGGCTTGGTTCGTCAGAATCCTCTCAGCGATGACAAGTCCCCAGAAAACCCAATTCGACGTTTCATCATTGGACCGCAGATCTTTACCATCATCAAGGCTGCTTTGATGGATACCGAAATTGAGGAAATCCCCACTGACTACTTGCGTGGCTTGGACTTCCGTATCACCAAGACTGCCAAAGGCGGCTTTGCTGACTACAACACCAGCTCATGGGCCAGAAAAGAGTCGGCTTTGACCGAAACTGAACTGGAAGCCATCAACAAACACGAGTTGTTTGACTTGAACACATTCTTGCCCAAGAAGCCCACTGACGTGGAATTGCGAGTGATCAAGGAAATGTTTGAAGCTTCGGTGGATGGTCAGCCCTATGACACTGAACGCTGGGGACAATACTTCCGTCCAGCCGGTGTGCAAGCACCAGGCGGTGCAGCCGGAAACGAAGCCGACGAAGCAGCCAAGCCTGCGGCTCGTCCAGTGGCTGCTGCCAAGCCTGCTGTTCGTGAAGACGATCCCCCTTTTGACACTGACGATGGCGCCACTGCGTCGGCACCAGTGCAAGCCCCTGCGGCCAAGTCTGCTAGCAATGCGCAGGACATCTTGGCCATGATTCGCGCACGTCAAAACAAACAGTAATGTTGGTTTTTTGCTATCATAATGGGGCTATGGGCCATACAACCATGGCTCTCATTGAGACATGCACAAAAGAGGGGAACAAAGAGTTCCCCTCTTTTATCAATCAACAGAACTTACATCATTATATTCCTCAATGTGTGTTGTTTCGACTACAGCATCCTAAATGTAATGTACTTGCAGAACAAGCGTTGGGCAACAAAGTGGCTTGTTCTACATCAACAACTTTTTTTGGTCGTTATTTAATTTTACTAATGGGACTAAAGAAGTGGATAGGCGATATACCAAATCACAATGATCCTGTGGTATACAAGCAGCACGGACAGACATACGGTGAGCAGCTAGAAATACTGTCAGTAACACTAAAGGATAAAATATCGTCCGATTCGGATTGGTATATAGATTGTGATTACAAATTGGACATTGTAGATTATTGGAATAATCCAGCACATATTTCTGCATGGTTAGATCAGTTAGGACTTACTCCTGTACACAGTCAAGTAGAAGAGTTTTGCAAACTTGCATCAGCTTCAAATCAGACGTATTACGATAGTGTAGCAAAATGTCAAAAGATAGTTGACAATGTTATTTTAAAAAAAATACACGAGATTGATTTGAGTTTTTACGAGACTGCAATGTGTCATTCGATGCTGCTGAAGCATTACAACGTTTCGCATATTGACTTGACTCTATTACATGCTCCGCCAACTAGCACAAGTCATCTAATAGAAATATTGTCATGAGCAAGAGATTTCACGATTGGTATAAAATGCAAAAGGACGTACAAGGGTGGAATAATATTCCGCCAGATACTGTGTTGGCCAACATTATAGCACCAATGGATTTATCTTTGAATTTTGATTATTGTCATTATAGCATCAAACAGCTACTGAATACTTTTGAATGCGCACCAGGACAACAGCCAGATCTCTACATTATTACAGATATCGAATTGAGTAAACTTCGTTTTGAAGAACTATTTTCTCTCTACCAAAACTGTTATAACAAAAGTAAACGTGGTATTTACATAGCAGCGTTAAGTTATTACCTTGCACCGATGCATTTTGATGAAACATTAACAGGAACCTACAGTGAAAATATTAACACTGTGTTTAGGAAAAACTGCTCGTTTGCTGGCCGCATCGAGGATCTAAGTACAGTAATTGACAATCCTTTACAATTGGCACACCAACAAGGCTACATGATAGAAGGAAGTAATTATATTTTTGTGCACCCAAACATAAAATATTTTTTATGGAAAGAGTAACATGAAAACCACAAGAGTCGCAAGGTACAAGATGTGGAAGAACGCATTGTACAAATGGGATTCCTACATTAGAAATCGGCACAGAGCAGAAAAAATTTGTGATCCTTGGTCTCAAAAAATAATTGAAAGTTGTCAAGGTTCATCCGTAGTGTTCAACAGTGGAGGATTGTTTTTCAAAGACTTTATGCCAGACATAACAGTAGTAGAAGTTTTGCCTTGTCCGATCAAATCAGTAGATGGCATGCTATATAGTAATCAAGGCATTGACTTTGATAGAGAATTTGATAATCTAATTTTAATAAACCCACTGTCGCAAAAGTATAACAGTAGTATATTGGACTTTTTGGTAAATCAACGTATAAATCGGTCAGGGCTCAGTAAACCAAATCTGCTGACATGGCTCAAAAAGACGGGTAAAATTTATCTAAGCGTATCAGACTGGCATATTTATTACGATAGATTAAAATATTCAGTAGTTGACATAGTTGCAATACAACTGAAAGAACTACAGAAAGTTGGCATAGAGTGTGAGTATTTAGAGATCACGCCAGTCAACTCCGATGTCGAAAACGGCAATATCAAGATGATCTTGACAACAAAGTATAGTATAATATAAGCATATTAAGGAAAAATATCATGGCCAAACCATTTGACGTATCAAAGTTCCGCAAGGAAATTACCAAGAGCATTGACGGCCTCTCTATTGGCTTCAATGATCCCACTGACTGGGTCAGCACCGGGAATTATGCCTTGAACTATCTTATCTCGGGTGATTTCAACCGTGGCATTCCCTTGGGTAAAGTCACTGTGTTTGCTGGAGAATCAGGCGCTGGCAAGAGTTACATCTGCTCGGGCAACATCATCAAGAACGCACAAGAGCAAGGTATCTTTGTGGTGCTGATTGATTCAGAAAACGCCCTAGATGAAGACTGGCTCAAGGCCTTGGGCGTGGACACTTCCGAAAGCAAACTGCTCAAGCTCAGCATGGCCATGATTGACGACGTGGCCAAGACTATTTCCACATTCATGTCGGACTACAAGGCCTTGGCCGAAGGCGAACGTCCCAAGGTCATGTTTGTGATTGACAGCTTGGGCATGTTGCTCACACCCACAGACGTTAACCAATTTGATGCAGGCGAAATGAAAGGTGACTTGGGGCGTAAACCCAAAGCACTTACAGCCTTGGTTCGTAACTGTGTCAACATGTTTGGTAGCTACAACGTGGGCCTGGTGTGTACCAATCATACCTACGCCAGTCAGGACATGTTTGACCCTGACGACAAGATCTCGGGTGGTCAGGGCTTTATCTATGCCTCATCTATTGTGGTGGCTATGAAGAAACTCAAGCTCAAAGAAGACGAAGATGGCAACAAAGTCAGTGACGTCATGGGTATTCGATCGGCCTGCAAGGTCATGAAAACACGTTATGCCAAACCTTTTGAAGGCGTGCAGGTCAAGATTCCATATGAAACTGGGATGAACCCTTACTCGGGTCTCACAGACTTGGCTGAGAAAAAAGGCTTGCTCAAGAAAGATGGCAACCGACTGATGTTTGTGACCTCTGACGGTGAGATCATAAAATACTTTCGCAAGGGTTGGGAATCTAACGAAGACGGCTGCCTAGACAAAGTCATGCGAGACTTCAAGAATCAAAAAGAAACCGTTGCTACAGTTGAAGAGGAAAGCGAATAATGCAAGTGGGAATGATCAATGAAATTTGGGGCGAACTCAAGCGTTACATCAACACCGTGGATCGTAACGAAGCAGCCGAAAACATGATTGCCATCATGATTGAACATGATTGCGATCCCGAGGATATCCGTGAGAGCTTTGCGCATGACACTGATGTCAAACGTGCCTTGGCTGACTATCTTGATCAAGGACACGACGAAAGCGAAGCCGAGTACGAGGAAGAAGAAGCTGACTACGACGACGAAAACTGGGATGACTGATGTGGTACAGCCAAGTTGTTGCTGATCTAGGCTGCATACCAGACTTCATTGCACATTATGAGGTTGAACTAGAACAGGCCAAATCAGACTGCCGAGTATCTGGTGTGCTGGAACGCAACATCAAAGAACTGCCCGGCATCACCGAACACAGATTCAATCAACTACAAGAGATTGAAGCTGTGCTGAACTATCTCAACATACAGCTACGCAAATTGCGACGTCGCCACTTTCAAAAGTATCTTGAAGGTTACGCACGTGCCTTGACCAGTCGCGACGCTGAAAAATACGTGGATGGTGAGGATGAAGTTGTGGACTTTGAAACCATCATAAACGAAGTGGCATTGTTGCGCAATCGTTGGCTGGGTATCATGAAAGGCCTTGACACCAAGCAGTGGCAAATGGGTCACGTGGTCAAACTGCGCACAGCTGGCATGGAAGATGTCACACTGTGATAAATTTTAAAAGGAATGTATGAGTTATTTGTTTACTAGTGAAAGCGTGAGCGAGGGACACCCCGACAAAGTGGCCGATGCAATATCGGATGCTGTGTTGGATCTTGTGATGCAACATCAAGACCCCACGCTGCGCTGTGCCTGCGAAACCTTGGTCACTACCAATCGCGTGGTTGTGGCTGGTGAATACAAAGGTGTGTTGCATCATGAGGAAGTAGAATCTGCTGTGCGTCGGATAGTCAAGAACATTGGTTACCAGCAGGCAGGCTTTGACTGGCAAACGTTGGAAGTTACCAATCTGTTGCATGGGCAAAGTGCTGATATTGCGCTGGGCACAGACACGTTTGGTGCTGGTGATCAAGGACTCATGTTTGGATATGCCTGCAATGAAACCGACAACCACATGCCCAGTGCCATTTATTGGAGCCATCGCATTGTGGAGACATTGACCCAGGTACGCAAGAGTCTAGCACTGAATTGGTTGGGCCCCGACGCCAAGAGCCAAGTAACATTTGAATACAACGATGACGGTACTCCACGACGCATTGCCAAAGTTGTTTGTTCAACACAACACCACGAGTCTGTGGGCATTGAGCAAGTTAGACAATCCGTTGAAAGTGTAATTCGCAGTATCTTACCGGAGCAATATGTTGACAGCAACACTGAATTTTTTATTAATCCTACTGGTAGGTTTGTTATTGGCGGACCTGATGGCGATACAGGTCTCACAGGTCGTAAGATTATTGTTGATACTTACGGCGGCTATAGTCCTCATGGAGGTGGTGCTTTTTCCGGCAAGGATCCTACTAAGGTAGATCGCAGTGCCGCCTACATGATGCGATACATTGCCAAGAACATTGTGGCCAGTGGTCGCGCACCATGGGCCACTTGCCAGATCAGTTACGCAATTGGCCTGGCCCAGCCCATGAGTTTCTATATTGAAACAGCAGACACCAACCAAGGGCGCGAACTTACCAAGTGGGTACAAGATAACGTTGACTTGTCACCACGCGGCATTATTGACAGATTTGATCTGTTTCGACCCATCTACAGCACTACTACCAACTATGGACATTTTGGCCGTGCTGACTTGCCCTGGGAACGAGTGGATTTGTTCTAACTAAAATTTTGCCTGTTAAATAGATCTACTGGAGAGTCTATGAAAGCAGGCAAAATTTGGGGAGAAACGCGGCTGTTGGAAGCCAATGGTGTATTGGAATTCCACCGCATTGACATCAAAGCTGGCGGTACTTGCAGCAAACATTTGCACCGACACAAATGGAACGGTTTCTTTGTGGAAACTGGCCGTTTGGAAATTCGCGTGTGGAAAAACAACTATGACCTCGTTGATGTTACTGTGCTGGGCCCCGGTGAGTGGACCAAGGTCCAGCCAGGCGAATATCATCAGTTCTTTGCTCACGAAAACACAGTGGCATTTGAACTGTACTGGGCTGAATTTGACCATGAAGATATCAAACGTGAAACTGTGGGTAGCCGAGCTGCAACATGATTGTGCACACTGCTGTAGATGCAAAATATTGCAAAGCATTTGTTCCCACGTTTGTGGCTAATACTCGGCAATTCATGCCTGACGCTTTGATCAGCTTGGTATTAGTTGACAGCAATTTTGATCTGCACGGAGTTGAGGCGGACATTACCTATCATGACAAACAAAGTTTTGATGATATTAAAGCTAACTTTGGTACCGTTGACAGCAAACAGGCCCTAGGCTATTACCCATTAAGCAGATTTGTTCGGCTACCAGTGACTGATCACAATGTCATGGTTCGCGACGTCGATACTTTGGCTGTGTGTGATATTGATATTGTTGAACTAGATAAGATGTTGCAATATCACGACGTTGTAAACCTTGTGCGACGAAAACACAATAATACTACAGGGGGAATAGGTGCTATTGTATTTTCCCAAAGAGTATGTGGTCAAATTCAACAGTTTGCTTGGGAACTACTTCAACAAAAATCACTGTATTGGACCATTGACGAAGAAGTTAAATTCTATTGCCAACAGCATTTGAACTATATTGAAATTGAACGATATGGCACTTTAGATAATCTTGATACTAAACGTTGCTTTGATAATGCTTGGATTGTGCACGCGGAAGCCTTTCCGCATTCTTCTGACTTAGCAATTACACTCAAACAGCGCAGTTTTGAGAAAATCAAAAAGTTGTATCGAAGCAACACACAATGAATATATAATAACATGAAAATAGCACTTGTAACTGGCGGCTTTGACCCCATACATTCAGGACACATCGCCTATCTCAAAGCAGCTCGCACCCTAGGCGACAGGCTCATTGTGGGTATCAACAGTGATGAGTGGTTGGAACGCAAAAAAGGTCGGGCATTTATGCCTTGGAATGAACGCCTGTGTGTGATCAACAATCTCAGCATGGTAGACGAAGTTTATACCTTTGACGACAGTGACGGTTCGGCCCGTGAATTTATACGCCAGGTTCGAGCACACTATCCTGATGCAGAATTGATCTTTGCCAACGGTGGAGATCGCACTGCCACCAACATCCCTGAAATGGATGTTGTAGATTCCAAGCTAACTTTTGAATTTGGTGTAGGCGGTGAAGACAAGAAAAACAGTTCTAGCTGGATTCTCGAGGAGTGGAAAGCACCCAAGACTCAACGAAGCTGGGGGTATTATCGTGTGCTACATGAAGTAGGGCCTGAAGTCAAACTCAAAGAGCTCACGGTCAACCCCAAGACCTGTCTCAGCATGCAACGACATCAGCAACGTGCTGAGTTTTGGTTTGTGGCACAAGGCACAGCCGCAGTGTATACCTTGGACAGTAGTACTGATCATGATTTGCGTTGTGTGATGCAAGCACACGAAAGCACTTATATTCCCTGCGGTGACTGGCACATGCTGTGCAACGAAACTGATGTGCCTTTACGCTTGATTGAAATCCAGTACGGCGCTAACTGTCGTGAAGAGGACATTGAAAGACAATGACCCACAGAGTATACATTGGTTGGGACAGTCGTGAGCCCGAAGCAGCAGACGTATGTGCTCACAGCATACTCAAGCACAGTTCTATACCGGTGGAAATTGTGTTTCTCAAACAACAAGAACTTAGAGATCAAGGCATCTATACTCGAGCAGTAGACGTCAAGGCCAGCACAGAATTCAGTCTCACACGCTTCTTGGTACCACATCTCAATCAATACCAAGGCTGGGCAGTGTTTGTGGACTGCGACTTTTTGTTTGTGGACGACATTGCCAAACTGTTTGCATTGGCCGATCCTGACTGTGCTGTGCAAGTGGTGCAACACAATTACCAACCCAGTGCTTCTGTCAAAATGGACGGCAAGCAACAGCATGTATATCCAAGAAAAAACTGGAGCAGCATGATATTGTGGAACTGTGCACACCAAGTTAACGCCAAGGTTACCACAGAATATGTTGACCGTGCTACTCCCAGCCAACTGCATCAGTTTGGTTGGATACCGCAGGTCAAGACTGAGTGGCTGGGTAGCTTGCCCACAGCATGGAACTGGCTGGTAAACTGGTACCATGAGCCCCAAGATGGCAAACCCAGTGCCATACACTACACCGAAGGTGGTCCATGGTTTCCAGAATACATGGGCTGTGAGTATGGTGGATTATGGTTGCGCGACTATCAGGAAGTTCAAAGAGGCCAAGAGGCACAAACTGAGCCGCCACCGCCACGACATCAACTTGACCTTGTGCCTGAATCAATGGCTCAGCTGTTTCAAGACATTGTAAAGTACAGAGTTGACCCCCAAGGTGTGTATTACGACGTCAGTTTTGACAGCATTGTTGAACAGTTACGTGGTCTTGATTCAGGCACCGTGGCGGCTATTGATATGGAGCCTGGGGAAACAAAATACAAGGAAAAAGGTCACGTGTACGATCCTATCTTACAAAGTTTTATACAAGGTTCCGGCGGAAGAATAAGCACATGGAAGCGTGAAGAAAGCACTGACACTCCAGTGGTACTGCGTGGCATCACCAAACGCAAAGAAATGACTGCCTGTCGTGCTGCGGGACGAGACTTTTACTACATTGACACTGGTTACTTTGGCAATGTTCGCAAAAAACTCTATCACAGAATCACCAAAAACGATGTGCAATGGTTTGGTCCTATTATAGAAAGGCCACATGACCGATTGTCTGTAACTGGTGTACAATTAAAAAAATTCTATCCAGGACGCAACATACTGTTGGCACCACCCAGTCAAAAGTTGTTAAACCTCTACAACATCAATCTTGAAGAGTGGTTGGAACAAACTCAAGAAGAAATTCGCAAGCACACAGATCGTCCCATTGTGCTGCGTACCAAACAGAGTCGCAGTGTGAGAGTCACCACCGACACCATGGCCATGGCTCTGGAGCGTGACATACACTGTTTGGTGACTTTTAGCAGTATTGCTGCCGGCGAAGCACTGTTGAATGGCAAGCCAGCCATTACACTAGGACCCAATGCTGCTGCCCCACTGTGCAGTCAAAGTCTGGCAGACATTGAAAATCCACGAATTCCCACCTTGGACGAAGTAGCAGCCTGGGCAGCACATTTGGCCTACTGCCAATTCACCGAAGCCGAAATGCGCGATGGAACTGCATGGAGGATTCTCAACGGTGATTGATGTTGTGGTATATGTGAGTTCAGTGGCCAATCCACGCAAGCATCCTCGAAAGATACAGTGTCTTGAAAGTTTTGCACAAGGTGTAAAAGCCCTGGGCGACACTGTGCATGTGGAATGGGACTATTGCTATACCCCCAGTCGTCTTGCGGTGATGTTGGGATGGGCTACCACCAACACCGGTGGCCGTAACATTGTGTTGCGCAAGCAGATCATTGCCGAGCAGCGTCGTCAGGGATTTCAGACCATGTGTGTTGATGCTAGCTGTTTCAAGTATCTTGATGACACCGGCAGTTATCTACGATACAGCTTGGACGGTCCATTTTACGACAAAGCACAATACGCCAACCGTGGTGCTTCGGCTCTCAAATGGCAGCAAATTAGTTCACAACTGGGCATTGTACTCAAGCCCACACAGCAGAGAAATCAAGGACACATCTTGATCTGCATGCAGCGTGATGGCGGTTTTGCCATGAAGACGTTGGACCCTATTCAGTGGTTGCGGGAAAAAATCAATCACATCAGAGCCTATACTCAACGCCCCATAGTGGTGAGACCTCACCCTGGCGCCTGGAAGCATGCTGACTTTGGCGAGTTCCAACATCCACATTTTCAAAAACGTCTGCGTGTCACAGTGATTGATCCCACGCGAACTACCTTATTGCAAGATCTTGCCCATGCGCACAGTGCGGTGTTCTTTAACAGTTCAGCATCAGTTGCTGCGGTTTGCGAAGGCATACCCATATTTGCCGATGATGAAAGCTGTGTGAGTTGGGCAATGTCCAATCATGACATCAGCAAGATTGAGTCAGCTCAGGTGTTTGATCGCACTCAGTGGATTCATGAACTAGCTGCGGCGCACTGGAGTGATCAAGAAGGCCAACGGGGCGACATTTATCAACGTTTTTTGCCCTATTTGAAATAACTCACAACAGATCAGGATTCCCGGTCAAGGACATTTCTTTGATTCGGTTGTGATAGTCAGGGTGCAGCCTTGCTATGGTGGGCACGGTTACTTGTATATCAACCACAGCATCTCCAATCTGTTGATCAGCAGGAACAAATCCATTTTGTTTGATCCAGTCAATTAGCCGTTGTGCTGCATGTGGTTTGATAATGTAACTGTAGGCGCCGCGAAGGTAGTTGCCTGTGCCAATCTTTTCAACAAAATCTGATCCGTGATTCACAGTCTTTGCTTGCGGGTTGTGATATTTGTTCACAACTACGGGTTGATTGAGTTGAGCAGTGATTGTGGTGTCGTAGTGCTTTGAGTAAGGATCCTGGTCATCAAGTTTGAGCACATCCGTAAATGTGTCAAGTATGTTGTCAGGCAAAGGTCTGACAACATATCCATCGTGTTCGAGAATCAAAAAAGGCTGACGGCCTGCGGCACACTGTTGCCATAGGTAGTAATGACTTAGAAAACAACCAAACACCCCGGCACGACCTTTTTTGAATTTGTATCTTGGTTCAATGCCTAATCGTGCCACATGCTGTTGATATTCCAGTCCGTTGATGCCGTCAAAATACTCAACATCTATGCCAAATTTGCGTGCCTGGGCAACACCAAGGTCTGCGTATTTCTCAGACATGGCGTTGTTTTTCAGTCGAATTATGTATGCTTTCATAGCTCTAATAGATACACTCCAATGATGTTACCGGTCCATGATCGTTTAATTTGAGGGAAAGTTTCTAACATTTCTGTGTGTGACCAATCGTCCTTTACATGTGCTTCGTAAGGATTTCCTTCCTCCTCGCCTTGTGGAAAATGCACAATAGGAATACTAACGATAATTCTCTTAGCAACTTTTAATAGATCGTTAACTACTTTAATTGCTTCTTCTTTGGTTATATGTTCCAATACATCACCGGCAAACACTAGATCTATTGGACCCAAGGTGTTGAAATCTACTGTTCTAATATCTGCGTTGATAATCTTATTATATCTTGTTAACAAATCAAATTCACGAATATAGGGCTCCCATGCTTCGACACCAATCCAGTATGCTTCTTTAAGAGCTGGCGACTTCCTGGTATACAGCCTATGATAAGTTCCGTTCCCGACTCCAAGATCTAGTACAGTTTTTACGTCAGGACCAAATTCTGTAACCCATTCTCTTATCACTGACTTACCTTCTTTATTACTTGATGGCATGCTATTTCCTATTTTAAAATTTTATTATCGGTTCCAACCCATGATCCAGTCATCCTTGACTTGGTCCAGCCGGGTCATGCCCCAGGATTTCAGCAACTCGACGGCTGCATGCTGTGCGTATTGATCACTGTAGGCTGCATGCGGTTTTTGTTCCACTACCACAACAGGACGACAGGTTTTAATGGTTTGTTCTGCACCTTGCAACACACGATACTCGTACCCTTCGCAGTCAATCTTGACATAGTCAACATTGGGTATGTTCAAGCTGTCAAGAGTCACCACTTTCACATCACCGGTGCCCATGCTGTCAGGATCCAGGTGACTGTGTCCAGTATTGCCTGGAGTGATGATCATGGTGGCCTGAGTGTCTTGATCTCCCAGAGCCAAGGGACTGATAGAAAAGTTAGGGCCAGACACATTGCGTTCTAGACATTCTCTAAAGATGGCCACGGGTTCAAAAGCAATCACCTGAGAAAAGTTATCCACTAGGTCACGACTCCACAGGCCCACATTGGCTCCAATGTCCAAGGCAGTGCCATGACCGGCACACAATTCAATACTGCGACGGCGCACAGGTAATTGATATTCTGCGGGGCCACCGCGATCAACACTTTTCTTTAGCATTTGTGGAAAGTGTGTGTCGACATCTGGGAAATACCAGCCATAGTGTTCACGCATTGAGAGTCTCCTGTAGTATTCGGTGCGCTGTGCCGTTGCGCAGTTCTGAATTGTGAAACTGCCCATAGGCCAAATGGCACGCCCAATCATGAATTTGATCTCGATCAGGGTACCATGGGTTGTTGATTTTGGATAAGTCAGTGTTGGACACTGGGATGGCAGCATTTGACGGTGCCAGAGCAAATGCCGGCACTCCAGCCAGCACACTCTCAGTGGCTGCAATTGAGTTAAAGGTCACCACGGCATGCACATCAGTCAGTGCTGACTGCAAGTCGCTGGTCACACGTGCCTGTCGATTGGGATTGCGTTCACGTATGATAATTTCTCGGTCAGTGTATTGTTTGATTGTGGCAACGGTTTGTGCAATCCAGTCAGACAGAGTGATGTCATAAAACACACAGGGTTTTTCGTCTGGTGCTGCTAGTAATATTTTGCTGCCATGCCGACGTCGAGGCATGGCAATGTCATGCCGCTGCCAACGATCAGCAGGCCTTGGGATCACTGCACCATGTTGCAGGTTGTTGGGCACCACTCTGTGCCATACTTTGTTACCGCGTGGATTCAGCGCACTGTGTCGGTTGCCAACATAGCCAGAATCCATGTACCAGAATGGTCGGTTGTCTGCCCAGCACTGTTTGATAATCTTGTGCTTCATGATGCCTCGGATCACCAAGGGCGCATCACTGTCTTGGTACTGCCAGGTTTCTAACTCAGTGGGCACTGCACTGCATCCACGAGCAAACATTTCTATGTACTCGTCACTGTTTTTCTTGTTGAGAAATATCCAGGTCATTGCCAGTATGCCTCGGTTCGTTGAACTTTTAAGTCTGTGGCAGGACTGCGTCCTGTGGTCTTGCGCTTGCCTTTGAGATGATCTAGATATGCACCCCAGTCTGAATTGATCAAGGGATGACCTTCTCCGGTGATCAAATGACTGCTCCAGTCTAGTTCGTATAAACTAGTCTGCCGACGAACAGCATCAAAAACAAAACTGTCATGCCATTCGTCTAGAGTAAAAATTCCTTGCTCGGCGTCGTCGTAATACTTTTGAAATTTAGTTAAAAAATCTCTTATGCAAGGTCTGCGGAGGTTCATTGCATACAGTCCACACTCACTGAACTTGCCCCGGCGCCCAAGAAAACAAAGATCTCGGTCGCTGGGGCACAGTCGGTCTAAATCAGTTGTGGTAATGGGACTGTGACACACAGTGTCTGCATCCATCCAGATCAACCAGTCAGTTGGTGTATTTTTTGCACAATGGAAAATGCTGTACACTTTGTGAGCAAATCTCACAGCGTCCCATTTGAATCCTTTGCCAGCATCTTTACGTTGCGATCTAACTGGATCAGCACTGACATCTCCGTTGGCTCGAGGAACCCCCTGCCAACATTGTTTGAATGCAGTGAGTTCGGTGACTATCGCAATATCGCGGACTTCAAGATTGGGTGCTGTTTCATTTACTCTGCACCCTTCAGCATACACTGTTAATTGCACAGCGGCAGGCCAGTTTTGAATGAATGTTTGGATCATTCTACGTCCGTATTTCTCATAACCTTCAGCATTGAAAGTGGTACATACAGTGTATTTCATAGGGATATTTAGTGATTGGTTCTGTAGCCTATTTTCCTTCTCAGTGTGCTCTCAACAGCAGACCCATCATGGCCGCAGTGTTGGACAGTTTACAGGCATCAGGTATTCAGACCCGTGAAAATGCCTGGGATGCTGACGCCGCAGTGATTTGGTCAGTGCTGTGGCACGGACGCATGGCCAACAATGAACAAGTATATCAGCACTATCGCAACCAAGGACGTCCAGTGATTGTGGTAGAAATTGGTGCTTTGTACCGTGGCAACACTTGGAAAGTGTCGGTAAACCATGTCACAAATCAAGGATACTACGGACATCAGGAAAATCTTGACTGGGATCGTCCTAGAAAATTGGGTATCAGTGTTGCTCAGCTTGCAAGCCCAGAGCCGCATGTGGTAATTGCAGCTCAACATGACCGCAGTCTTCAGGTGGCCGGCATAGACATGAGTCAATGGGTACTTGATGCTGTTCGTTCAATACGCCAACACACTGACCGAGCCATACATATTCGCCCACATCCACGCTGTCGCCTGCGATTGCCCTATGTGCCACTGGGCGCAGAAATAGTAGTACCACGTTTGGTGCCCAACACCTATGACAGTTTTGACATGCATTTTAATTGTCATGCTGTGATCAACATTAATTCAGGACCTGGCACACAAGCAGCCATTGCTGGTGTGCGTCCCATAGTGCATGATTCTAGCTTGGCTCGTCCGGTGTCAGTCACGTATCAAAACATTGAACAACCTTATGATTGTGATCGTGCACAGTGGTTGACAGAAATCTGTCACACCGAATATCGTCTAGAAGAATTGCAGAGAGGCTTATGGCTAAAAAGAATCGAACCCGCACTGATGATGTGATTGACTGTGCCTGTGTGATCCACGGCTCAGGCTACAGCTGGGACTATGTGCAAAATTTGCACGCCCAGCTCACTCGTCACCATGGTGATCGCATACGACTGCATGTGTATACCGAACACGATCGGTCGGTTCCGCCACATCTTGTCAAGCACTGTTTAGAAGAATGGCCGGGTATATCAGGACCCAAAAAATCCTGGTGGTACAAGATGCAGTTGTTTAACGACCAGCATCATGCCGGGCCGTTGTTGTACTTTGATCTTGACGTGATTGTGTTGCGAGACATAGACTGGGTACGTGAACTTGATCTCACACACTTTTGGGCCATACGTGACTTTAGGTATCTTCAGCGCAGTACTCACAACAGTGTCAACAGCAGTGTGATGTACTGGGACACCAGGAGGTTTGGCTGGGTATGGAGGGACTTTGCACGTGACAACATTGAAGAAATAGTGCGGCGTACACCCGGAGATCAGGACTACATCACGCGAGTGATTGATCACAATCAGCGAAGATACTTTGATCAGTCCTTGTTTGAGAGTTATCGATGGCAGAGCATAAACGGTGGGTATGACTTCAAAACACGCACATACCGTCAGCCCAGCGCAGGATTTGCACCAGCTGGTACCACATCAGTTGTGGTGTTTCACGGCACCCCAAAACCACATGAAATTCGCAATGATCAAATCTCTCAGGCCTGGATGGGGATATAAAATATGAAATTGTCTTTATTTGAACATACCAAAATTGACTTTGAACTATCAGTGCATGTTCGCCCGGGACCAAATGCTCATGTCACAGTCACAGTGGATACTGATAGTACTCGGCCAATCACACAGATATATGATCTAGCACCAACTATAGATTGGCAGCTAGATGCCACCGTAGATCATAGTCATAAAATTATTGTGACCTTGCCAATTTTTAATTTCAATCTTATCAATATTGCTTGCAATCACAATGATATTTTAATTTTAGGATACCAGCCACAACAACCAGGACTTTGGCGTTTCGCCAGCGTTCCGGAATGGCAAAGCGGTCAACTATACGATGCCCCAGACGATTTTGACGGACACCCTCGTGCTTTGCCCATCTATCACGGCGACAGAGTCTCTTTTTACTGTCGAGCTATTGGGAATATTAAGAAATTTCAATAAAAATGTTGCTTTTTTGCAACAAAAATACGGTTGACCAATAATGCTGATTTTGCTACAATAATGACATGATGAGCAAAAAGGGGCAGAAAACACAGTGTTGCAAATACGCAACACGGTTGACCAAAAAAGCCCAATTTGCTATAATAATGACATACTGAAACTGCAACAACTCACTGGAGCCAACATGAGTACTATTCGAATTGTAAAAGGTAACTACCGCGGTTACAACATTGTTAACACTGAATTTGAGCTGATTTCCGGCTTTCAAACTGGTGCCCGCGGCGGCTATGTCACTGTTCGCAATGCCGGACATTTTCCTAAATTTAGCGATACGATCCGAGTCCGGGTTGACAGCATTCGCGACATTGAGTATACTAACGGCATGACTACCAACAACACCGTACCTTTTGAGAAGCCTGTGGTTACTGAAACTGACGAACAAGCCATGGATCGTATCCGTGAGCGATTTGACATTCTTACCGAAATGACCAAGGCTGCTGTGACTGGCGACATCCGTGCCATGATTGTGAGCGGCCCTCCCGGCGTCGGCAAATCGTTTGGCGTGGAGCAAGAGATTGAAAAAGCCACAATGTTTGACAAAATTGCTGGCAAGCGACTTCGTGCCGAAGTTGTCAAGGGCTCGGCTACACCTATCGGCCTGTACCAAACTCTGTACAAATACTCAGACACCAACTGTGTTGTGGTGTTTGACGACTGTGACAGCATTTTGCTGGACGATGTTTCGCTGAACTTGCTCAAGGGTGCACTTGACTCTGGCAAGAAGCGCAAGATCTCCTGGTTGTCAGAAAGCTCAACTCTGCGTCGCGAAGGCATTCCTGACCAGTTTGAGTTCAAAGGTTCAGTGATCTTTATTACCAACCTCAAGTTTGATGCCATGAAGTCGCAAAAGCTTCGTGATCACTTGGACGCACTGCAATCGCGCTGTCACTACCTGGACCTGACCTTGGACACCATGCGTGACAAGCTGTTGCGTATTCGACAGATTGCCAAAGATGGTGTGTTGTTTGCAGATTATGAGTTTGAGCCTGCTGTGCAAGACGACATCATTGATTTCATGCACACCAACAAGGATCGCCTGCGTGAGGTAAGCCTGCGCATGGCGCTGAAGATTGCAGACTTGCGCAAGATGTCAGTGCTGAACTGGAAGCGTCTGGCAGAGACTACCTGTATGAAAAGTGCTTGACATGACCAACTCAGACAAAGCCTTCTTTGGCACCATATTGGCCATGTTGGCTTTGTTGTTTGGTTACCCAGGCTGGGCGTTTTTGATTTTTGTGATGGGGTTGATGCTGAGTTAGTGGTTTTCCTGGGCATTTCGGTTGGCTCCGGCCCAGGCTTTATACAGGGACTTCGGTCCCTGTTTTTTTGACCGCGTAGACTGTGGCTATATACACAATGCCCAAGCACTTATGTATTCATCTAGGTCCCAGTGGAGATCTAGAGTTGCGTTTTCGAATTCGTCAAACTCCCTTGGCTGAACTATGGACTGAGCGCATGCTGGCTCGCACTGCATGGCCCATGGACCACCCTGACAGATTCTCTGGATTTGGCACTGCCCAAACTCAGTGCAAAGTTGCTGAGCACTGGATACGCCACTGCATAGCCATCATCAATTCACATGCGCCGGTGATTGAGCGTGAGTTTGAGTGGACACAAGACTGTCTCAATTACCTTCACCATGTGTTTGAATGCCATCACGGATTGTTGGATCAACAGCACTCAGAATTTTGGCAGTCAGCACCAGACATAGTGCGCCGTGCACTGAGTGAATTAAACTTGGCAGTGCACCAATGTGAGTCTGTGCTAGCAGGCTCTCACGCCAAATTGGTGTGCACATGGTTTGGCATGCCCAAGACGCATCAGCTGCCTGCTGACATAGCTCAATGCTATGGCGACTGGCGAGTGACTTGGGGCACAGTGTATCTCAACTACTGTGAGATTGGAAAAACAGTAGAAGACTTGGCACGTGACAATGACCAGTATATCTCAGATGATGCATTTTGTCCATTTGATCACTACTCGGCGGATTTCTATGTGGCATTTCACGATCGCAATCTTGCCACTCAGTATGGCCGTATTCAACATTACATTGACCAGCATCCAAAATTTTTTGTTGCACGTGGCATCAAGAGTGTGTATAATGCACAAGCAAGACCCTTGAGATATCCTGTGGCTGACATTGAATTTGATGGCAACCGCGAACGCATGATGCATGACATAGCTCAACGACAGTGGGTCAAAAAAGTTATCCTAGAATGAAACAAGCAACCATTGTAATACGAGACGAAGTCAACATCAAGATTGAAGGTCTAGATCTTGATGCTAGACGAGTTTTGGTAAACCTATTCAAGTATGATGTGCCCTACGCTCGGTACTTGCCGGCAGTGAGACTGGGACGCTGGGATGGCAAAGTCAGCTATTTCCAATTGGGCGGCAGCACCTATACCAATCTGTTGCCTGAAATTGTGCCTGTGCTAGAGCGCATGAACTACGACATTGACATTGACGATCGTAGAAGCTACTGTACCACTTTTGATTTCAACACTGTGGAAGAACATTCATGGGCACACAGAACCTGGCCCACAGGTCACCCAGCCGAGGGTCAGCCCATTATGCTGAGAGACTATCAAGTTGAAATTGTCAACAACTTTTTGGCCAACCCACAGTGTATACAAGAAGTGGCCACAGGTGCTGGCAAGACTATTATGACTGCAACTTTGAGTTCGGCAGTGCAAGCACATGGACGTAGCATAGTCATTGTGCCCAACAAAGACCTTGTGCGACAGACCGAACGTGACTTTGTGAACGTGGGGCTGGATGTAGGGGTGTATTTTGGTGACAGAAAAGAACACGGCCGCACTCACACCATCTGTACCTGGCAAAGTCTCAATGTCTTGATGAAAAACACTCGATCAGGCACTGCCGACATTACCATACAAGACTTTATTGAAGATGTGGTATGTGTGATCGTGGACGAGGTGCACATGGCCAAGGCCGATGCACTAAAAACTCTGCTCACAGGACCCATGGCCCATATTCCTATTCGCTGGGGTCTCACTGGCACTGTGCCCAAGGAAAAATTTGAAAGTGTGAGCTTGTTGGTGAGTCTGGGACCAGTAGTGGGCAGACTCAGTGCCAATGAACTGCAACTGCAAGGCGTGCTAGCACAGTGTCATGTCAATGTGGTGCAGTTGGTGGATCATGTGGAATTCAACAACTATCAAAGCGAACTCAAGTATCTACTGGAAGAGTCAGGACGCTTGGATGCCATGGCCAACTTGATACGCGAAGTCAATGAAACTGGTAACACCTTGGTGCTGGTGGATCGTGTGGCAGCCGGCCAAGCTCTTGTGGAAAGACTGGGCGAAGGTGCTGTGTTTGTGTCGGGAGCCACCAAGGGCACTGACCGACAGGCTGAATATGATGCTGTGGCCACAGCCACAGACAAGATCATTGTGGCCACCTATGGTGTGGCTGCTGTGGGCATCAATATACCTCGAATCTTTAACCTTGTGATGGTAGAGTCTGGCAAAAGTTTTACACGAGTGATACAGAGTATTGGTCGAGGTATTAGACGAGCCGAAGACAAAGACCATGTGCAGATTTGGGACATTACCAGTACCTGCAAGTTTGCCAAACGCCATCTAACCAAACGCAAGGCCTACTACCGAGAAGCCAACTATCCATTCACACAAGAAAAACTGGAATGGCAATGAAAACTGTGATCAGCTATGTGAGTGGCACTGGCGGTGACTTTGTGGTCAATTGTAGCAACCAGACCTGGGGGTTGCCGCATAACATTGCCAATGGTTCAGTTACTCCGTCAGCATCAATCAAAAGTCTTGAACGTAGACTAAATGATCATGATCTAATAGAAGCCATCAACAATATGCCATTCGAATACATAGGCAGTCACAGCATTGACAGACTACTGCGCATGCCCTTGGCCCCATTATGGCTGGTAATACCGGTTCGTGATCAAATGTGGACCTGGGCAGCAAGAGATGCATTGACAAGGCCCACTGTTGAAAATCTCATGGGTCGCCACGGAACAGTGTACGAACAAATACAGTATCTGGTACAACAAGTAAAATTACAACAAGCAGCCGAGCTTTATCTAGAATGGTTGAACGATTATAATTGGACCTTGATGCAGATGCGTTTAGTGCAGCCCACAAACAAAATTGACGTAAGCATGTTGCTCAAACCTAGGGGTATAGATTCTTTAATAGATCAAATGCCACAATTGCAATCAACAGCGGAACAGTGTCGACAGTACCACCAATCTTGGCTGCAACACCAACTGCCATTGGCTGATCGCAACTGGGTTTTACAGTGTGTGGCCAGCAAGTTAGAGCAATTGGTCAATAATCATTGACCACGCCAGTGTTTTTGTGCTATCATAACACTATGAGAATATTAACACTAGATAACTGCTGTTTTGATTTGGACCACTTGCCAGATGAAATTGACGATATGCGCTTTGCCATACTGGACAATTCAGATCCCAGCAACCCTGACTACTACTACATTCCTTTGATCTTCTTGGAAAGTTTTTCAGCCCCGGCTCTGGTGTTGCGTATAGGCACCAACGTCATACGCATGCCCATGGATTGGCAAGTGCTGATAGGCGAACCCGACATTGGTGACCTTGAAATGCTGCCCTTGACATCGATCAATGATCGAGGATTCAAAGTTTTTCAATTCAATCCCTTGAGCAGTTTTAGGCCCAGTTTCCCTGACATCGAGATCATAGATGTATACCATGATATTACATGGTATACACCCAAACTCAAGAACGGACAAATGTTGGCAGTGCCCTTGACCGATGATGACAAACCTGACTGTGTGTACTTTGTCAAAGACGTTAGTCGCAACTGCGAGCTAGTGGACTACAACAAGGCTTGGTAATATGCAACTACATTATTCAAATACCGACATTGGTGGAGAAACCATCAAGGATGATGACACTTATTTGGTCAAAGACAATCGTGCACTAAACAATCTAGTGGTCAGTAGCACACGATTGTATCGTGGCAAGCAGACTCGAGGACACAGGCATCCGGGACAAGAAGAAGTTTATGTATTTGTGCAAGGCTTTGGCAAGATGATTGTGGGTAATGAAGACAGCAAGCCCTTCAATGTTGGCCCAGGGTCAGTGGTGTTGATTCCAGATGGGGCATTTCACCGTGTGATCAACGATGGCGATTCAAACATGCTATTCAACTGTGTGTTTGGTGGCATGAGGAATCACTAATGGGCAGTCTTGAGCCAGGTGCCACCTACGTTTACGAACGTGTGGACGATCGTATCTACGCTCGCAAAATGGGTCAAACCAAGCGGCAGTTGGTGGGTTGGACAAAAAGTGAAGGCATTGCCATGAGAGAATATCGTAGTGAAATAAATCAAGTGTTGGCCATGTGCGAAACGGATCCGGCCATGCGTGAGTTGCTGGATCAGTTGTTTGTGTTGTATAATCTAAAGAAAACTCATGAGTGACAAACTAAACATTGCCAACGAAATGCGACAGTTGGATCGCAAGAATCGTGGATTCTATGACGAACTCACTGTGGAAGAACGCAAGAAATTTTCCACATTCTTGATGTTGCGTTGGGGCTCGGCCATTGAAGGCAGTCAAGAACTACAAGAATATTATGTGCAGAGCACCAATCACTATTTGAATCGACACTTTTTTGCCATGAGTCGACATCCCAAACTGCAATGGCTCATGGCCACAGCAGCAAGTCCGGGCATGGGCACACCACGACATGTGTGGATTGCGCCCAAGAAAAAAGAGTCAGGTGCATCAGCACGACGTCGGCGATTGTTGGAAATATTTCCACACTATCGCGATGATGAGATTGATGTCATGATGACTGTGGTGTCAGACGCTGACTTGGACGAACACGATCGGCAAATGGGTCGAGACAATAAAAAATGATAGCACATCTTGTGGTCAATGGATGCAGTTATATGGAAGTATATGCTGTGGGCAGCGGACACCATGATCTTTGCCAACGGTTAGGGCTGCCCAGCTGTGAAAGTCTTGCACTGGGCGGCAGCTCAAATTCAAGAATTATTCGTACCACAGCCAAGCATGCAGCCACCAACAACACTCATCCCACATTGTATGTACTGGGCATGACGTTTATCAATCGCTGGGAACTGCCAGTGGCCTTGAACAATCCTGAATTTGAAGGTGCTTGGCGTAATCCGCAATCACAGTTGACAGAAAAATATCTTGGGCCATGGGATTTAGAAAAAACTCGACAGTGGGCTGATCTCAATTTTGCTGGTCATGCATGCGGAAGTGTGGACCTGCTGGAGGACCTGATGTATCGATTGGTATCCTTGCGATACTGGTTAGAGAGTCGCGGGCATCGACTGCTGGTATTTCGTCAAGTCAACGATGACGTTGGTGAACTTCTGGACCATGCTCGACTGGATTTGTTTGGTGATGACATGGTGTTTGTGAATCGTTATCGCTGGGCCAGCATACCCTGGCAAATGGAACAACAGGTGCCAGAAAGTGTGATCATGAATGACTATCCTCCGCCGCTACAATATCGACATCGCATGCCCGGGCACCATGAAAAGCTAAATGAATTTTTAACAGACTACATCAAACATCGTAACCTATTAAGATGAGCTACACTTGTGAATTTTGCAAAAAGACCTTTATGAAAGAGTCGTCTGCGGCAGTTCACATGTGTGAACCCAAGCGTAGACGACTGGAACAAAGTGAGCGTGGTGTACAGTTGGGCTTGCAGGCCTATCTCAAATTTTACGAAACCATGCAAGGTTCGGCCCGGCTCAAGACTTTTGAGGACTTTGCTGAGTCGCCATACTATCGTGCATTTGTGAAGTGGGGGCGGTACTGTGTAAACACCCGAGTGATCAACCCCACACAGTTTATGACCTGGTTGTTGCGCAATCAAAAAAAGATTGATCGTTGGAGTTCGGACCAGTTCTATACTGACTATCTTATGGAGTATCTGCGTTTAGAAGCTGTGCAAGATGCCCTGGCACGAGCAGTAGAGCACAGCATGACTTGGCAGGAACGCACTGGTCACCCGGCTCATGACATGTTGCGCTACGGCAACCACAATGCTGTGTGTTATGACATCACTGCCGGAAGAATTTCTCCTTGGGTAATTTACAACAGTGAATCAGGACAAAAGTTTTTGAGCGATATCAACAGTGAGCAATTGGCCATGATCTGGCCCTACATTGATTCTGATGTTTGGCAAAAGAGATTTGCAGATTATTCTGCAGACCAAGAGTATGCCAAAGAAATTTTAAAACAAGCAGGATGGTAACATGATTAGAAATATCACAGGTGGTGCAGGTATACACATCATAGGCAATGTGTACAATTCACCTTACGTAGACATGAGTCGACCCAGTGCTGGTATGGTGCGGTACAACGGCAACAATATTGAAGTGTATGATGGAGCATCCTGGCTGCCTATGACATCCAGCTATCCGCAAATTGAACTAGACAACGAGACTAGAGAAATTATACAATGGGCACAGAACCGAATGGTAGAGGATGAACGTATAAAAGCCTTGGCTGCCAAACATCCCACTGTGGCAGATGCCTTGTTGGCCTTGCATCGAGCCGAAGAACAAGTTAAAATTGTGGTGTCTTTGGCGGAAACTCAATGAGCGCAGATATTGACTTGGACTTTGCTGATCGTAGTGCTGTGTTGAATTTGATACAGCATACCCCTGCACGACTAAGCGATGGCCGGCGACATTTGACAGGTGTGTATGTCACAGACATTCCGTGGGATCCTGTGAATCAGTGTGCAGCCCTAGACTATGAAACAGCAGAAACTCGTGGCTATTTCAAACTGGATTTTTTGAACATGAGTGTGTACAGCCTGATTCAAACACCTGAACACTATGAAGACATGCTGGCAGCAACGCCGCCCTGGAGTCGACTGTGGACCGACGCTCAATGGGTCAGCCAGTTGGCACACGTGGGCAACTATTATGATTTGCTGAAAGAAATGAAGCCAGACAACATACCGCGTCTGGCAGCTTTTATATCGATTATTCGTCCAGGAAAAGCACACCTACAGCGACGGCCTTGGCCCGAAGTGTTTGCATCAGTATGGGATGGTGACACCAGTCGAGGCTATACGTTCAAAAAAGCACATGCAATTTCTTATGCTGCATTGGTGGCTTTACACATGAATTTACTCAATCAATCCGGCGCACAAGAGTAATACTGCGACGCTTGCCTTTTTTGCGCACAAGATCCAGCAAACTACAGGTAGGACCATGCAAGATTTCAAGATCACGGTTGTTAAAAGTGCGTAGAGTATGGCGGAATTGTTCCCAGTCTTGCTTGAGAAAGATGTTTATGGGTATTGATCGATTGCTTTCCCACCACCACTGTGCTGCAAGATCAAGATACACAATTTTTTCTTGGTGATCCACTATGGCACCAAAATCGTAGATGGTGGTCACCATGTCGTCACGATTCTGTACAATGCCCACGTATTCTTGGTTGGCGTACACGCACAGCGTGATGAAGGGATATTTTTCTGTCAGTTTTTCAAATAGTGTGTTGCCCATAAATACCAGTTGAGGATGCCATGTATTCTACCACTGCGTACTTATATCAACAGCTGACCAGAATTTTATTGATTGACACCAGTGGTGGCTATTTCACCGCGAGGTACGACCCTGTGTATGCAAAAACTTTAACCATCAACAAAGGCGTGGACAATGTCCTGCTGTTTGAATTTGTCAATCAAGACCAAAAGCCTGTGAACATCACTGGCAGCACGTTTCGTTTCCGTGTGATCACACAAAACGGAGACCGACTGCTGCTGGAAAAAGACATGGACATACTCAGCGCCAGCACTGGACGAGTCAAGGTGGTGCTGAACTCAGCTGACACCATAGACATTCAGGGTCAGCCTGCCAGCTACAGTATTCAGCGCACAGCCGGTAACTATGTGCAGGCAGCGTTTGTGGACGACAACTCGGGTGCACGAGCTGATGTCAACATTGTGGATTCGGTGTTTCCGGCTTTTGTGCCCAGTGCTGAATGCACAGTGCCTGACATGTACGGCAAAAATCAGTATGTGGGCACAGCGCCCACAGGCTGGCCAGACTGGGCCTTGAATCCACAGCCCATCAACTCCATTCAGGAAACTGAATTCTACAGCAGCTACATGCCCACTCGTGGTGGGTCTGTCACAACCATAAAGTTTGATCTAGTGCACTACACTGGTACAGTCAAAATACAAGCTGCTGAAAACTACGAGTCAGTTTGGTATGATGTTTCAGAATGTCGCGAGTATTTTGATGACACCATGACTGATTATTTTACCGTGTTGGGCTACCATCCCTTGTTGAGATTGGCACTAAACAACAGCGTGGGCTATGGAGCCACAGGCAATGTGCAGGTCACTAATGGTGTGGTCACTGGCATTACCTTGAACAATCTAGGCCAATACTATGTGGCTGCACCCTATGTTCAAATCTTGGGCAACGGTGCTGGTGCCGAAGCTGTGGCCACTGTAAACCCTGGTGGCACAGTGAGTTTGGTCACTGTCACAAACGGTGGTTCGGGATATGTGCCCTTGCAGTTTCAAGGTTCAACCGCGGCCACTGTAGTGTTTTCAAACGGCAAGATTGAAAACATACTGTACCGATAACAGTTGCATTGCTTGGCCAAAGGTGCTAAACTATAGCAATGCTTGACATCCTTGACTATTTGCCAGCCCGACGTAGAACTACACCGTCGGGCTGGCTCAGTTTCAATGCTGTGTGTTGTGAGCACAATGGTGACAAGCCAGATCGTCGTCAACGTGGTGGTGTCAAAAGCTGGGATGGTGGTTGGAGCTATCATTGCTTCAATTGTGGATATACAGCATCGTTTCAGCTGGGGCGAAACCTCAGTTTTCGAGCTCGCAGATTGTTGGGTTGGTTGGGCTTGGACAATTTGGAAATTGAGCGCATCAATCTTGAAAGCCTGCGTCAGCGCAGCGTCATAGGCATCTTGGATGATCGTCGACGGGTAGAACAGCAGTTGTTGAACATTGCGTTTGAAGAGGCCGAACTTCCGCCCTGTGCTGAACTGGTGCACCCAGAACATGAACATTACTGGAATTATCTTCGCAGTCGCGGAGTTCCGGAAGACTTTCCGGCCATGACACAGATTCAGAATGACGGCGTCCATTGGGTCAGGCCACATGTGATCATCCCGTTCACACATGACAACCACATTGTGGGCTGGACTGCAAGGTTTTTGGACCATCGTCAACCACGTTATATTTCACACAGCCCCCCGGGGTATGTGTTTGGTATAGATCTGCAACAGCCAGACTGGACACGAGTCTTGGTCATGGAAGGCATTTTTGATGCACTATCGATCAATGGAGTGGCTGTGATGCACAACGACATCTCAGATGCACAGGCACGCATGATTCGCAGCCTGGATCGAGAAATCACTGTGGTCCCGGATCAAGACACAGCTGGCATGAGTCTAGTAGATCGTGCTGTGGCCCTGGGCTGGGCAGTGAGCATGCCCGACTGGGGTGCTGACATCAAAGATGTCAACGATGCTGTGAAGAAATATGGCGTGGTGGGAACCGTGCTAACTATTCACCAGGCTCGAGAAACCAGCCGAGTCAAGATTGAATTGAGGAAGAAGCAAATTGTTAAAAGACTACAGCATTGATGTGCAGCGTTTGTTCTTGGAAATGATGTTGGAGGATGCACAGAGCTATGTGCGTGTTCAGAACATTTACAATCCTGAGAACTTTGACCGCAGTCTTAGACCTGCTGCTAAATTCCTCCAGGAACACTCAGACAAATTCAAAACCTTGCCTGACCTGCAACAGATAAAAGCCGCCACTGGTGTTGTTTTGCAATCAGTTCCAGATCTAAACTCTGGTCACTATGACTGGTTCATGCAAGAGTTTGAAGCATTTACCCGTCGTCAAGAGCTGGAGCGAGCCATTCTTAAATCTGCAGACCTGCTGGAGAAAGGTGAGTTTGAGCCTGTGGAAAAACTGATCAAGGATGCTGTGCAGATCAGTTTGACCAAGGACCTTGGTACAGATTTTTGGCTGGATCCTGAAGGCATGTTTGCCAAATACTTTGATGCAGGCGGACAAGTCTCAACGGGTTGGTCGCAACTGGATCGATTGTTGTATGGTGGATTCAGTCGAGGCGAACTCAACATTTTTGCAGGCGGGTCTGGCTCAGGCAAAAGCCTTGTGATGATGAACATTGCCTTGAACTGGGTACAACAAGGGCTACATGGTGTGTACATCACTCTAGAACTCAGCGAAGAACTCACAGGTCTTCGTACAGCAGCCATGCTCACACAGATGAGTACCAAGGACATACGTCGCGACAAAGAAACCGCAGCTCTCAAGATCAAACTGGTGGGCAAAAAGGCCGGCAGCTATCGCGTCAAGGCGTTGCCAGCACAGTCAAACATCAATGACATTCGTGCGTTTTTGAAAGAGTACCAAATACAGACCGGGCACAGAGTGGATTTTATCATGGTGGACTATCTTGACCTCTTGATGCCAGTATCAGCCAAGGTTTCACCCAATGACTTGTTTGTGAAAGACAAGTATGTGAGTGAAGAACTGCGCAACTTGGCCAAGGAACTGGGCATGCTCATGGTCACTGCTTCACAGTTGAATAGATCAGCAGTAGAAGAGATTGAGTTTGATCACAGCCACATTTCGGGTGGTATCTCTAAAATCAACACTGCTGACAATGTGTTTGGTATCTTTACTAGTCGCGCCATGAAAGAACGTGGCAAGTATCAAATACAGTGTATGAAATCTCGAAGCTCGACCGGCGTTGGTCAAAAAATTGATTTGGAGTACAACATTGAAACCATGCGTATTACTGATGCCGGCGGCGACGAAGGCGAAAACTCTGCATTCAAGAAACCCAGTATCTATGACTCAATCAAGGCAAAAAGCTCGGTTAACTCATCCAATGACACTGACGATGCTACACCAAAATGGGAACGTGCCACAGGAACTCCAGCTTGGGAAAAACCCGCAGCTGACACAAACAAAGTGTCAGCTGACGTTCAAAGCAACAAGCTAAAACAACTGCTGGGCAAGATCAAAACATCATGATTAAAAGTCATACTGGTTTTCAAACTTTGCGCGAAGTTTGGTTAGGCGATTGTTATCCAGCATCCTGGTATTCAACATTCCCTAATAGGGTAGAAGATCTATTTTGCAAAATTACAGAGATGACCAAGCATGATCTTGACAAGTTTCAACACAAATTGCAAAGTCTAGGAATCAACGTACAAAGACCAAAATTTGATCTAGAAGATAAATTTCGAGATTATCAAGGTAATTTAGTCAAACCGCCTATAACTCCTAGAGACTGGGCCATGACCTTGAATGACACTTTGTATGTGATTCCACAATATGAAAATCAAGTAACTGGTTTTGACAACATTGTTAACACATATAGATCTGCTGGATTAGATTGTAAAATTCTTGACAGAAGTAGGCCTGATCCTATGTGCTATCTAAACTTCCCCAGCACAGTAAGAGTTGGAAGAGACCTGTTTATAGATTATGATTTTCGGTCTTCAGGTGCCTCCTTTGCAAATCAAGCCTGTCAGGAACTGGCCAAATCTTATAGAGTGCATGTGACCCACACTGGAGACCACAGTGATGGGGTTTTTTGCCCTGTGGCGCCCCAGAAAATTTTTACTTCGCATTATTGCAGTGACTACAGTCGTACATTTCCAGGCTGGTCAACTTGGACACTCAACAATTCCACCGTTAAACGAAAACACAACGGATACAACGGTCGATGGTGGGTTCCGGGAGTAGATCTTCAAATTTTTAATGACAGTATAGTTGATTATGCTGAACATTGGATTGGTAACAGCGCCGAAACAGTGTTTGAAGTCAACATGTTGGTCATTGATGAACGTAACATCTGTTGTATTGTTGAGGACGACGACGTATGTAGACAACTAGAAAATCTAGGTTTCACAGTACATGTGATTGATTTTAGATGCCGAGGGTTCTGGGACGGCGGCTTGCACTGTTTGACTGTGGACATTTCAAGGGATGGACCTTGCGTGGATTACTGGCCTGGACGTGGCCCCAACGCAATATATAAGTACTGACAGTTATCAAGCATGAACTTGGTTTGTTTTCCACACTATACTTGTGGCGGGCTATTGTGTGATATTTTAAATAACACACAAAGTCCATTGGGCTATAACGGTGGAGTTGCAAGCCCGCACCATAATCTTGGAAAAATGGGCGATTCAGACTCTGTGCTGGTTGATTACGATGTTGCTCAGTTCATGAAAAAAATTTCCAGGTTCCCTAATCAATGGTACCTGGGAACGCACAACTGGCCCGGTCATTTGCCGCTTGATAAATTTAATCAAGTGATCAATATAACCACATCCACTCACCGTAGTCGTCTCTATCGATGGCTGCGAGCCTATCACTTTTACTACAGCAACAGTGAACCTTGGCTCTCAGTACAGGGACAGGATAGAATTGACAAAGAACGAGAAACTGCCAAGAATTATTTGATTCCGTTTGATCCCGTGTCACATCCTTGTGTGGTAAATCTTGAGTTCTCTGACATAGTAGAACTAAAACCAAGTTTTACAAATCTAGTTGCTAATTATAACAGTATCGAGCACATTCAAGGTTGGTGCCACCATAATAATTTTTTGTTTGACTGTCCAGCCTGGGTTACCTCGGCCTCTGACAGACTGCACGAGGCCGAGGTTGAAGTCAAGTTAAATACGTTTTATGTTTATCAATAGTACTGGTCAACAATTATGCATTCACGCTCTTGATCACAGCAAAGTTGAGCACAATAGCTTCTGACAGCGAACCAGACGAAAAGTTGGTTATACTAATTCTACAACTACCGTTAGCAATTGCATCAACGTGAGTGTTGTATGCGCCAGCAGTTGCACCTGAACAGATAGCAGTAATCACCACATCAGTAGCAGCAATAAAACTATTGGTAAATGTAAAGCTGACCTCTGCAGCAGCCGCCAGTGCAGCACCGTTCATGGTGATCTGTCCGCAACGTTTGTTCAGTGTTACCCCAGTTGATTTGTTGGTGGCTTGAGTAACAGTTCCACCAGTGCCAGTGGCATAGCCCACAGCAGCCGCTGGACTGCCCAAGAGAGGTCTACTGAGATCAAATACTGATACTGTGCTGCCGCCGTTGCTGGTCAGCAGTGCAAACTCATACACACCAGTGGCATCAAACGTCACAACATTGCTGGCCCAGCCTTGGATGCCTGTGGTGTTCACACTCACTGCACCCGGGAAGGTCACAGTGTAAGCAGTGTTGGTAATGGTGATTTGCAGTCGCAACAAGCCAGTGTAACCAGCTGCTGGCCAGTTTGTGACTGTGAAACTGAACGCCGCAGTGGGAGTCACTGTTTGATAGTGTCCGGCAGCGTAGTTAATGGTGGGATTCACAGTGTTGGCCAAGGCCACTCTGGTGGCAGCAAAATCCTGAATTGATGCAGCGTACAACAGCGCATCGTTGAGATTGTTGTCTAGAACACCGCCAGTGAGCGCAGCCTTGAGCACAGCTTTGTTTTGAAGGTCTGTGATCTCTTCTGACGCAAATTGAAAGTTGGTTTTGGTATTGGTAAAGTTGTCCCGAAAACCTTGAGTGTTGTTGTCCTGCCCAGCAATGGGATAGGTTCCGTCAATGTTGTTGGGGTTGATCTGACTGGTCATGTTTGGTCCTTGCCTTGTTCAGATATTTATCCGCGCACCATTTTAGCTAAATAATACCGGGACTACCAACATGCAAAGAAAAACACGCAGTATCCTAGAAGAATTAGACAGCCTCTATGTAGAGCAAGATCGTCGACTGATCTTGGAAAATCGTGCTTCGTCAATCATACACAGCGCCATTCGCTTGCTAGAACAGATTGAAGCCGAGTACACTCCAGAACAGGCTGAAAATCTCACACGTAAATTTCTCAATGCCATTCGTGCCAAAGACAGTGGCAAATTTGAACGTTCAGTAAAGCGCACTCATGAAGATCTTTGAATTCATGCAACCACAACGCACCGACGAAGCCCTAGGGACAGCACTACGGGGCATCGGATCTGTGGCTGCTCAAGCCATAAACAAAAACATGGGAACCAACATTGGTGGAGTTGCTGCTGGGGCACAAGCCGCACCAGGTTTTGCTGGCCAGGCCGCAGCCAAAGTCAATCAAACCATGGTCAAACAACTGGCACAAGAACAAGCTGGACTTTGGGCACAGAGTCTACAGGCTGCACTCAAGCAGTCAGGCACCCCGTACATGAGTCAGCTCAATCAAGCCGAACTTGCCAAAATTGCCACCGACATGGTCAACCGCACACTGGATCGCACTGGATTAAACAGTTACCAGCAGCTGGCCAACGCTGTGGATCAAGCCAAGAGACCCGAAGCCCAGGCCCTGCAGAAGACCATGACTGATTTAATCACTCGTTTGAGCAAAACTGCTGTGAGTCCCAGTATTCGTGCTGGTGAACTTGAAAAAGAAAATCAAACCATCTGGGGTGAACTGGCCAACACAATTGCTCAAACTCAAAACTTGATTACCTTCAATCGCAAGCAATCTGGTTTTTCCGGCTCTACCTCAACACCCGGCGGAGCCAACCCCCAGTTACAAGCAGCCATGCAGGCCACAGGTATCAATCGTGCAGCTTTGGCCAAGCTCAATGCTGTGGTACGCCAAAGTGGACAAAAACTCAATGTTACCACCACAGGTTCAGCCACTGTGGATGCATTACTCAAGGCAGCAAAATTGATATGATCACGAAACTATTTGAAGGTGGCAATGTTTTCAAAGACGCAGATGGCACCCCACTAACACAACGCATCAATCAAGCTGACGTGCCTGCCACCATTCGTTGGGTAGAACAAGTGACTGGTCTAGAATTTCCTGCTGAACGTTGGCTGGGATCAACTGGACGCAAGGCCACGTCAGGCGATCTAGACCTAGCAGTAGACACTGCTGAGGCCACCAAGGAACAAGTGGCCAAGTTGTTGACAGACTTTGTGACCAGTCAAGGACTGGATCCCAGACAGTATGTGAAAAAGGCCGGAGAAGTACATTTGCGCACTCCCATCGGCGGTGACGCCAATCGTGGCTTTGTGCAGACCGATTTTATGTTTATGCCCAACGTGGATTGGGGTGTGTTCTATTATGGTGGAGCTGAAAATTCAGCCTACAAAGGCATGAATCGCAACGTACTGCTCAGCAGCCTGGCCAAGCATGCTGGACTCAAGGTAGGTGCCAATGGCATGATCAGTCGAACCACCAATGAGTTGGTCAGTGCTGATCCAGACTATGTGGCTGAAATACTGTTGGGTTCGGGTCACGATCGTAACAGTCTCAAAAACGTAGAAACCATATACTCAGCACTGGCCCAAGATCCTGAACGTGACAACAAGTTACAAGATTTTAGAGAGTATCTTGCTCGAGAAGGATTGCAAGAGCCGCAACTGAGAGAAAATGATGTGAGCTGGTTGGCCCGCTTGCGTGATAGAATTGTGAATCAAGGTTACGTGGCCCTGGTTGAAGCCGAAGAACCTGGAGTAGGTGGGCGTGCCAAGGGCATTGAACATCTTGAAGATCTTGTGTTCCGCCGTGGCTCACGCGGTGTGCAAGATGCTTTGGCTATTGTGCAGGCCGCCGCCTCCAGTCCAGGTACCACTACCACAGTGAAGTGGGACGGCAAGCCTGCTGTGATATTTGGACGCAAGCCGGCCACAGGCGAGTTTGTGCTCACAGATGGTTCAGGTTTTGATGCCAAAACCTATGACGGATTGTTCACATCTCCCAGCATGTTGGCGCAGGCCATGCAACAACGCTTGGGTGATAGAACTGAACTGGTCAACCTCTATCGCAAGCTGTGGCCCTTGCTGGATGCGGCCTTGCCCACCAACTTCCGTGGCTATGTCAAAGGTGATTTGCTGTACACCCAAACACCACCTGAACAGGCCGGCAACATGGTGTTCACACCCAACACTGTGCAGTATCGCATCCCAGCCAAGAGTGCGCTGGGTCAGCGCATAGCTGCCAGCGAAGTGGGTGTAGCCATGCACTCAATGTATGCTGACCAAGGTGATGCTCGTCAGCCCTTGAGTCGAGTACGTTTCAATGACGTTCCGGGACTGTTGTTGATCGAACCCATATACAGCCAAACTCTCACTCTAGATCCCAAACTGGTGAAAGAAATACGCAGCATTGTGCGATCAAAAGGTCAAGCCATTGACACCTTGTTCAATCCAGCCGAATTGCGAGCTGCACAGATCACAGACTTGGCCAAACTGTGCATTGACTACATCAACTACAGAATTGGTACCGGCAACTTTGACAACTTGTTGGGTGGATTTGGGCAGTGGTTACAATCCAAGGTCACACCGCGCAAATTTGCCAACATCATAGAATACCTCAAATCGCCCAGTTCCAACACCGAAGGCATGGCCGCAGCATTCACACTGTTTATTCTGCTACACGATCTCAAGATGGATGTGCTACAACAGTTGGATCGCCAAAGTCCAGGCAACGAAGGTTGGGTCATGGCCACACCGTCGGGTTATGCCAAGGCAGTGAACCGATTTGATTTCACTCTACGCAATCGAGCCAGAAACAATCCGGATCAGGCGTGATTTTTCCAATCTGACTAAATAAGTGCAGGGTCGAAAGCCCAATCATTAGGAGAAAAAAATGGCTCAAATTACCAAAGTAAACGGCACAACACAACCAGTGTTTGCTATCGACGTGCAAAACGGCACAATCGCCAACACCGCCAACATCGCTGCTCAGGGTCCTGTGCAGATGGCCGGTCCCAAGCTGGAGTTCTTCAGCTTGACTGCCAACAGCGCTCTCAGCGCTAGCGGCGCTGCCAACGCTACTGGCTACATCAACAACGTTCTGCAAGCTATCCAGCAAACAGCCACTGTTGCTATGTACCAAGTGACTCCCAGCGCTCCTGCTGTGTTGAACATTGCTGTGTACCCAGTTGGTGCTTACACCACTGCTACCCTGGTTGCCGCTGCTCAAGTAGCCAACGCCACTGGTGGCTTGAACATTGGCATTCCAACTGGCAACGTTGCTGGCAGCGCCACTTTCACCAACGTTTAATCGCTTGGTTCATGAACAGCCCCGGAATCCTCCGGGGCTTTTCTTTGTGCGTTAAATACGCACAGAATGAAGATACTGTGCCGCACCTTGTTTGACTGTACTCGCACTGGAGTCACAGGACATTTTAAACTGTCAGCCATGCCATTTCAAGACCATGCTGGCCAGTGGGTGCGCAATGTTGCAGACTGGAATCGCAGCAGAAATCAACAACGCAATTACGAAACCTTGTTGCAGTTGTTGGGACTGCGAGCGCAGTTGTTTGAATTGACCAATCCTGTGTGTGATCAGGGTGTGTGGGAATTTAGTTTTGTGGTAGAAAGTGATGCTGTATACGGAGCCAGTCACAGCACTGATCCTCTAGCAGGACTTTGTCAAGACTGTGAAGGTGTGCCCATGATGATTGATCTTGATGAGCAGACTGGCACAATTCCACAAATTGCAACACAAGGTGAACGTTGCAACATTTGGTTCAGTCAGGTAAATATCTAATCGGAGAATACCATGTCTGAAACCACAGAAATTGAAAAGAAAAGCCTGGAAGCTCACGTCGAGCTCTGTGCACAGCGATACAAAATACTGGAAACCAAACTGCTAGAAGTTGAGTCAGACATCAAAGAAGTCAAAACGCATGTCTCAGACATTGGCGAAAAAATAGATATCATGAGCAACAAGCGCACCGACCAAGTCATTGCTTGGGGTGTGGGCATCATTGGATTTTTAGGCGCCACAGTGATGTGGCTGTTACAACAATACGTTTTCAAATGAATGTCCGACAAAAGCTAGCCCAATTTACTGATCAGCAAATACGTAAACATGCTGAGCGCATGCTGGTGCCACAGCCAGACGGGTCATTGGTGGTGTTTGGCAAGTACTTGATCAAGCAGCGACAACAAAATTTTTCAGTGTTTACTTGGGATCGCAAGCAAGGTGATTTTTCATCGCAGAGATCAGCTTTGGGCTGGTGTTCAGCTGAACGTCATCATTGCTTCAATCTCAGTCGCGAAATCATGCGGCTGGATCAATCCTTGAATCATCTCAGTGCTGATATTCAACATACCACAAGCACCATCAAACACAGTCAAGATCTTGATTTCTGTGACATACTGGAAGTCAAACTAGATCACAAACGTCAGCGTTTGACCTATGTCAAAAACGAATTAGAAAAATGCCTGAACCGGGCTAAATATATTGAATTAAAGGATTTCCAGAATGAAACTGCAAGAATTCTCAGCGTCTAAGCCCGTAAAACACGTTGACCAAGTGTTTGAAAGTTACTTTGGCCAAGGGCTCAAACTTGAACGTCTTGGCCGAGGTCAAACGCAAACCATGCTGTCACGTGTGCGCAGTCTATTGGACGAGCACCAAAGCACCACAGCACGTCACTGGGGCGAACGCAATCCAGCATATCTTAAACTGGTCATGATGGAACAGGCTCTTCACAGTCACTTGGCTGAAATGACGCCTCCTGCCACTGACCAATCTGCTCAGCAAGCTCAGCAGGCTGTGGCCAAAGTCAAAGATCCCAAGTTGGCAGCTGCATTGAAAAAATCTGCTGCTGGACAATCACTTACCCCTGACGAACAAAAAATGGTGGCTGGTGCTGCACTCATGAAGGCTGAAAGCAAATTGCGTCGTGCCTATCGCATGTTGAAAGAAAGTGAAGTACAACAGGCTCAAGTGGTGTTGGCTGCCCAAGACATGGTGGACAAAATGCAAGGCATGCTGGAAGACGTAAGCGAATTGCAATTCAAAGAGTTACCAGCACTGGTTGATTCCATCAAGAATCAAGTGGGCATTGATCAAGCCACTCAGTTCAATGCTGATGCTTCGGCTGCACTGACCGGTCTGCTGCAAAACATCCAAGGCACCAAACAACAGTTAGATGCAGCCCTGGGCGTGGTAACTGGCCAACAAATGGCCACACCAGACCTGGCTGGCATGGGCGCTGACGCTGGTGCTGGCATTGGTGCTGATGTAGCTGCCGACTTAGATGCCGACGTAGCTGACGTGGCTGGCGACGACCTAGACGCTGCTGCTGATGCTGCTGTGGCTGACATGGACGACGAAGAAACTCCTGCGGCTTCGCTTGGCCGTCAGCGTAGATAACATGCGCATCACTGAAGTGGCCAGCGTGGGGCCGACACCGGACCCTGCCCAGCTGCTGGGACTGGCAGAGTTTTTGTCTGGCCGCGCACAAGACACCAACGCTCAAAAGCAAATCAGTCAAGACGCATTCGTGAGTCTAGCGCAGAGTCTTGACATCCCGGTCAACAAGCAAAATCTTGATACCATTGTCAACCAAGAACCTCTCAGCAATGTTTTAGAACCACTGGATCCGGGCAGTACCGAACCTATCAAGTTCAAGGGTGCTGCCCCTGACAATGTCTCTATACCTGTGAACAAGGCACAAGACATTGTGGCCAAAGCAGCCAAATCGGCCATGAAACGCGGTATGAGCAAGTAATCACGGCTTGACACTGGGCTGTAGTTTTGCTATAATTGAGGAAAGTATGGCCTATTCTGACCAAGTAATCGATCATTATGAAAATCCACGCAACGTGGGTTCGTTCAACAAGAGCGACACCAACGTGGGTACCGGCATGGTGGGGGCACCGGCCTGTGGTGACGTAATGAAATTGCAAATCAAGGTAGATCATGATACAGGTATTATTACAGATGCTCGCTTCAAAACGTATGGCTGCGGCTCGGCGATCGCAAGCTCAAGTCTTGTCACTGAGTGGGTCAAAGGCAAAACCCTTGACCAAGCCGCCGCAATCCGCAACACCGACATTGCCCAAGAGCTAGCCCTGCCTCCAGTCAAGATACATTGTTCAATCTTGGCCGAGGATGCCATCAAGGCCGCAGTGGAAGACTATTGCAAACGCAATACGAGGCAAGAGTGATCTCGATCAGCGAGCGTGCTGACGCCAAAATTACTCAGCTGGTGAAAACCAAAGGCTACGCTGGCATCCGCGTTGGAGTCAAGACCACAGGGTGCTCGGGCCTGGCCTATGTGTTAGAGTATGTGAAAACCTATGAGCCCGAAACAGGCGTGATCAATCATGCCCAACCAAATTATGTAGTCTTGGTTGATCAACGACATCAAGTGTATCTTGATGGTATGATTGTGGACTGGGTACGCCAAGGCCTCAATGAAGGCTTTGAATTTACCAACCCCAATGAACGTGACCGCTGCGGTTGCGGTGAAAGTTTTCGTGTATAACCCCCGTTTTGATTACCAACCCATACCACGTGTGACCGTAGACGGTCGTAGATTCTATGCCACACCCGACGGCCAACGATTGCCCAGTGTCACAACCATACTGGATCGCACCAAGCCTGAAGAAAGCAAGCAAGCTCTAGAGCAGTGGCGCCGCAATGTGGGACATGCTCGAGCACAACAAATCACTACCGAAGCAGCCAATCGTGGCACACGCATGCACACATATCTTGAGAACTATGTCAAAACTGGTGAAATGCCGATTCGTGGATCCAATCCATTTTCGTGGCCCAGTTATGTCATGGCTCAAGAAGTAGTGAGTCAAGGCCTAAAAAATGTATCAGAATTCTGGGGAATCGAAGTGCCGTTGTATTTCTCGGGCATCTATGCTGGCACCACAGATGGCGCTGGCATACACCTGGGTCAAGAGTCAATTTTGGACTACAAGCAAAGCAACAAACCCAAAAAACGCGAATACATTACAGATTACTTTTTGCAACTGTGTGCCTATGCCGAAGCACACAACGAACTACACGGTACCAACATACGCAAAGGCGTGATTTTGATGTGTGTCAAACCTGATCTAGATGAGCAACACAACATTATTGGAAAACCGCAATACCAGGAATTTGTGCTGGAAGGCGCAGAATTTGAGTTTTATCGCACTCAGTGGTGGCATCGCTTGGAACTGTTCTATTCACTAAATACGTGATACCTCTAGGACGATCACTGTGGCAATAGTACAAGTTTCCCGAATTACACAACGCAAAGGTCTGCTGTCAGACCTGCCCAGCCCCTTGGCCGGTGCTGAATTGGGCTGGGCTGTAGATGAACGTAGACTGTTCATTGGCAACGGCACATTGGAAGATGGTGCGCCAGTGATAGGCAACACCGAAGTTCTCACAGAGTACTCAGACATTTTGAGCTTTACCACTGCCTACACCTATGAAGGTGAAGCAGCTGGCTACACTGTGCAGACTGGTGCTACTCCATCTACCCCTGTGAGTCAGAGTCTACAGAACAGACTGGACAGCAATGCCATTATCACAGATTTTGGTGCCACAGGCGACGGCATAACCGACGTCACTGCCATGATCAATCGTGCACTGTACCAGATCTACTGTCGTGAAGTCAATCCACAGATCCGTCGCAGTATTTTCTTTCCGGCTGGGCTATACATCATTACTGATACTTTGGATATTCCGCCCTATGCCAACTTGATTGGAGAAGGCGCTGAGAGCACCATAATTTCTTTTAATGTGCAGCCACATACTTCGGCTGTGGTATATGCTGCTGGCGTGTTGGTAGAAAACAGCGGCACATATTATCGCAGCACAGGAGAAGTGCCCATTGGCGTTTTGGTAACAAACATCACATACTGGACTCCTGAAACCCTGCCAGCGTACATTGCAAGAACCGCAGACAGTCTACAACAAACTGGTGTAAACATTGCTACCAATGCTGCTGCCCCACCGCAGAATATTGAAATATCAGGCATTGCCTTTGTGACCAATCAACTCAACAATGGCTTCTTGGTGCAAAACGCCGAAAGCTGCTACTTCAATGAAGTCACGCTAGAAGGTCCGCTCACACAGGCCGCCATCACAGCAGCACCTACCACAGCCAACACACGAGCCATTGACTGGGCCAGTACCAGCAGCTTGACTTGCCGACAGATCAATTGGAACAACTGTCGTATTCGTGGATTTACCTATGCTACCAACACTGATCAAGACGTTGTTAGTGCCACCATCAGCAACAGCTACATTAGCGACGTATATCAAGGATTTTACTTTGAACCGGGCACTGGCAGCGGTGCACAAGGTGTGAGAATCACGCAAAACTTGTTTGACAAAGTCTATGCTGAAGGCATTGAATTCAATGGTGTTTCGTTAAACATCACAGGCTACAACATCTTTCTTGATGTGGCCAACGAGTTCAATGGAAACACAGTGCCCAGTGCACCAGTGATTGTGTTAGACGGCAACAACGTCAGTGTGGCTGACATGTTTGAGCGCGACAACGATCAGAGTTTGACTTATCCAAGAATTTCTTTTGCTGGCGGCACCAGCATGAGTCTCAGCATGACCAGCCAAGGTGCAGAATATTTCAATCTTGGTAGCTTGGATGTGACCCCGGGCGGCGAGTTGACCTTGGCTGGATATCGTCGTGGTGTTGGCGTAACCGACACATTGACCAACAACACCACACAAAACTTGGTGCGCACCACATCAGCATTGTTGCCAGCATTCAGAGTTGATTACACCATAACACGCGGCTCCACAATTCGAACTGGTCGTTTGACCATTGTGTCAGGTACCACATTTTCGTTCAATGATGATTACATGGAAAATTCAGCCACAGGGGTGACCATTTCGGCGTCTGAATCATCAGGACTGGTCACAGTCAACTATACCACTACCAATACCGGCGTCGCTGGCGCCATTGTCTACAGCATTGAACATCTGACCTGATGTGGCCTCGCTCTTTTGAACAGAGACTGGCAGCTTGGCATCAGCTGCGAGTTGACTGCACCAACTTGCCTATTGCTGAGTGTTTGCAAACCATCAACACTTGGTGGTTTGACACTCCTTGGTCAGCCTATCACTTACACTGGGATGATCGAGCCACGTGGCCTGATCCTTGGCAACTGTTGGAAGACAATGTTTTCTGTTCGGTTGCACGAGCGCTGGGAATCATGTACACTGTTGCTCTACTGGAGCGTAAAGATTTGCAAGATGCTGTGATGTTGGACAACGGAAGCGACAATTTAGTCCTGGTAGCCCAGAGAAAATATATACTGAATTGGGACAGAGACTCCATCGTAAATATCTGTTCACACAAAAACAAACAGCGTCGAATCCTGACACTGCTGGATCTAGAACAAAAAATTAGGTAACAATGAAGCCCATCACCGTACTCAAACGCGATGGCAGCCGCGAGCCGCTGTCACTGGAAAAATGGCAAAATCAGGTAGCCAAAATCTGCAAGGGCACTGCTGACGTAAGTCAGAGCATGATCGAAATCAAAGCACAGCTACACTTTTACGATGGCATCAGCACTCGAGAAATTGATGGCATCACACTGCGAGCCATTGTAGATCTCATTGACGTAGAATCAAATCCTGATGTAGGACATACCAATTATCAATACGTAGCAGGCAAGCAACGTTTGAGTATGTTGCGTAAAGATGTGTATGGTTCCTATGACCCTCCCCACTTGTATGAGATTGTGAAACGCAACGTGGCCATTGGCCTGTACACTCCTGAATTGCTAGAATGGTACGACGAAGCAGACTGGAACCGCATGAATGACATGATTGATCATGCCAAGGACGAGCAATATTCATATGCGGCTGTTGAGCAGCTGATCGAAAAGTATCTTGTACGCAATCGTTCAACCAAGGAAATCTATGAAACTCCTCAAGTTAGATACATGATTGCGGCAGCAACGGTGTTTCACCGAGAAGAACCCAACAGCGCTCGTATGCGCTACATTAAGGAATATTACAATGCTGCGAGTGATGGCCTATTTACTCTTGCTACTCCCGTGCTTGCTGGTCTTGGAACTCCTACTAAGCAATTCAGTTCTTGCGTTCTTATTCGCAGCGATGATGATCTGGACTCTATATTTGCTAGTGGAGAGATGATGGCCAAGTATGCCAGCAAACGTGCTGGCATTGGTCTTGAGATTGGGCGCCTACGACCGCTGGGCTCGCCCATACGTGGAGGCGAAATCATGCACACTGGTATGATTCCCTTTCTCAAGAAGTGGTTTGGAGACTTGCGGTCATGTTCACAAGGTGGTATTCGAAATGCGTCAGCAACTGTATTCTATCCGATCTGGCATCATCAATTTGATGACCTCATTGTTCTCAAGAACAATCAAGGAACCGAAGAAACCCGAGTCCGTCATATGGATTATGGGGTTGTGCTTAGTGCTTTCTTCTGGAGACGATTCAAGAACCGAGAAAACATAACGTTCTTTGATCCCAACCAAGTTCCGGACCTCTATGAAGCGTTCTATCAGGACACTGAGCTTTTTGAAGAACTCTATGTGCGTTATGAAGCGCGAAGTGATCTCCGAAAAAAGACCATGAGTGCAGAAGAGGTGTTCAAGTCAGGCATACTGAAAGAACGCACTGACACAGGACGAATCTATTTAGTGTTCATTGACAATGTGATGAACCAGGGTCCGTTTGATCCTGAGTACCACACCATTTACCAGAGTAATCTTTGCTGTGAAATCCTTCTTCCCACAAAGCCTTTCAAACGACTTGATGATGATCAAGGTCGCATCGCGCTATGTACACTTGGGTCCATTAACTGGGGAGCATTCCGTAATCCAGAGGACATGCGTCGGGCTTGTAGGATTTTGCAGAGGAGCCTGTGTAATATCCTTGACTATCAAGACTTCCTCTCGATACAAAGTAAACTATCCAACGATGAAATCCAGCCGCTTGGTATTGGCATTACTAACCTTGCTTACTGGCATGCCAAGCGGGGACTGCAATACGGTGACAAGGACGCTCTGGCCGAGGTTAAGTCATGGATGGAACACCAAGCCTACTACCTTACTGAAGCAACCGTGGAACTTGCCAAGGAGCGAGGCCGTTGCAAAGATTCTGACCGCACCTGGTACGGTCGTGGTGTATTTCCATGGGAGCGAAGAGCTGCCGGGGCCAACGAACTCACGAATTTTCAGCCTGAGCTAGACTGGGAACCTTTGCGTGAACAAATGAAAACTCACGGTGTTCGCAATGCCACCTTGATGGCTGTGGCACCTGTGGAGTCAAGTTCTGTGGTGATCAATTCCACCAACGGCATTGAAATGCCCATGAGCCTGATCTCTGTGAAAGAAAGCAAGGCAGGATCTTTGGTGCAGGTGGTGCCAGAATATCACAAACTCAAAAACAAATATCAACTGATGTGGGCGCAAACAGACTGTGCGGGGTATCTCAAAACTGCGGCAGTGATCACAGCCTATGTTGATCAAAGCATTTCCACCAACACATTCTACAACCCGGCTCACTTTGAAGGACGCAAAGTACCCACAACATTGATTGCTCGAAATCTCATGTTGGCACATCATTGGGGTATCAAAACTTTCTATTACAGTTTGATCAACAAACAAGGCGCCAAGAGTCGAGAAGATCAGGACATTGATCGTTTTGTCACAGTGGCTGCTGAACAAATGCTACAAGACATTGAAGATTGCGAAGCCTGCAAGTTATGAACGCTGTGGAACGTATTTGGGCGCGAGCCACTGGGCATCTCATGGGCAAGAACGATCATGATCGGCCCGACGTGCCCATACTCACACTGAGAGAAGCTCGTATTGCACTGTGGCTCAAAACATTTTGGGTGATCATACATGTGATCACTTGCTTTTTTATCATGGCGAACACCATAAGGCACTGGTAATGGATTTTGTACAACGCATTGACTGGATGAATCATGACGGAGTAAATCTGCCCATGATCAACGACTTTGTTCGCAACCAATTTTATGATCGAGTGTTGGCTCGCTATGTGTCTGGCCAACACTGCACTGACATTGGCTTTGGCACAGGATTGTTGACCATGATGGCACTCAAACACGGCGCCAGTCATGTGCGAGCATTTGAAAGCGACCCTGACCGCTATCTCCTGGGGCGCGAAGTAGTTGATCGCTTGGGGCTTGGCAGCCAGGTAGAACTAATCAACGAGCGGTATGATCGTGGACATGACACAACGCCGGTGACCTTTACTGAAACTGTGAATGGTAACTTGTGGTGGGAAGGCCTGTGGAACACATTGCCGATTGACAGCAACACACAGTTCTTGCCTGGCACATACTTTGCAGAAATCTGGGCAGTCACAGTGCCACGAAGATTTGCAGCCGGACTATGCCGCACTGAGTCTCAGTCTGGTGTGTTCAACCCAGCTGTGGACGTAGACTCACGATTTGTGGATCTCATCAACAGTTTTAGATCTGTGCAGGCCTTGCCTGATTCTGAATTGCCTCGTGGCCTAGTGCACTTTGAACGTCAACGTGACACTGACTGGGGTTGGATACCTTACATGCGAGCAGTGCAGCACGGTGCAGTGATAGCTCAGTATTCAGTACAGCAGTACCTCCCTGACATGGCTCAATTTGAAATGACTGTAGACACTCGACCCTGGCAGGATCAATGTGTTTTGATTGTGCCACGCATGGGCATGCAACAGGATCATGACCGACTGTATCTTGATACTGGACACTGGGGCGCGGCTGAAAGCCCAGTGTTGTTGATTGAACCACAACAGCGGCTACGCATCACACACAATGTGACCAATGGTCACCTCAACTATTACTTGGAAGACTGAAATGAGCCAACAACAATACAACCTAGCCACTCGCACTGACTATCTCAATCGCAAGATGTTCTTGGACCCAGCTGGGCCTGTGACCATTCAACGCTTTGAAGAAGTCAAGTACAACAAACTGGCCAAATTTGAACAAGAAGCCCGGGGCTTCTTTTGGGTACCTGAAGAAATTTCACTCACCAAAGATGCACAGGATTTCAAGGATGCGTCAGAAACTGTGCGGCATATTTTTACTTCGAACCTGTTGCGACAAACAGCACTGGACAGTTTGCAAGGCCGCGGTCCCAGCCAAATCTTTACCCCTGTGATTTCTATTCCTGAACTAGAGAGCTTGGTATACAACTGGACGTTCTTTGAAACCAATATTCATTCAAGAAGTTATTCACACATTATTCGCAACATCTACAACGTGCCCAAGGAAGTGTTCAACACCATCCATGACACTCGAGAGATTGTGGACATGGCGTCAAGTGTTGGCCGGTACTACGATGATTTGCACAGATTAAATTGTCTTAAAGAAATTGCTGATCCAACAAAGGAAACAGTATTGGAACCAGCGCATATCAAGGCAATTTGGATGGCACTCAATGCCAGCTATGCATTAGAAGCATTCCGCTTTATGGTATCATTTGCCACCAGCCTGGCCATGGTAGAGAATCGTATTTTTATTGGCAATGGCAACATCATTGGTTTGATCTTGCAAGACGAAATCCTGCATCGTGATTGGACTGCATGGCTGATCAATCAAGTTGTGAAAGAAGATCCACGTTTTGCTCGAGCTCGAGTTGAGTGTGAGGCTGAAGTATACCAGATGTATGCCGAAGTGATTCGAGAAGAAAAAGCCTGGGCTGATTACCTATTCCGCAAAGGCCCAGTGATTGGACTCAATGCGCAGATTCTCAAAGACTTCATGGACTTTACTGCTCACGCAGCTTTGCGTGAAATTGGTATCAAGTACGCTGAACCTGCCCCACGAAGCACACCCATTCCTTGGTTCAACAAACACGTGGATGTCAGCAAGAAACAAACTGCACTGCAAGAAAACGAATCAACTAACTATGTTATCGGTGTCATGAGTGACACTTTGCAATACGACGAATTACCGGAAATTTAATATGAAAGCAATTGTATGGAGCAAGGACGCATGTCCACACTGTGATCAAGCCAAGGCTCTGCTGACGCAACGTGGCATTGAGTTTGAAGAGCGCCGAGTTGGTGCTGGCTGGACACGAGAACAACTACTAGAGGCAGTACCAACTGCTCGCACAGTACCACAGATTTTTCTAGATGAAGAACTGGTGGGCGGAATTACAGAACTCAGAAAGAAACTCACATAATGCAAATAGCACTCGAACACGATCAAGTATACACATTCAAAATGAATTCTGGCGAAGAAATAGTAGCCAAAGTCAAGCACTCTGGTGGTGATTGGATCACGCTAGAGGAACCAGTGAGCATTGCTCCAGGACCGCAGGGCATGGGACTCATACCCAGTTTGTTTACTGCTGACCCCAAGGAAGAAATCCGGTTAAATACCAACAGTGTTGCTTTGGTGTCAAAGACTGATGATTCAGTGCGGATGAAATACCTAGAAGCAACAACAGGTATTCGGGTACCTGAAAAGAAACTAATTCTAGGATAACATGCCAGCAGTGCAGCGTCAAGGGGATTCAGATTCCAGCGGAGGAGTAGCCAATGGCGGTGTTCCTTCAGTCCGAGTCAATGGGCAGTCCATTATGATCCCTGGTCAACCAGTGACTCCGCATCCCCCATATCCACGACGTGGCCGCAACGAACACAACAATGGCGGCACAGTGACCGGTGGCGGCGTACCGACAGTTCGGGCAGGTGGTCAACCTGTAGTAGTAACCGGCGATGCTGATTCCTGCGGTCACCCTCGTGTGGGCGGCAGCGACGATGTAAGGGCAGGATAATGGCATACAATGCACTGCAAATTCAAGTGGCCAATGCCTTGATACACAATCAAGGCATCAAGACCCTGCCTGCTGCATTGACCACGGCCATTGCAACATACAATGCCACCACGGTGATAACCAATTGGCTGGCGGCTGTGTCTTGGTATCAAGCACAGGCATTTTACACTGACACTACATTTCAAAGTTTGTTGTCAATTGGTGAAGCAGTTTGTCCTGCATTAGGCAATAGTGTGCCAGTGTCCCCAGTAGGCACATATACAGCACTGCGTGATTTGTATCTTGCTCTAAATCCTGACAATAATTTTGATCCTGATGGACTGGCCAATTTTGTTGAAAGTCTAGGCGAAGCCTATCTTGGAGTTGGCAACGGTGCTGCATTTGCACAAGGATTCAATGCAGTGGCAGGGTTTATTGCCACCAGCAACCAGTTTATCACAGCAGCGGCACAGGCCAATCAGTATCTAGGTCCCACGTTCACAAACTTTGACAATCTCTACACTGCGGGTCTGAGTCAGGTCACCACAGACATTGAAAATTTTGCTCAAGACCTCAAAGCCACAGGCAGCTTGTTGCAGTTTGATCAGCTGGCTTACATGGGTGAACCAGCCACACTGTTACAAAGTCTGGCCGCAGCCGGCAATGGTGGCACTTTGCCCACCATATACGAAGCATTGCTACTGGTGGGACTAACACCACAAGACATCACAGACCTTGTGACCAACAATCGTCAAAGTCTGTTCAATCAAAACGGACTCACAGCCAACCAGTTTGATCAACTGCAAAAACGTGCATATCCAGCATTGGCTGCTATCACAGCCGAGCGCGGATTGGGCGATGCCCTGGCCATACTAGATGTCACTACTCCCAACATTGTGGCCTTGACTGATCTCTTGAACCCTGTCAAAATTTTCCCCACAAGCTATCAAAGTTTGCTTACGCCCACAACGGGTGGCGACACACCAATCTATCAAGCCAATGGGGCCTTGAGCCCAGGCCTAGAACAAGCCATTACAGATTTTGCCGCTGTGCCGTTGGGCTGTGAAGATCTTGGCAAAATTATTCCGCCTGAAACAGCCGTGGCCAACAAGGCCTTGGCTGCTGGACTATCACAGATCAACAACATTGTCAATACCACTCCTGAGCAGTTGTGGCCAGCCTTGCGTGATTACAGCACACGTGACTGGGACGTCAACCAATACTATTTGGCCAACGATGTTGTGCTATATGACAACATGAACTATCGTGCTCAACAAGATGTCATGCCCAGTACTGATATCACAGACACTGCATACTGGCAACCCAACCCTGTGGACGGTGTGGGCTTGCCCACAGCTGGACTTGATCTATTGACGGCTCAAACCACTCCTGTAGCAGCCACAGTTGAATCTCAGATTGCTTCAGACATTGCCACTGGATCGGGTCCTGATGGTACCATAACTTTTAATGATGTACTGGGCCTAGCCACTGACCACTGTGACTTGGCCACAAGATTTAACACAGTGACTGCCACCATCAACAGTTTGCAAACTGCGGGGGCATTAGCCGGGCTAAACACCGCGTTGACCAGCATTGTGACCAGAGTCAACGATGCACAAGTAATATCAGACATAGCCACAGCCAACAGTGCCATTGCCACAGTGGCCAGCGGCTACTCTGCTGAAGTTGCTGTTCTCAACACAGCATGGACCTACATTGCAAATTGTGTGAATCAAGAATTAGAATACCAAAATCTTGTTCCGCTGAACTACCTTGATGTCACTTCTAGCAGTGTTGCCGGCAATGGCGATGTTTATGCATTTTCTCAAAACATCAACAACTATGGCAAAGACTGCACCAGTGGTGGGTCTTGGGACTTTTTGAAACAGATTGCTGACAACACTACCTTGGGCGGCCAAAGCCTTACTGCTGGATTACAAGTGTCTGCCAACCAAGAGTTTTTAGGCGATGCTGGCATTGGTATACTACCGTTTTCGGTGCCAGACAACTTGCCCATTACACCGCCTTGTGCAGTGACCCCTCAATAAATTTTTTCAAAACACGTGACATCTACTAACTATTCACGTATACTAACTTCATCTTTAAAGGAGATAACATGAAGAAACTTGCTATGATTTTGGCCTTGACCTTGGCCTCTTCAGCGGCCTTGGCACAGAGTCAAATCACAGTGTATGGTCGCATGAATGCGTTTGTGGTTGATCAAACCACAGGCGGTGTTGATGCTGGCACCACCATGAGCAACGAAAGCAGCCGCATTGGATTCCGTGCTGTGGAAAATCTTGGTGGCGGCCTGCAGGCTCGTGCCACTATCGAAACTTCCATCGCCAATGTGTCACCTGACACCGGCAGTGACACCAAGTTGGGCAACCGTACCAGTCTCGTGGGCTTGGCCACCAAACAGTACAGCGTGGACGTGGGCCGTGACTATCACAGCCATTTTTGGTTGATTCGCAGTATTGATCCGTTTTGGAGCCGCACCATTGGCTCAGCCAGCCAAGACGTTCACCACTTCCGTGACAAGCGTCTCAGCAACACAGTGTTTGTACGTGCCGAACCCATCAAAGGCATCAAGCTGGCTTTTGATCGTCAGCTCACCAACACCGCCACTGGTGCTGGCTTGCCTGAAGCTATGTCCGGCAGCGTCACCGCTGATCTAGGTCCAGTCACTGTGGGTGCTGCTCGTTTTGAACAAGGTACCAACACCAGCAACGCCTTGATTGGTCGAGTAAAAGTTGGTACCGGCTATGTGGGTGTGTCTTACACTGATGATGTCACAGTGGCCAACGCTGTGCGTACCGAAGTCAAGGGCACTTTGCTCAGCACCGAACAGCTGATTCCTGGCACACGCATCACTGCCAAGGCCAGCGTGGGCCGTACTGATGCTGGTATGAACAGCTATGCACTGGGCGCCGACTATGGCTTCAGCAAAAACGTGATTGGTCGCGTGATGTATCGCAACGCTGATCATGACATCAACACTCGAGATGTACGTCAAGTGGTAGCGGGCTTGGAATACAAGTTCTAATACTTTTGTTGTAAAAATACAACACCAAAAACCCTGCAATTTGCAGGGTTTTTCTTTGGTTGACCAATATTTCCCAATTTGCTATAATACTTGTATAGTAACTAAAAGGAGCCAAAAATGATTCATCAAAACATACAAAAACTCATCAACAACTACCAAGAAATTCTGGACCGGGACCCACTAAATCAGTCAGAAGACACTCACAGCATTCTCACTCGTTTCACTCAGGATCTTGCTATCGAGCTAGGCGAAATTGTTGTAGCAAGTCCTTACATGGAAGGCGTTCACATGTACTTTGACGAAAAGATCGCTCGCTATGAGATCAAGAAAAGCGTAGGATTGTTGTAAAAACGCAACACTATTTTGGTTGACCAATATTTCCCAATTTGCTATAATACTTGTATAGTAACTAAAAGGAGCCAACGATGCGAGCACTTACTACATTTATTGACAACAAGAACAAATACCAGGCCCTGTTCCGTGGCCAGCGTACAGAACCCTTGTACGAAGTTCAAACTGCCGCAGGCCGCAAGCGTGTGGCTGAAATGATTGACTGTGCCTTGAGCCCAGAAAATCTCAGCTGTGATGGCGAATTGCCCCGTGCCGAAGTCAATCGTCGCTATCGCGAACTCACTGCGGCCGCAAAAGATCTTGTGAAACTGGATCCTTCAGTGGCCCAGTACATGTACGAATTTGGTTGACCAAATTTTCACTGTTGTGTATAATGTATGCATTGATTAGGAGAACCGTAAATGATTGACATTGTTGAAATTCGTGCCGCAATCGTGAGTGGTCGTTACAGCAACGACGAAATCAACACCATTGCTGATGCTATTCGATTTGCTCGCGCTCAGATGACCAAACAAAAGACTCGCGCATTTCGCCCCGGCGATGCAGTGCAGTTCACCAGCAATCGCAACGGCATGACCTATCGCGGTGTTGTGGACAAGGTCAAAATCAAGTACGTGCTGGTGCGCACCGCAAACACTTTGTTCAACGTGCCGGCCAACATGCTGGAGGCGGTGTGAAGTTTAGGCCGTGGTGTCGAGAAATGTGGTATCGTCACTGTGACGAACTTGATGGCTATGGGCTTCATCCACAGCTCACAGCACAACAATATTTTCAAACCTATCGCTGGTGGCTCAAACGAGAGTACCAACACAATCAGCGTCAAACTCAAAGAACTTAAATATCATGACCAATCAAACATTTGACGCAGAAAGGTGCAAAGGCAACATGGCTGCCGGCTGGATCTTGGAACTGGAAGAGAGTGACAGCCGTTTACACAAAGAACGAGTGCTGGAAAAAGCTCTCATGGCCAGCAAACTGGGCAGTAGTGATGCACAGGCTTTTTTGTTCAATTGCTACCAGGCCTATAATCCGTTCTACACCTTTCATGTGCGTCAAGTGGACGAAGTCACGGGTCATGCTGGACGAGACAACGACTGGCCCAAATTTTGGGGCTTGCTAGAGAGCCTGCGTACCCGCAGTGTCACAGGCAATGCAGCTCGTCAGGCCATCGAAGCCTGTAGCCAATCATTTGATGATGCAGAGTGGAACACAGTATGCCGACGTGTAATTCTCAAGGATCTGCGTTGTGGCATTTCGGAAAAGACCATCAACAAGGTTGTGGGCAATACTGAGTGGAAGATTCCGGTGTTCTCTTGCCAGCTGGCTCAAGACAGCACTGACCGTCCCAACAAGCTCACTGGTGCCAAACGACTAGAAGCCAAATTGGATGGTGTGCGTGTGATTGCTGTGGTGCAAGGCATGAATGTCAGCTTGTTCAGTCGCAATGGCAAAGAATTTGCCAACTTCCCCGACATTGCCAGTGCCATCATGACACATCGTGCTGTGTTTCAGCATGGTTTGGGATCAGGTGGCCGATTTGTACTAGACGGCGAAGTCATGGGCGAGAGCTTTCAAAAGCTCATGAAACAGGCTCATCGCAAAAGTGATGTCAACACCACAGGCATGGTATTCAACATTTTTGACATCATGCCCTTGGATGACTTCCAGCGCGGTTACTGGAATGCACAACAGCACAAGCGGTTTGATATTCTTGATCGTGCTCGTACTCAACTGCCCGAAGACGGTGTGTTGCGTGTCATGACCGGCATTGACGTGGACTTGGACACTGCCGAAGGGCATGACATCATGAATCGATATGCCGAAGATTGTGTGGACCTGGGCTACGAAGGTATCATGATCAAAGATTTGGGTGCACCCTATGTGTGCAAGCGAAGTGATTCATGGATGAAATGGAAACCCACCATATCAGTAGATCTAGAAATTGTGGGTTTTGAAGAAGGCACTGGTAGGAATCTAAATCGCTTGGGCGCTATAATTTGTGAAGGAGAAGACAATGGACGTTGTATTAGAGTCAATGTTGGTACTGGCCTGTCTGATGCTGATCGTGATCAGTATTGGACCGCAAGGGATAGCCTTTTGGGCCACTTGGTTGAAATCCAAGCTGACGCTGTCACGCAAAACCAAGACGGATCATACAGTCTCCGATTCCCGCGATTCTTGAGGTTTCGTGATTTTGAAGCAGGAGAAAAAGTATGAGCAAACGAATTGGCCCCATCACGCTGGACGGCGAAGCCGCTGATCGAATCACTGTGCTCACTCTCAAAGAGCAGAGAGCCTATCTCAAGAAAGAGCTCAAAGAGTGGAAAAAGAATCCCAAGACCGATGCCAATCCTGGTGGCGTGTGGATGCACCCTGAAGATGTGAGCTTGAACGAAATCATGATCCACCACCTAGATGCTGTGATCAAATATTTTGGAGAATAACAATGAAAATTGGTCTCAGCCTCAGTCGTTGTGTGCGTGACATTGTAGAAGGCACAGTTGACATTGAAGATGTGTTGGTTTTGGTCACTCGCACTGACTTTGACCCCACAGTGGAACAGCAGTGGAACAGCATTTGGGATGGGTACACTGTGTTACGGCCTGAGTGGTACGGCCTAGACCATGACGAGGTAAAGTCAGTGATTCAGCAGCTTTGGGAAGAGGGCAAGATTCATCAACCACGCAAGTTTGGTGCTTACCCCCGACGTCTGCCCTATTACTGGGTAGAAACAGTGTTGCCGCAAACCGAGCTGGACCGCCATCCTGCCGTGGCCGAGGCCTGGAACAACTTTCAGACCATGGCCGGACTTACCAACACTGTGTTGGATCGAGAACACGGATGAAATACGAACATATTGGTTGGTGCCGCGAAGGCACTGCTGACAAGGTATGGGGTATCATACTGTTGCAACAAAGTAGCAACGGCAGGTCAAATCAATATGTTTCGTTTTGGGGGCGTCGTGGTTCCCGACTGCAGACCAAATTGTTTCAGGCCACAGCTTGGCAAGCTGATGACATGTTTGAAAAAAAACAAAGTCGTGGTTACCGCAGTGTGGACATCGCAGAACTGGACTCTGTGTATCCAGAATTTCAACAAGACTTGGAAAAAACGGCCGTATGGGCCATGTTGAAAGCATGAAAAAGATTTACTATGAAAAAGTGGGTCGACGCTACCAACCGGTGGCCGAATACGACAACGATCTGCTGGATAGTTTTCCAAAAGGTAATCATCTCGTTATGTGCTATCCTGGCGGCAGTAGTCGTAGGTTCCATGTTGAGCCTGCTCTGGCACCCATGATAGCCGCGGGACGAGTGGCCGAAGATGCCATGTGCCGCGCCCTGGTCCAGGCCAGCGAATTAAAACCACAGCAGACTCCTTTGACAGAAGGACAACGACGGGCCTGGCGCAAACTGGCTCGAGAGTTTGGCGACGAACTCTGTACCTTGCAAGGCGCCAGCACACGTGACATTGTGGAAGCTGGTGTGCAGGCCATGCAACAAGAAGCCACCAAGTTGATGACTCATCCCGCAGTGCGTGATGCCTACGAACAATTTTTATTGACTTGTGATCTTGTGAAAAATGCCAACAAAGACAGTTAATGCGCTGACCTTGGTGTTGTGCGCCATGCTGTCGGCCTGTGGTGGTGGCAGTGATTCTTCTTCGCCCAGTGTGACGATTACTCCATCACTGCCACTGCCGCCAGCAGTGCCTGAATACCATCAAATTGGCAGCATCACAACCGATCATGCACCGTTGTTGAATTTTGTACCAGCACAACTGGATCAAAGTGTCAACACCTATATTGTGATGGCTGGTTTGTTGTACAGTCACAACCCGCCCGCCAACCATGCCGCACCAGTTCGGGTATTTCGTATCAATGCCGATGGCACCGGACAAGATGCCACACAACAGATCTTGGGAGAACTGCCCACCGCAGCCACAGCATTTCCAGTGATAGCCGACTTCAATCGAGATGGCATAGACGACATCTTTCTTGCAGGCATGCTGGATCACAGTGGTAATGCCGCAGGAGTAGCCTATATAAGTCGTGTGGGGCAAACGCATCGCCGGGTCAACTTGCCTGACATGGTGTGGAGTCATGACGTGGTCACAGTGGACATTGATCATGATGGCGATCTAGATGTGGTCAACAGTCATGGTCAGATGTGGCTCAACGATGGTCAGGGCAATTTTGTTTTTCGAGATCATCACTGGAATCTCAACTTTGGTGCTGGGCACTGGATGCACGGCAGCGGGGTCTGCGCTGGCGACTTCAACAACACTGGACGTACTCAGCTGGTGATCACCGATCTCATGCAAGACAGTTTCTTGTCACCCAAAGCTGACACAGTGATCTACGAGCTGGATGCAAACTTGCAACCCATACGTGAACACACTTTGCCCATGCCCACGTTGGATCGTAGTACCACCACTGAAGTCAGTCATGAAGTCACATGCCTGGTGGTGGACGTCAATGCTGACAACCGTCCAGATATTTTGGTGTTCAGCAGATCGTTACCTCCCACCGGCAGCACTGTTTGGCTGGCCAACGGGCAGGTGCAAGTGTTGATCAATCGTGGCAACTGGCAATTTGAAGATGTGTCACTCACGGCCCTGCCAGGCTACAACATCAATCAGCACATTACCTATGTGCCCTGGGCGCAGGATTTCAACGGTGATGGTCGGCCGGACCTATGGTTCACATCACATGAACCAGCTAGTCAAAATCATGCTGTGTCAGCTTGGGTCAATCGCGGAAATTCAGTGTTTGCGTCAGCGTTGACCGACACCATTGAAAAAATCAAACCCAATGGTGGCATGGTTCCCATACGTTTGGGCCAGGGCTGGAGACTGGTGTTTGCCAGAATAAATGGCAACACTGTGCAATTTTGGTCCACGAGCTTGGTGTATCAAATCAATTGACACCGCGGTTACAACTCAGTATAATTACTGTGTATGGCACTGGGCCTGGCCAGGTACATCGGGGTTGTTGAATGGGGTGGGGAGAGCGACCGGTCTCCGCACCAGCCGTGGCACTGCAACGTAAATCCCTAAGGTGCGGCACTGCTCAGACGAGAGTCAAAAACCGGGCTGATACCTCGGTGGTATGCCAAATGAGATCAAACAGTGAAAGGTTATTATGACTGCTGAAACCGGGGCCTCTGCATGCACGCCTGAGTCACTCGGCCCGCTTAAAACAACGACCGGCGCCATACACCGTATTTGGTTTGAGTTTGACAACATTGAAAAATGGTATGCAGTAATGCGCGAAGCCAACCGAGTATTTGGTACTGGCAATTGGCGTGCACAGCCCAGAGTCAAACGCAAGTTAGACAGCAACCGCTGGACCCGAAAAACGGTACCAGTCTGGTTTGATGTGCCTGATCCCAACTTTGCTTCTTGGGTGGCTATCAAACATTCGATCATGGTTGCCAAAAATAAATAATCAATGTTCCTCAGTTATTTTACGCTAGCAGTGGCACTGAGCCTCAGTGTCATTGCCGCTTGGTACAGCATCATAGGACTCACTGCAATCTTTGCGTCCGCAGTGATTCCCATCATCGTCATGGGTACCATGCTGGAAGTGGCCAAAGTCACAGTCACAGTATGGTTGCACGAATATTGGCATCGTTGTCGTTGGGTCATGAAACTGTATCTTGTGCCCGCAGTAATCATGCTGATGCTGATCACATCAATGGGCATATTTGGATTCCTGTCAAAAGCACACAGTGACCAAAGCATTGTGAGTGGAGATGCCGCGGCCAAGATTGCAATATATGATGAAAAAATTAAGACAGCTAAAGAAAATATCGAAGCCAACCGTAAGGCTCTTAAACAGATGGATGAGTCGGTGGACCAAGTCTTGGGTCGCAGTCAGGATGAAAAGGGTGCGGATAAGGCAGTTGGACTACGCCGAAGTCAACAAAAAGAACGAGCCCGTCTTCAATCTGAGATCTCCGCCGAACAGAAAACTATTGCTACCCTTAATGAGGAGAGGGCTCCGATTGCCGCAGACGTTCGAAAGGTCGAGGCGGAAGTTGGTCCAATAAAATATATTGCCTCACTGATTTACGGCGACAATCCTGATGCCAACTTATTGGAACGTGCAGTGCGTTGGATGATTGTGATATTGGTTGTGGTATTTGATCCCCTGGCCATCATGATGGTACTGGCCGCTACCGAAAGTATCAAGTGGCGACGCGAAGATCGTGAGTTTGAAAAGGCTCTAGAAACCAAACGCGAAGTAGCACAGGCCCTGGATCGCAACCAGGACCTGCCAGTGCCCACCACAGTGGTTGAAACCCCCGATGAGTCACCACCGCCTGAACCCGAACTAGCCTATCTCAAAGAAGGTCACAAAATGTTCTTTCAAGATCTCAAGCCCATGGTGGCACAGCCCAACGCACCGCAAGACACAGAAGAATTCAATGAAGATCTGCACGATGACCATCCCAGTGTAAAACAAGCTATCAAGGCCTGGAAAGAACAAAACCCCGACAAAACTCTTAAAGAGCAACGTGCCAAGCTAGCCCGCGGCGAGATTTCTGAACTGCCATGGATGGCCTTGATTGACAATGCAGAGCTTGCGCCGCCACCACGCATAGACTTTGGCACAGAGTTCCCTATTGCAGCTCGCAAAGGCGACACCTTTATGCGTGTGGACCGCTTGCCCAACGAACTCTACAAGTTCAACGGCACAGACTGGATGGCGGTTGACAAAAACCTTACAGACAGCTATACTTACGAAACAGCGTATCTAGACTATCTTATTGAAGCTTTGGAAAAAGGGCAGTATGAGCTAGATCACTTGAACGACAGCGAACGCGAGCAAATTGCCCGACGACTTTCTGAAACCAAATCCAACAACACCTAATGAAAAACGACACACTAGACACCTGTAGTTTTTGTGGCAAACACAAAGATGCTGTGGCCAAACTGATTGTGGGCGACACAGTGGCCATTTGCAACGAGTGTGTGAGCCTATGCGGTGACTTGCTTAAAGACGATGTGCCAGTCAAGACTGATGGTACAATCAAGGCCACACTAGATCCGCACACCATCAAACAGCACCTGGACCAGTATGTGGTGGGGCAACATCGAGCCAAACAAGTGCTGAGTGTGGCCATTGTGAATCACTACAAGCGTATCAACAATCCTGACCCCGCAGTAGAGATTGAGAAAAGCAACATTCTCATGCTGGGGCCCACAGGCTCGGGCAAAACACTGCTGGCTCGCAGTGTGGCACGATATCTTGATGTACCGTTTGTGATAGCTGATGCCACAAGCCTGACCGAAGCTGGCTACGTGGGAGATGATGTAGAAAGTTTGATTTCAAGACTGTACAACGCTGCCGGTGGCGACATAGAAAAAACACAACGTGGTATTGTGTTTATTGACGAAATTGACAAGATCAGCCGCCGCAGTGAGAGTGCCTCAATCACACGAGATGTGTCAGGCGAAGGAGTACAACAGGCTCTGCTCAAGTTAGTTGAAGGTACTCGTTGTCGAGTTCAGCCCACTGGCAATCGCAAGCATCCGGCTGGTGAAAACATAGAAATTGACACCACCAACATCTTGTTTATCGCCGGTGGTGCATTTGTGGGGCTTGACAACATTGTGAAAAATCGTGTCAAAGGCACATCAATTGGTTTTGGTGCCAACGTGGTCAAAGACACAGCAACGTCTTTGGACTTGGTCACTCCTGAGGACCTCATCAAGTTTGGCATGATACCTGAATTTGTGGGACGTTTCCCTACCTGGGTAGCATTACAAGAGCTTGGCAAAACTGATCTTGTGCGAATCTTGACCGAAGTCAAGCACAGTTATGTGAGCCAATACCAGTGGTTGTTTCAGCAAGATCAAATTGATCTTACTTTTGATTCTGGCAGCTTGGACCTCATTGCTGAACGTACCATTGCCAACCGTACTGGTGCTCGTGGACTACACAGCGAGCTAGAACGTGTGCTGCTACCACACATGTTCAATCTTGTGCGCTATCGCAACCAAGGCATCTCAACAGTGATGATCAATGGTGACCAAGTGCACAATCCTCAATCACTCACAGAACATCATGCATAAACTCACTGGACGATCAGTCTTGGTTCAAGATAACCACGTGGATCGAGCTCTGCGCAAACTCAAGAAAAAAATTCAAGCAGCCGGGGTGCTGGAAGATCTGCGACAGCGTGAGCATTATGTCAAGCCCACTACTGAACGCAAGCTCAAGGCTTCGGCGGCTCGCAAACGTTGGCAGAAAAAACTGCGAGATCAGCAGTTACCGCCCAAACTGTATTGATTTTGTTGAGATTTTTGTCTATAATAAATAACTGTGTAGTGCCCATGGTGGGGCTACATTTTAACGTCATACTTGCTTAATAGGAGAAAAACATGACAAAAACTTTATCCCTTCGTACCCTTGACATTCCCGCAATTCACAGATTTGGTATCGGTTTCGATAACATGTTTGACGAACTCATGCGTGTGAGTGCGCAGCAAAGCAACACCAACTACCCTCCCTATAACATCGTCCAGGTCAACGAAGACGAATATGTTATCAGTGTGGCTGTGGCAGGTTTTGCACTGGAAGATCTGTCAGTGACCAAGGACAAAAAAGTCTTGATCATTGAAGGCAGACACACTGCTGACACAGAAGACACTCAAGAAGTGAACTATCTACACAAGGGCATCAGCGAACGAAACTTCCGTCGAGAATTTCAACTAGCTGACCATGTGGAGATCAGCAATGCAAATCTTGAACTGGGTATCTTGAACATACGCCTAAAGCGAGAAGTTCCCGAAGACGCTAAGCCAAAGACCATTGCTATCACCTACGCTTCTTAATATAATTGCGTAAATACAGTGGCAGCATCTTGCTGCCACTGCTAGGACAACTAATATGCCACAAACTGAAACCAACACAAGAATCAAACCCAATTTGGCCATCAAAGAACCCCCACTGTTCAAAGTGGTGTACCTCAATGACAATCAAACCACCATGGAGTTTGTGGTTGAGAGCCTGATTGAGCATTTTGAATACAATGTGGAAACAGCGGCACTGATTACTCATGACATTCATGATTCAGGATCAGCTGTGGTGGCTGTGTTGCCTTATGAAATTGCTGAGCAAAAAGGTGTAGAAGTTACCACACAGGCTCGCGCACAGAGTTATCCTTTGCAGATCAAGCTGGAACCTGCAGCCGAAGTTTAATATTCAATCACAATGCGCTTGGGGTGATACACACAATTGCCCCAGGCACTGTCACCTCGACCGCGACAGTTGTTGACAAATCTCACACCACTGCGCACCTGGTCAATGCTGCCATGATAGTGACCAAAGCACCAGGTATGTATTTTTCGTTCTGTGTCAGCAGCCAACGCCTGCATCATGTAGCGATTGCCCATGCAGTTGAATCGGTGTGTGCCATCTAGCTCAATGTCGTGTGCAATAATAGCAGGATCGGGCACAGTGTGAGTGACCATGACAATTTGTTTGACATCGCCGTGAGTTTGAAGTTTTTTCACACTCTGTACCATGTAGGTGGCGTCTTGTGCACTCATCTTGCGTATGCCTTGTACGGCTGCTGGGGTAAGTGATCTTTTTTCACGATACCAATGCATGCTCTGTTCTACATTCACAGTGAGATCAAAATCAAACCCCCACCAACCATTGGTGCCCAAGATAGCTACACCGTCAATTACAATCACATTGTCTTGTAAATAAACTACGTTGTTGATGTTTTTTACTTGGCGCACAAGACTGCGATATCCAGCCGACAAGTTTTCCAAGTATTCTCGGTGTTCATCATTGCCGTCAATGTAAAACACAGCTTGATAGCTGGCACCAAGATTTTTCAAAGTCTCAATCACAGTGTCGCGGTCTTCACTGATATCACCAGCCACTACAGCCACTGGCGCTGTGGCTCTACCTTTGAAATCCAAGGGTTCGCTCCAGGTCTCAACATGTAGATCAGAAATTAGGTCAAAAGCAAATTGCATGATACATATTTAAAAGGAATACACATGAACATTATTTTTAGCGATGCACTAGAACAACTGCCCGACAACTACACAGTGTTGGAACTGGACACATTTCGTAGGCCCAACGGAGACCGTCACACAGCCTACTGCGTGGTGGAAAAGATTCCTTTGACTGAACTGACCCAACTAGAACACTGGCTAAAAATTCATCAAGACCTCATGGTCAACTTTCGTGCTCGCGAGTGGAACTATTGCGAACGAGCCATAGAAGGGCTCATGGGTCGTTGGAACAACGAACTTGATAGCTTTTATACCAATTTGTTGGCTCGTGTGCAAGCTCTTCAAATCAATCCGCCCAGTGACGAATGGGACGGGTCAATGTTGAAAATCTAAAATCAACATTGATTCAAACAATGTCAACCAAGTTGTCACGGAAAATGTGCCAGCAACGTTGCCAACTCCAACGCTCGCTGCCCTCAGCAACTTGATTGCGATTGAGTTGGAGACACTGCTGCACTGCTGATGCTAAGTCATGGTCCATGAACCCGGTAACGCCGGGTTCAATCACATCTAGCGGACCAGTCACAGGATAGGCTGCTACCGGTGTGCCACAGGCCATGGCTTCAATCATGACAATGCCAAAGGTGTCCCAGCGACTGGGAAACACAAACACATCAGCGTCACGATAGTACTGTGCTAACTCGGTACCAGTTTTAAATCCTACAAATTCTACATCAGGGTAGAGAGCCTCTAAACGATTGCGCTCAGGACCATCCCCCACCATGACTTTGCGTGTGCCCGGAATGTCAAGACTGCAGAACTCTTCAAGATTTTTTTCTTTGCTGATTCTGCTCACACACAACAACACTGGCTCAGATTCGGCAGTGTTGGCATCACATCGTGGTTGAAATACCGTGCGATCCACACCGCGAGTCCAAGACCGGATATCGCCGACAAATCCGTGACTGCGTAAATCTGCCACCATGCTGTCGGTGGTAGTGAGTACCCGTCCAGAATGCTTGTGGAACCAGCGCATGTAACGCCAACTCCAGCTTTCGGGCACACCTAGAATTTTGTTCAAAGCTTCAGGAAAACGAGTGTGATAGCTAGTATTGTAGCGCCAACCACGGCGGTCAAGCCAGCATCGAGCAGCAAGACCAAGAGGACCTTCGGTGGCGATATGGATATGATCCGGATCCAGCGCCTGAATCTTCTGCCCAATCTTCCAGGCAAGGGCAATCTTGATTTCGTTGTAGCCAGGGCAATCAAAGTGGGTGAACTGCCCGGGATCAATATATACAAACTGATAGTGATCCAGAACAGCACATGCCTCAAGGTTCGTGAACGTGGTAACAACGCCATTGATTTGATCCTGCAAGTTATCTGTGACAATTAAGATGGTTTTTTTACGCATTGGCCTTCTACCTTAAAATTACTAAACTTTAACCAATAAGTCATGCTGCGCAAAGACTGTTGGCACTGTGATTGATTTTCAAATTCTAGAGTTACCCGCCCAGGAATGTCTTGCGGATTGTTGAGATGCACGGCTATCAATATCAGTATCCACATAGTCTTTCTCCCATATCCATGTCACAATTTCCCACCGGCCGTCCCAGTGTTCCACCAAGGCAGTGAGTGATTCGACCCAATCACCGTCATTCATGTATGTTACACCGTCTATTTCTTTGATTTCGGCATGATGTATGTGACCGCAGATCACCCCATCATACCCGCGCTTTTTACAGTAGCCAGCAAGATTCTTTTCAAATTGAAACACAAAGTCCACGGCCTTCTTGACTCGAACTTTGAGATATCGACTCAAACTCCAGTAACCAAAGCCCATGCGGTGTCGTATCCAGTTGAATTTACTGTTGAGCGCAAGAACTACATCATAAGCTCGATCTCCCAAAAAGCTCAGCCAAGGCGCCAGTCTGGTGATGCCGTCAAACAAGTCACCATGTACCACTAGATAGTGTTTGCCGTCTGCACCAATGTGTTCGATTTGATTGTGTATTTCTACGTGTCCAAATGAGAAACCATAGGGAATCATGGGGCGCAAGAATTCATCATGGTTACCGGCCACATAAACCACTCGTGTACCACGTTTGGCATGGCCCAGGATTCGTCGAACCACGTTGGTGTGACTTTGTTTCCAGCGCCAGCGGTTTTGTTGTATCTTCCAGGCGTCAATGATATCGCCCACTAGATACAGGGTATCGCAACTGTTGTTTTTGAGGAAGTTGTTCAATGCTTCAGCTTTGCAGTCACGTGTGCCCAAATGCACATCACTAATGAAGATTGAACGATATTTACGCATATAGCTATTTATTTTGACGTTGGGCTAACCACTGCCACACCTGGTCAAGGTCAGCTTTGGGCACATTACTCAGTCCACGAGCCACAAACTGTCGTACATGTGCTGCATCGCAGCTACGTTCACATTGGATCACAGCTTGGGCCAGATTATTTTGAAATTCTGACACTATGTTTTGAGCAAATTCTTTGCTGAAAAACCACTTGTGATTGTGTTCTACTGTGGCTTGGCACTGTTGCTGTATTTTTTGGCGCTGCATAGCGTCAAGACTGGCTATCAGTTGCATGTTTTGTAACACAGCGTCCATGCGTTTTACAGGATCAGTTATGTTATCATAACTCTCGTCCCAAACGTTGCCAAAAGTTCGAAAACCATAACTACGCAACAATGACAATGTGCCCGCTGGGGCCAAGACCATAAACGGTTGCTGACAGGCCATGGGTCGTAAAATCTTTTCAGTGAGATACAGTCTAGCATCGTCAAACAGAGTTTCTAGCACAATTTCAATAGCAGTGTCACAATAGTCCTTTGACGCATAGTCAGCACTAGCTGAACTGGAGTGCACGTTGGCAGCAATGTAAGACTCAAAGTCCTGTCGATCAATGGCCAATGCAGTATTGCGAAACTGATGCTGGCTGTAGTGAACAGGATCGCTGTAGCTCATACTGGTCACACTGTGTGACAGTAAGTTTTTGTCAATGAGTTGGTCCATAAAACGCAAGCGATATTCTCGTGAACCTGACCAAGCTCGATTGTAGATCAAAAATAGCTGCTGCGGTGTGCGTGGTCTCTTCAACACTGGATCATGCTTGGCATACCTAAACCAGTCTCGTGCAATCATAGCATGACTCCACCAGTAAACTCCTATGGCCCCATCCTTCTCAAATTTCTCTAATTCTGCACTGTTGAGTTCGCTGTGACACAGCAACACTTGATCCCACACTGTCCAGTAAGTTCGCAGCACAGTCATTAACCGGCTGTAGGGTACATTGACATTGGGTTGACGATATTGTGGTTCAGGCCAGTCGTTAAAGCATAGTGGTTCTTGATCATGGCACACCAAATATTTGGCAGTGTAGCGTTCAAGCACGGATTCAGGACGAGGTAACAACGGAGCACAGTCTTCAAGTTTTCTTGAACCCGCCGGATTCCAGCGATAAATTAAAATATCATCTTGATTGCTTACATCCTGTAAGAATGTGTATAATCTATCAAAAGGAATCATCATATGCAAAAAATTGGATTCATTGGCATTGGCAAACTGGGTTTGGACTGTGCTGAAGTATTTGCCACGCGACACGAAGTACGCGGTTACGATATTTACCCACGCAAAAGTGACAGTGTCAAAGTATGCGACATTGAAGAATTGATCACTGACAGTGATTGGATCTTCATTGCTGTGCCCACACCACATGCCGAAGGCTATGATGGGTCGGTGCCTAGTTCACACATGGAACCACGTGATTTTGGACACGACGCTGTGATCAACGCCATTGACAATGTGAACCGCTATGCCAAGACCCCCAAGAAGATTGTGCTGATCTCCACAGTGTTGCCGGGAACCACACGCCGCAAGTTTGTGCCCTTGTTGGATTCTCGGCACGAGTTTGTGTACAACCCTTATCTCATTGCCATGGGCTCAGTAAAATGGGACATGGTCAATCCTGAGATGGTCATGATTGGTACCGAAGACGGCAGTCTCACTGGCATTGCTGGTGAGCTGATTGATCTCTACAAGACCATTATGGAGAATGATCCCAGATACGAAGTGGGCACTTGGGACGAGTGCGAGGCCATGAAGATTTTTTACAACACATTCATTTCGGCCAAGGTGGGATTGGTCAATATGATTCAGGACTTTGCACTCAAGATTGGTAACATCAACGTGGATGTGGTCACAAATGCACTGGCACGAAGTACCATGCGCATCATGGGCCCCAAATACATGACAGCGGGCATGGGCGATGCTGGTGCTTGCCATCCGCGTGACAATATTGCACTGCGTTGGCTGGCACAAGAGTACAACATTGGTTACGACCTGTTTGACACTGTGATGCATGCTCGGGAAGTACAGGCCAAAAATCTTGCTGACTTCTTGGTGGCCGAAGCTCGCCGGCGTGATCTGCCCATTGTGATTCATGGCAAGGCCTACAAGCCTGACGTGCCCTACTGTATTGGCAGCTACAGCACCTTGGTGGGTCACTATGTCAAAGAAGCTGGAATGACTGTGCGCTATGTAGATCCATTGGCTGATGATCAAAGTGAAGTCATACAGTCAGTGCATGGTGAAGCACTGTATCTTTGGGCACACAATAGAAAAATCACATATGAGTACACTGGCACACAAGCTGATACCCAGCCCTATTGTGAAATCTTTGGTGGTAGTGTGATTGTGGATCCTTGGCGCAGACTAGAAAGCACTCCCACTGTGGAGGTGATTCACTATGGCAACACTCGCAGTCTGTGATTACGAAATTGCTCGGTTCTGGGATGATGAATTCAAACGCATCAACTATGTTACAGAACCGTTCAATGATCCTGCCAGTCAAGAACTTTGGTTGACCCAAGGCTACCAACCAAAATTCTGCGGCGAACTTGCAGACATGCGCCATCAGCTGCCTGCTTGGTCTCAGCAGTTTATTGACAGATATCAGGAACAAGGCTGGCGTGACATTGGGTTGGCTTTTTACCGTATGCGCACAGGCACTGTGATGCCGGTGCATAAAGATCTATACAAACGATACGTTGAAGTATTTGACCTTGCTGGCCAAGAAACCAAAATTTGTAGAGCCATTGTGTTCTTGGAAGACTGGAAACCTGGCCACTACAGTGAAGTAAATGGTCAACCTCATGTGTGTTATCAGGCCGGTCACACTGTGGAATGGCGATTTGATGTGCCACACATGGCAGCCAACATTGGTCTTGAAGATCGATACACTTTGCAAATTACTGGACATTTATGATCAACACCACCAATGAGTGGGGCGCACTCAAGAGAATCGTTGTGGGCGATGCCACATATGCCAATTGGCCTCAGCATGATCCGGTGTTTGCCCTGGAAGGTGTCAAGACACTGTGGAAAGACACCCCGGTGCCGTCGGGACCGGTGCCACAATGGATCATTGATGAAACCAACGAGGACTTACAACGTCTGTCGGATACGCTGACACTGTTAGGAGTCAAAGTGGAACGCCCTTCTCCTTTGAATTTTCAAACCCACGACGGCATGTACAATTATTGCCCACGCGACCGACTGCTTGTACACGGCAACCGCGTAGTGGACTGCTCCATGATGTATCCATGTCGGGACATGGAACTACAATGCTATCATGACATATTGCACAACGCTCGTGTGTTGACCATGCCCCGAGATCAAGGCTGTGTTTTAGATGCTGCCAACGTATGCAGGTTGGATGACACATTGCTGATGTTGGAATCTGCGTCGGGCAATCACGAAGCCTATGAATGGCTGTCAGACACATTTGCTGACCTCACTGTGGAACGCTGTAACTTCTATGCTGGCGTGCACATTGATTCAACTGTGGTACCTTTGCGCGAAGGCTTGGTCATGCTCAATGCCAGCAGAGTCACAGAAGAAAACTGTCCTCAAGTGTTTCGACGCTGGGAAAAAATCTGGGTAGATGACGTTGTAGCGCAGGATTTCTATCAATATCCCTATGCGTCAAAATGGATTGCCATGAACATGTTGGTGGTTGATCCACACACAGTGATTGTGGACCAGCGTCAGATCAAATTGGCAGCAGTATTGAAAAAGCACCAGTTTAACGTGGTGCCTTTGGAACTCCGCCACAGTCGAACACTGGGCGGAGGGTTTCATTGTGTTACGCTGGATTTGATTAGACAGTAGGGTCAGTGGTGCCGTGGTAGCTAATGGTTACCCCGGGTAAATCAAGAGCCTCAACTGCGGCAACCCAGGCCTGAGCAGCTGATTCAGTGTTCCAAACTTTAATACAAGCATGACGAGTCACGCTAGGACTAAAGGCGCTTTGCTCCCCCTGTACCTTTGCGTCCCAGTTTTGTTTTGATTCTTCAACAGTCATTGAGTCATAGGTTTCATTTAGTGTCCAAGATTCGGCACCTTCAACCATGTAGTACTTGGTCCGACCGTTGCCATCGGACATCAGTTTCCAACGTTCTTCTATGATTAGAAGAAAAGCGTCATTCAATGTCATTTCGACATGATCTTCGAGCACAAGTTTGGTATAATACATAGAAGTCTCCTAATGTTATTTAGCATTGCAGTATTGACTTTATATCACAAACAGTGTATAATGCACACATGACTACTCCACGTTTTGGCTTTTGTTGCAAATGGCTTAATGACCCCTCGGAAACTGGGGGCATGAAGGTCAATGCACGGGACCGTGACATCAACGGCCGATCAACCACCATGCGCTGGCTGCGTGAGCATGCTGACCAAGCTGAACAACGGCAGTGGGACATCATGAATCACAATGCATCAGCCGCACTCAAAATGGTAGAGCGTGTGGGTGCCATGCCGCCTGAACGCAGAATGTTGCGCATAGGCTCAGAAATGCTACAGGGCTACACCGAACCTTCGTGGATTGACTGGTGGCAACGACCGGAAATCCAAGATCATTGCGAACGCATATTTGCGCCGGTCGGTGAAGCTGCTCGGCGTCTTGGTGTTCGGCTATCTTTCCATCCAGGACAATTCTGTGTGTTGGCCAGCGAAGCTGACGAGATTGTGGAACGAAGCATTCTTGAATTTGAGTATCATGCAGACATGGCTCGCTGGATGGGCTATGGCGCCACTTGGCACGATCATGGATTCATGATCAACGTACACTTGAGCGGTCGAGGTGGCGCTGCCAAGTTTCTTCAAACACTCAAGCGATTGAGTCCCGAGGCTCGCAACCTCATAACCATCGAAAACGACGAAATATCAAATGGTCTTGACTCTACTCTTGCTGTGGGCCAGCATGTGGCTCTTGTATTGGACATACACCATCACTGGGTTAACACAGGCGAATATATCAGTGCTCAGGATGATCGTACTCAGCGGGTTGTTGACAGTTGGCGTGGTGTGCGCCCTGGCATGCACTACAGTGTTAGTCGCGAAGATCTTCTTGTGGGTCATTGTACCCGAACTAGGCCTGATCTTGCAATCCTCATGGCTCAGGGCATGAAGAAACAAAAAATACGAGCACATTCGGACTTTATGTGGAATTCTGCAGTCAACGAATGGGCCTTGACGTTTGCTGACCAGTTTGACATCGAAGTTGAAGCCAAAGGCAAGAATCTTGCCAGCGAACAATTATACAATCAGTATGTTTCACAACACCATTGATTGGATCCGAGATGACTTTAAGTCTAACAGAATTCGCTTTATTATTGAGCTTCTTGCATGGGCTATTAGTATTGGTTGCAGTATTGTTATGGCGCTCACAGTCCCAAGTCCGCCTCTTATTATCCTTTATCCTATTTGGATTCTCGGCTGCGGTATGTATGCTTGGGCTAGTTGGACTAGGCAATCTTTTGGCATGCTGGCTAACTATATTCTGTTGACCACTATAGATACCATAGGGTTAATAAGAATGTTGACTCAATAAAAAAGCCCCTTGCGGGGCTTTTTTATTTTGCAGCAGGCTTTCGCGGCGCTGCCTTCTTGGGTGCTGCTTTGATAGCGGCCGGCTTTTTGGCTGGCACTGCTTTGGCCACAGTCTTGCGACTTGTCTTGGACTTAGTCTGTTCAATCACAGGCTTGACTGGGTTGTTGGGATGAACAGCCCATTCTTGTGCTGTGAGTTTGTGCAAGCCCACACAATAACCAGTGATGCTACGCCCACAGCCACATTTGGCTGGTTCGGGTGCGGGCGGTGGCACCATCATGGGAGCCACAATTGGTGTTTCGATCTTGTACGGGGCCGCCTCTTCGGCCACACGTGGTGCTTCGGCTCTGGGGTCCGGCTTGGATCCTGTGAACCAGTTGATAATTGCTTTGAGCATGAAAGTTCTCCTTCTGAATATTTAGTGATCAAACACTAAACTTTTTTAGAATAATTGTTGCACCGCAACATAAATAATGCTACAATACACACAAGGTGCCGCATGGGGCGGGCCTTGTTGCAGTAAACTCGCTTTTAAGGAGATACACATGTTTACAATCGATGCAGTAGTAGATGCCATTCAAACCGGCAAAAAGACCATGGTCAATACCTTTGTTCAAAATGCTGTGGTCAAAGACAGCTTGATCCAGTTCGTGGATGCTCAAGCCGAATACACCAAAAAGGCCGCACGAGTTGGCATGGACACCATGACCACACTGACTCAAGAAGCAGTCAAGGCCACTCAAGAAGCCATGAAATTTGACTATGCCAAATTTGGTGAAGGCGTCATGAAAGCCTACCAAACCACCACAGCCAAAAAATAAGTCTAGCACTTTGGCATTACAAAACCCGCTGTTTTGGCGGGTTTTTCATGGTTGACCAATAATTCACGGGCATGTATAATTACACTATTATGAAGCCCATACATTTCACACTACCGCCAGTAAAAGAGCGTCGTCATCGAGCCTTGTTTGATCGAGACTTACCGTTCCGCGGTCGTGTGGAACGGCCCAAGACCGACTACTGTCGCAAACCCAAACATCGAGGTCGTGATGATAACCTTCACTCCTGAACAAGATCAGTATCTGCAACTGGCCCAAAGTCGTGCTTACTACCAAGGCCGGCGAGAAGGCGTCAGCCTGTATGCTCACTGGCGGGACGGTGTGCAGTATGTGGGCACCACTGGTCGCACACTGAAAGAGGCCTTGGAGTATATTGACCAAGACGAAGCCAAAACAATGGTTCGATTTGACATGCTCAAAACACTATGAGTCGCTGTTTACACCTACCCTACCGAGCCAGCAATCCACGCTCAGTGCGTGGTGCTCGCAAGCGAGGTTGGACAGTGGTTCGCAGTGGTCAGGCCGGATTCAAGCGTGGCGAAGTACGACTGAGCTGGATGGGACTCAACATCTGGGCCGAAACAGCCTGTCGAGGCTACTGGGTCAGCAGTTTCTTCTTGGGCGAGTTTGCATTTGAAGATCCAGCAGATGCCACAGCCTTTGCCATGAAGTGGGGCAATCAATGAAACAGATCATGACCGTTGCAGTGGCCACAGCGTTACTGAGTGCATGCTCAACTTATCAACCACCACCACCGGCCATGTTGGCCATGCCCAATGATTGTGCCAACATTGAGGCAGCAGAACGTTGGCTTGAAACTCAAAGCCATGTGGCACGTGCACCTTTGCAAAATGAAAGACATCATGACCAAATCCGTAGTCAATTCCGGCATCGTCTTTGGACTCTGCGTTACAATTGTCGCCCTGTGTAGCGGTTGTGCTACACATCCGGCACCACATCGTGTGCCCATGGCCACCGTGGATCTCAACTACTTTCAAACTGACTGTCGCTTCAAGGCACAGCAAGTGGCCATGCTACAGTCTATGAGGCTCACAGCCGACGAGCAGTTTGCGGCTCGTATGCGGCTGAGTTTTCAGCCTTGGACCATTGTGACCAACGGCCAAGTATGGTTGGTGAATTATGACATGGCTCTTGGCAACCCCAACCGATACATCAACTATCATCTCAATCAGCTGAGGTACTGCTCATGAAACTGCTGACCGTTCTTGCTCTTGTGCCCGTGTTGGCCTGGGCCAACTCAGATCAATGTGTAATGCAACAGCGCACAGTGAGCCAAGCGTCAGTGCAGATTCTTGAACGTTCGGGTCTGCGTCGAGAAGTTGTAAATTTGCCCACTGGCGCCATGCGATGTCAAGCCACATTTCGTGCTCGCATAGGCTCAGAATGGCACACTGCATTTGGTGAATATGACTGGCCTGGAGATCGGTCACGTGACGAAGCCTGTGCCATTGCTGTGACTCGGGCCGAACAATCTGTGATCCAGCGTGTGGGCCAAAGTCAACTGCGCACAGATCAAGTCATGGTGTGCCGAGACCAAGCAGACTTGGTGACTGTGCGCGAGTCTCGCCCAGGCAGCCAAGGACGACTGCACCAGTTTAGGCCACATCCAGACTACCCAAAATCATTCTGGCACCAAGGTACTCACTGCCGTTGGTTTTTGGACAGCCAATTTCGCAATCAAGACATCTATACCTACCAAGGCATCATTTGCCAAGTTCAAGGCGGATCATGGGTAGTTGTGGACAAATTCTAACTTGACACTGATTGAATATTTGTGTACAATCAAGATATGTTTCTAACCAGGAGGATGCTATGAAACTATTGGCAGTACTCGTGGTAGCGGCAGCTTTGACCGGCTGTGGCACCATGGGCGGAGCAGTAAGTGGTGCCGGAGAGGACTTGAAAAAAGCCGGCGATTGGATTAAATCACGTTGAGGAACATCATGAAAAACATCTTTGTAATTTGCAGTGTGGCGGTGTTGCTCACAGCCTGCGGCAGCACAGACCCCTATCAAAAACGTGCCGACGCTGAACGTGAACGCACCGAACGACAAATTGAGCGAGCCTTGGATCGAGCACCCAAATGGATGAACGAACTGCCCAAAAGCAACAGCGCCATCTATGCTTCAGGATCAGCAGTGAGTGGCGATCTCAGCATGGCTGACGAAAAAGCCAAGCTGGTAGCCTATGGCAATATCTGCACCGCAGCCGGCGGCGAAGTAGACAAGCAGAGTCGTGTGTTCCGTGCCGACGTAGGCGATCAAAGTGTGGAAAATTCACGCATGGCTATTAGAAGCATGTGCCGCACTGTGGACATCACTGGTGCCGAAGTAGTAGAAATCAAACGTGTAACTCAGGGCACACAGTTCAGAAGCTATGCTTTGGTGGCCTTGCCCACAGGCGATGCCAATCCTTTACAACAGCGCAGAGATCGCCAACGTGCAGCCGCTCAGGTCACACAGCAAAGCGATCAAGCATTTCGTGAGCTGGATCGCCAGGGCTCACGAGGCAATTAACGGCGTATAAATAACAGTGGCCCCCGGGCCACTCCCCCAACTATGCGACTCATGGCCAACGAAAACGAAACCCTCGAGAAATCTCACACTCAAGCTCTACAAGATGCCGGCATGTATGTGTTCATGGGCGATGTAGACCATGACTCAATACGACCCATTGTGGAGTGGATTTTACATGAAAATTTTGTAAGCAAAAAACGTCGCAAAGAACTCTTGCTCATGATCTGTAGTGAAGGTGGTGATGTTGCCGCGGCCTTTGCTTTGATTGATGTCATGCGTAGCAGTGGCATTCCCATCAAGACTGTGGGCCTAGGCACCATTGCTTCGGCTGGACTCATGATATTTTTGGCCGGCAGTGCTGGTCGTCGAGTGCTCACACCCAACACATCAATTCTTAGTCATCAATTTTCTTGGGGTTCAGATGGCAAAGCACATGAACTGTTTGCCACCATGAAAGAATTTGAACTCACACACAAGCGCATGGTGCGACTTTACGAAGAGTGCACTGGACTATCCGCAGACGAAATACGTGCAAATTTATTGCCACCGCATGATGTGTGGCTCAGCGCCGAAGAAGCCCTGGCCCTGGGCGTGTGCGATGACATCAGCGAAGTGTCAAGAAAGTAATCAACGACGCTGACGACCCAGAGTCTCAGCATCCTTCTTGGGTTCTCGATCAAACTTGGCAGCTCTAGCACCTGGACCAGTGAGTCGACTGGGTTGATTGACCACAGTGTCTAATTTCTCAGTTTCTTTCTCTGGATCTAACTCAGCAGTGGGCACAGCGTCCACATTGGTGTCGGTGTTGCCGCCACCGTTGTAGCTAAAACTCACACGCCCAATGATGCCTGTGGCTGAATACACTTTGGTGGCGTCTAGTCCCACAGTGCCCCGGAAGTCTGGTGGATACTTGCTGGTAAACCCCGTGACTTGAAAATTACCACCTTTGTCAGAGCCTGACAGGTGCAACTGTATAATGGGTGACACATTGAGAAATTTTAAACAAGCTTCGCCAAATCTGGGATCTTTGTTGATTTCTTTGCTGACTCTACGAGCCAAGGCAGCCAAAGCATGATATCCTCGGTTGTATCTAGGATTGTCAGTCTTGGCATTGATGTCGCCCATGAGGTCCAAGATTTCAGGATTGCGACTTTGACTGTTGCTTTTGATCATGTCCTTGATTTCCTGGCCAGTCTGGCCGCTGATCATGCCCAAGCGTTCGCCAAACACAATAGGAAAGTCCAATGAACTCAACGTGCCTACTTCGTCAATGATTTTGATTTGATCTTCATATTGCTTCAACAACTTGGTCATGTCTTTTTCTCGAGCACGAACCACACCGTCAGAAATGTTCTTGACCGATGCCGACGCACCTTGTTCGCCTTTGCTGGAGATACCAATCTCCACTCCCGTCGGGTGCAAGAGGTAACTGTCTACCAGGCCATTGTTTTTGGCCGCAGGAAAGTTGATGGCACTGCCAGCATAGCTGCCGCGATCGCCCAGGATGTCTTTTCTGGCAGCTTCCACACCACCGCCGCGAATCATGCCTTGAATCAAGGCAATGGGCCCAATGGTTTCGCCAAGGTCATCGCGTACCGCAGTCATCATGTCTCCCACGTTGGCAAACATGGGAAACTTGCCAGTAAGCAGTTCTTGCATACCAGGACGAATTTTATCAATATTGGCCAGTTGATCGGGTGTAGTTCCAGGTCTTGTGCCCAAAGCTGCCACGGTGTCGCTAGGCGAGTCGAATGTACTGTTTACAGGAAAAAGATCAACTGGTTTGAGTTTGTAGTATGATCCCTTGAGACTCACAGCTTTGTTGAGTTGCCAACCGCCAGGCAACTCGTTGTTTTTCCAGAGGCCAGCCATGTCAGACTTGATTTCGTTAAAAAACTTGCCAAAATAGCTTTTTTGTCCAGGCTGCGGCCCATCAAATGTGAGTATGGCAAAGGCCTTCATGCCCTTGTTGGGCTTGTTGACCCAGGTGATTGCGGGGTACTGTTGACCAAGCTCTGTACCCACAGTGGCCATTTCGTCGTAGTTGGCATAGGCGCCGGGTTGTCCCGGGAAGTATTCAGCTTTGTCAAAATTCAATTCAGCTGTGGGGTTGTCTTTGCTGCCTTGAAAAAAGTTGTCACCTTTTTCGCGGTACAAGAGTCCCCGGCTTTTTTCTAGCAGTATGCTATCCATTAAGTTGAGCAAGTCGCGCATTGGTTTTTTCCAAAAGTTATGCTATACTTATGCTTTCATCAAGGAGACCCCATGTCTAATCTAGTACCCATTGTGATCGAACATACCAGTCGTGGCGAGCGCAGTTATGATATCTACAGCCGATTGCTGCGAGATCGAGTGATCATGCTGGACGGTGAGGTCACTCAGCATGTGGCCAGTCTTGTTGTGGCTCAAATGCTGTTTTTGGAAAGCGAGAACCCAGACAAAGACATTTCTCTTTACATCAATTCGCCTGGCGGGTCAGTCACTGCTGGACTGGCCATTTACGACACCATGCAGTTCATCAAGTGTGATGTGCAGACCATTGTGATAGGCCAAGCTGCCAGCATGGGATCATTTTTGGCACAGGCCGGCCATGCTGGCAAGCGTTTTGTTTTGCCCGAAAGTCGTACCATGATACATAGAGTAAGCTCGGGAACCCCGGGCACATCAGGATCAGTTCATGTGCAAGAGTTGGAATTTGAAGATGCTCGACGCATGTTTGAAGAAAGCAAACGCATCAACCAGCGACTGACTGATCTTTATGTGCGTCACAACACTGCTGGCAAGACCTATGATGACTTCTACAACACCATGAAGTTTGACACGTTCTTGAGTGCTGAGCAGGCAGTGGAATGGGGCTTAGCCGACAAAATCATTGACCGACGTGCCTGACCAACATATCTTCTGCAACACCCCCTGGTTTGAAGCCCATGTATATTGGGACGGCAGCCTGGGTGTGTGCTGTCAGGAACGACACAAACTGTATCCTGACACAGACACTGGTTACAACATACGTGACATGGGTTTGCTGGAGTGGACTCGCAGCCAACCAGTACAACAGTTTCGTGAACAAATTCTAGGCGATTCTCCGCTGTCGGCCTGTACCAAATGCTATCAAGAAGAAGCTGCCGGTGGCATCAGCCGTCGATTGCGGGCCAATCTCAAAAGTGTGATCTTTACTCGTCAGGCCTTTGATCACAGCTGGCAGCAGAGTCCACATCGTGAGAGGTTCACGCCTGTGACCAGTCAGACGCCGGTGGATCTGCATATTGATCTTGGCAACTTCTGTAACCTTACTTGCAAGATGTGTCATGCTGGTGCCAGCAGTCGCATTGCACAGCAACAAGTGATCTGGGGCAACACTGACAGCAAGAAGTTTGTGGGACAAGATTGGACTCGAGACCGCACCACTTGGAATCAATTTCTTGAGGACTTGCTGGAATTGCCCAATCTTGAAAACTTGCACTTCATGGGCGGCGAAACTGTGCTCACACCAAGATTTGCCGAACTCTTGGACTGGTTGATTCAGCACAAACGCACCGACATCAGAATTAGTTTTGTGACCAATGGTACTCGTTGGCGGGATGATGTCATGAGCCGCTTGAGCCAGTTTCGTGGCGTGGGTGCCGAAATCAGCATTGAATCTGTTACTGCACACAATGACTATGTGCGCCAGGGCTCAGACACTCAACAAGTGTTGCAAAACATTGCTCGTTATCAGGCCTGGGCCAATGGTGAGTCGCATACTGTGACACTGCGCTCGGCACCACAGGCCTTGACCATGGGCAGCTATCATACTTTGTTGAACTGGGCTCTTGAACAGCGCCTGATCATCAAGGCCAACGTATGCATGCGACCAGAATTCATGCAGGTTCGAGTGCTGCCTCAATCAGTGCGTGAGCAGTATCGTGTACCTTATCAAGACTTGGTTGCACGGTTGAGCAATGTTGACATTAATGGAGACTACAACACTAGTGATCCCAATGCTGTTGAACACAGTGTCAAAGAGCAAGCTCAGTTGTCGTTGGGTCTACTGAGTCAACCAGCGCCGGTGAATCAAAGTCAGTTATTGCAACAACTGTTTCAACATTGTGCTCAATGGGACACTGTGGGCACCATGCAGTTTGCGGAAATTTACCCTGAATTGCTGAATCATGAATGATTACAGGGTACATCTAAAAGTGGCGTTGCAACCACAAGGACAACCGCAGGTGAGAGTGCAACTGGGAGATCAAAGCCGGCTGCAACAGATTGATCAAGCCACAGTGTTTGCGTTTGATGTTGTGGCCCGGCAATCAGTGATCTTGGAAATTGAGCTGCTGAACAAAAACGACCTAGATGCTGACACCGCAGTCAACATTGACAGCATTGAAATATTTGGTATCTCTGACCCACGTTTTGTATGGGCCGGACATTACACACCCGACTATCCTGAGCCCTGGGCCACTCAGCAACGTCTGGCAGGACACGACCTAGCACCAGTGCTTACCAACCATACCTATCTGGGCTGGCGTGGTGTGTGGCGCCTAGAAATATCACTGCCAGCGTTTACATGGATGCATCAAACCCAAGGTCTAGGTTTGATTTACGAGTAATCGTGAAATCCACCACGTTTGATCATGGCTTCTGCCTGCATTTGGCGTGCTTCAATGATGGCATCAAAGAATCCTTGAAAGAAATTCCAACTGTGTTGCAATAGATTTTTCATTATACTACTCGCCATTCTGAGTTTTTTTCGTACTGGCGTGTCCAGTGTTCAACGTCGGCGACGCTTTGTACGTGCTTTGAATTCAGATACTGTTCCAAGCGACTTTGGTAATTTTGCTTGGGAAACATTTCGGCCAGTCTCTCCAATAATTGTGTCATTAGTTGTGACATAGATTTTCTCCTTGTATCAGTATTTACCATGAGACAGTGTTGCAGTGCACAAAAACTCATGGTTTCTACTGAGATTAGTACTCAAGTACTAATTTTTCTGGTTGACCAGAATTCCGCGATTTGCTATAATACGAGTATGAAAAAACTTGATTGGTATGCAAAGTGGGTGGCTACAGCGACCCTGATCGTGGGAACCGCTGTGAACAGCCTGGGGTATTACCCCGAGGGCCCGATAATTCTGGCCCTGGGCGGGGCAATTTGGCTGGGGGTCAGCATACACTGGCGCGAAGCCAGCTTGATTGTGACCAACGGCGTGATGCTGGCCACAGGCCTAGCTGGGCTTGCATGGCGATATTTTGGTTGACCAGAATTTGCCAATTTCGTATAATATAGGTATAGTAAACAACAAGGAGCCCAAATGCGTAGACCTCGACTGATTGCTGGTTTCAACAACAGCCAACGAATTCGTGTGATTGTGGACGGTGTGGGGTTTTACACCACTGTGGGTGGTACCTCCGACATCATGACTCGCCGACATCGCATGGCAGTGCAGATTGCTCTCATGAATCTGCATGCCAATGGTGGCACCGGCTTTGCCTTCAACTACCAGTACTTCGAAGGCACCACTGACAACAATGCCTGCCTGGTGCCGGTGCAAGTTGATCTCATGGACTAAGGAGATATCATGCAAAAAGGAATCTGTCCAGTATGCAACGGTTCGGGTCGTCAGCCCGCCGGTGACCATCAGTACAAACATGTCATGGCTGGCTATGACCAAGACACCGACACCCTGGCCTGCAACAACTGCGGCGGCCAGTACATGTATGGTCGTCCCACAGGCGAAGTGCGACTCAACAAGGACCGACAGCCTTGCACCCACCGATACATGAGCCGCAATGCGGGTCGATGCCTGACCGAGTATCTGTGTGAGCACTGTGGCGATCGCTACCAAATTGATTCAGGGGACTAATATGCAGGCCGTTCGTGAAGTCACAGTGTGGCAGGGTATCAGCCGCCAACCCAATCACATCTATCTCATGGATGGCGAACGTGCCTTGGCCTACATCAAATGGGGCCAAGGCGAACCAGAATGGTTCAAGAGTGGACTGCGGCTGGACCGACGTGGTCGTAAATTTGTGCCCGCAGACATTGGGCTGTTTGGTCGCAAGACTGAAAGCCGTATGATTCGAGTGGAAGGCAGCAAAGGTGCTGTCTACTGGATCGATCCTGACGCTGGCACCTGCACTTGTCCAGGTTTTCAATTTCGCGGCGCTTGCCGACACATCAAGGAACACAATCATGCCTAATTGGTGCAACAACTATGTGGAAATCCGTCATCCCGACGCTGGCCAAGTCACACGGGCGTTTGAGGCACTGCAACGCGGAGAGTTTCTGCAAGAATTTTTGCCATGTCCGCAAGAACTGCGCGACACTGTGTCGGGCTTTCCTGGAGACGACAAAGCCGATGCTCATGCCGCACAAGTGGCCCGCAACATTGAAAAATACGGTGCCGCAGACTGGTATCAATGGCAGACGTCACACTGGGGCACCAAATGGGATGTAGGCGGTACTGATGCCAATGTTGAGCTACAAGATGCCAACACTGTGACAGCATCGTTTGATTCGGCCTGGGCTCCTCCTACACAGGCTTACCAACATCTGGAACAACTGGGTTTTGAAATTGACGCCAGGTATCATGAACCTGGCATGGCATTTTGTGGACGTTACACCAATGGTGAAGACGACTATCGAGAATACAGCGATGCTGACAAAGACACTGTGCGTGAAATGGTAGGCGAAGAGCTGGATGATTTTTGGTGCATCAGTGAATGCATGGCTGAGTGGGAAGAAGACGATCTAGAGACTGACCTTGATGATGGGCCAAGATCCACCAACGAGTAATTAAACTTAAATCACTTGTAGATGTAGTTTACAGTATCGGGATTTTCCCGGTACACACCAGCACCGTTCTTGAGGTGAAACTTACGTGCCATTTCGGTCTTGGGGCTGAGCGTGACATAGGTTTCAATGTTGGGGAATTCAGCTTCGATACTTCGTTGAGCTTCTTGAATCAAGGTACGTCCTGCGCCTGAGGCATAGCTCCAAATGGTGTAGAACACAGCCGTGGTGGCCAAATCCACTGCATCCACCAAGTCATCCACTGCGGCTGGAATGGTGTTGAGAAACTTTACGCAAGTCACTGCCTGAGTTTGGTCACCGTCCTTGAGCATGTAGATACGGCTGTTGGCGTTGACTCTACGGTCAACGGGAATTTCGGGACGCACTGGGTCGTCCACAATGAGTTGTTCTAGGTCTTGAGTAATGGTGGTGATGATCTGCAACATGTTACGCTCTCCAGTGTGCGGTGTATTTATAACGGCGCATATTAAAATTTTGTTACAATGGTGAATTACACAAGAGTTTTTGGTTAAATTTATTCAAAAACTGTTGCATTGTACCAAGTAACTATTATACAATAGATCTATGCTGTACGCAACAGCATCTTATCTAATAGGAGATACTTTTATGCGTTTCAATGAAGACACCAAGACTTTCCGTCTGTTCAATGCCCTCTACAACGGCGACGCCGTTAGCCCAGCTGCCGCTGCCAAGCGTTTCGGCATCAAGAATGTTTCGGCTGAAGTTAGCCGCATTCGTCAAGCTGGCTATGCTGTATACGCCAACAGCCGCAAGGCCGGTAATGGCGTGCAAGTGACTGAGTATGTCATGGGCAAGCCCAGCCGCAAGATTGTGGCTGCTGGTTACAAGGCCATGGCCCTGGGTTTGGTATAATCCAAATCGGCTAGTCCACAAGCCCACTTCGGTGGGCTTTGTCTTGACCTATAAATCTTGATTGTGTACAATTACGCGAACAAGGAGAAAACATGCTGTTAAAGCTCTTGGAACGCTGGGATCGAAAACGTATTGTGTTGGATCGAGTCAGCGATGAACCCTATCTGGAACGCTACTATGTGTTTCTTCGAGATCGTGAACGGTTTCCGTTTAACGTGTTTCTACACAAGTTTCTCAAGAGTGACCCAGATGATGTACATGATCATCCGTGGCCCTATGCCACACTGATTTTAAAAGGTGGCTACTGGGAATGGATTCCGCAGTTCAGTGACAAGGGAGAAAAACTTGGAGAGCTTGCACATTGGCGCAAACCTGGACATTTTCGAATCAGCAGGGCCACCAGTTATCATAGAATTGAACTGGATCCCGGTGTAGATTGTTGGACCTTATTCATGCCCGGCCCCAAGCAACGTGACTGGGGATTTTTGGTCAAGAATGTATGGGTTCAATGGGAACAGTATTTGAAGCAAAGGAAAACTGTATGAAAATGTTCAAACGTTGGTTTGCCAACATGTGTCGTGAGGCCTGGGAAAACGCCAGGGAAGAGGCCGATGTGCCCCAAGTCACCAAGGCCAGCAGGCTAGTGGTATCCAGAGATCAAGACTGGCAGGACAACCTCAACATTGCCATTACCGCAGCCACTGGTGGCAAAATTGTGACCTTCAAACGCTATGACCATCGCACTGATCGACATGAAAATCGCGTGTATGTCATTCCCGAAGAGCACAATTTCAACGAGGAATTGGCCAAACTGATCACCATGGAAAGCATGAGACTGAGGCAGTAAATACCACATGGACTGGAACTCACTTTTTTGGAATATTGTGATTGGCGCCGCCCTGGGCTGGTTGTTGGGCCGTGTACTCACAGCACGAATTCATGATCGAGACCCTAGTTACCAGTTGACCGAGGCCGAAGTCATACAGCAAGAACTGGACTCAGGTCAACTGGTACCACTCACTGTGGAGGTTGCAGATTCTGGCTATCTGTGCTACAATAGCATAACCAATGACTTTGTGTGTCAAGGTCGTGACTTGAACGAAATTGTAGAACGTTTCAAGGCCCGTTACCCTGACAAAAATGCAGCCATACATCGTGGCGACAGCGAAGCAGTGGCCATACTCAAAGCACAACTCAAAGCAAAAAATGAAAATCGCAGTAGCATCTGACATACATCTTGAATTTGGGGATCTAGACATCCAAAATGATCACGGGGCTGACGTGTTGATTCTCAGCGGCGACATCTGTGTGGCGTCAGATATCACTCAGCGTGATCCCTATCTCACCATGGGGCTGGAATACCGTAGCAATCGCTATCATGATTTTTTTCAACGCTGTGCTGACAAGTTCCCAAATGTGATCTATGTCATGGGCAATCACGAACACTATCACGGTGACTTTGCCACCACAGTGCCACACATGCGAGCCATGCTGGGCTATCTTAAAAATCTCCACATCCTGGAACGTGATAGTGTAGTCATTGACGATGTTGTGTTTGTGGGCGGCACACTGTGGACTGACATGAACAATGGTGATCAACTCACACTGTATCACATGCGCACCATGATGAATGATTTTGTGTGCGTAAAAAACAGTCTGCAACCAGTGTATCGCAATGTGCCCCTGTACGAGAAAGATGCCGACGGCAATTATGTTGAGGACGAGCAAGGCCGCAAAACACAGATTGCCATGAAGAAAAAACAAGAACCCGGACGTTTTTCACCCGAGAATGCATTTGAAGAACATGTCAAGACCAAGGGCTACATTGAGAGTGTGATTCAAGGCCGACACGAACAAAAATTTGTAGTGGTGGGCCATCATGCACCCAGTCGACTCAGTACTCATCCGCGTTATGCACATGACACCATCATGAATGGTGGTTACAGCAGTAACCTTGATGAGTTTATTGAGAATCACCCACAGATTCGACTGTGGACACATGGTCATACACATGAAGATTTTGATTACCAGATTGGTGCTACACGAGTGGTGTGCAATCCACGTGGATATATCAACTATGAACCAAAGGCCAGCGAATGGAAACTGAAAATCGTGGAAGTATAATTAGTGAAAAAGATGCTCTGGGTGAGCGTGGATGTTTGATCCGGAGCATGGATGACCGGTTCTATTTTCGTCAATATGATGCCAATCATGACTTTGTGGATTACGAAGTCATCAACTATGACTGTGACATTGTGATTGCTGACATGGACGCTGCCTTGATTCGCACCGCGCATGGTGACTTCTTGGATTACTCCAGTCGTAGCATGCGACCAGTGGAATGAGCTACCAAAAAGTCACTTTGACTCGACACCAAATTGAACGTCTTGCTGTGCTGTTGGCCTTGACCGATAATATTGAAAGTGTTACAATAGAACAAACCAATGAAACTGGTATTGGTGCCAGTCACTGTGCAGTGTACCACACTGCTAACATTGAACGTGAATGGCAAGAAGACATAACTGACGTAGGTAACTGGTAATGAAAGTATACATCTCAAACTATCGCGATCACTGGATCTCTCCATACACCATGCTGGATTATGCATTCTGGTGGACCGACTGGTCGAAGTGCGCCCGTGACAATCGTATTCGCAGCCTTGAAGAAGAAAGCAAATACATTGAGCGCCCGGAGTGGACAGAAAAGTGGAGTGATCGACTCACCCCCATCAGCCGGGCCATTCAGTGGATTGGTGAAAAGATTTATCCTCGTGTGGAGTATGTAAAGATTGACCGTTGGGACACTTGGAGCATGGATCATACCTTGGCTCACATTGTGTTGCCCATGTTGAAACAGCTCAAAGCAACCAAACACGGTAGCCCG